GAATACGAAGCCGAGAACGAAGAAGAGCTCACGACTTGGATCAAGGACGGCGTCGAAGAAAACAAGAAAATTGGATTGATTTCCGATTGACATTGGATTGAATAGAGTTTATAATAAGAGCATGAGAACATTCAAATTTGCGTTCGTAGTAGAGTGTGCGAGTAACGGCCGAGCTGACACAACCAAAGTCGAAGAGCTCTTGGACCTAGCACTCAAAGACTTGATCTATGACGACAGTTTCATTGAAGCCCTTGATGAGACTGAGTCGGTGACTATACAACTGATTCCAATCCCGGATTCATTTGTAGCACCAGAGGCATAAGCAGTACTTTTACACACTCACACAAGGAGAACTTGAAAATGGCAACCGAAAAGCAATTTACCGTAGCAGGTGTTTCAACCCTCAATGGCAAGACCAAGATGCGCTTCGCAAATGACGTGATGCGTATCAAGATTCTCGCCAAGAATGGTCATACCGACGTAGAGTTGGTGGAGCTGTCAGAGCCTATGACCAAAGGCGAGATCGTCCGTGAGCTACGTGCTCGTGGATTCGGTGCAGGCAACGCTGCTGTAGAGGCTGCGCTCGCTTACATCGAGAAGAAGAATCCAGTGGCCGCAAAAGCTGCTGTGAAAGCTACTGCCGTGAAGGCAGAGGCTGTTACTGCCTAAGTCCGATTCGCTCCCGGCAGCAGTGACCTTGGAGACTGTGGCGTAAGTGCCACAGTCTTTTTTTTGATTGACAGCGGTGCCAAAAGGTGCTATAATATATGAAACAATCAAGGAGCGACCATGATCACAGCAGACCGGCTACAAACATTGATTTCATTCACCCCAGTGGCTCTAGCACGTGGGCTGGCACAGAGTGGCTATCATGGAGTTAGCTTCAAGACTGCCAAGTTCCTAGGCATCACCAACGCAGGCCAGTTCTGCTACAGCGTAACCTACTATGATGACATGATAGGCGAAGAGGTCACAGACAAGGTCTTTTTAACCTACGATTCCGAACTAGGAAGCGTAACAGTAGATTATTAAATAACAGCATGGACGAATACATTCTAATCTTTGTGGGATTCATCATCGGCTACATCGCGGGCAAAGCAGTGGCCAACTGGACTAACACCATGGCCTTCCGTGAGCTGCTCAAGGATCTAGGCGTGAGCGATGCACAACTACAGAAGGTCAAAGCTAGGATCGATCGGAATCTACAGGATGCCACGGGTGCCCCAGAAGAAGTAGAACTGACTCCCATGGAGATCAAGATCGAACAGCATCAGGGGCAGCTCTATGCGTTCCGCAAGGACAACGATCAGTTCCTAGGTCAGGGCAAGAACCGCGAAGAACTCATAGAACATCTCAAAAAGAACCTAACCAACGTCCGATTGATCATCTCAGAAGAAGACGGCGGAAAACTTATCCAAAACGCTTGACAACTTATCCAAAATCTGCTATAATTTGGTTATGAAATTAGAAAACATAGCCAAACACACAGCCTTGCTCTTTACCCTAGTAGGAGCACTATTCACCAGCTTGGCCTGGGATCCCTTTAACATCCTGTTCCTGAATCTAGGAGCGGTTCTTTACCTGTATTGGTCATTGAAGGTCCGTGACTGGAACTTGGTGGCCGTGAATGCAGGACTCTTGACAATCTACGTGATTGGGGCTATAATAAGACTATGAACACACAAGCACCGCAGATCCTAAACGATATCGTGGCCGCCCTCAAGGGCAGCAACTTGAAGGCCATCCGTGAGAACAACGAAGGTCGCGTTAATTCCAAACAAGACGAAGATCAGATCATCGCTTGGCTCAAGGCTGATCCTAGATTCGCCAATCACATCAAAGAAGGCCAGCTCAGGGGATTCGGTGATATGACGGTCACAGACTCCACGGGTGTGGATCACGTGGTCAATATCAAGACTTCGATCGGTGGTTCGGATAACGCATTCTCCAAGCTGGGATTCCTGTGGGCCTTCACTGATCTCAGCCTCGATAACTACCGCGAGTTGAAGATCGCTAACAAGATCACAGACAAGAAGTTCGCAGAGTTGGTGATCGCGCACAAGTGTAACACAGAACGTGATTACTGGTTCCTGAGCCTGGACAAGAACGACTTCAGCCACGTGATCGTACGCGGGGTCAAGCAGATCACCTATTGGGTTAAGAATCCTACCAACAACATGCAGATCTCCTGGGACAAGGAACACTCATCCTCGGACCGTGTGGCTGCATTCGACGAGATCTTCCGTGATGTGATCACAGACGGTGTGTTCCGCTGTTGGTCAATGAAAGCGGAGCAATGGGCAGAAGCCATCAACTATCGCAAGGAGCAGATCAGTGCCAACCATCAAGAATCTATCCGAGAAACAGAAGCAGCTCTGTGAGCTGATCTGGCAGTGCGAAACACATGAGGATCTGCAGCAGCTGATCAGGGCCCTGCCACGTAGATATCGCCAGGAAGCGATCACGCTCTACAACTTGATCATCCTCGAGTGCATCGATGAAGAGATCACAGATCCTGCCCACTGTGAGCAAGCACAGGAACTGTTGCAAAAATACCACACATAATTTGGTTGACCTTTTGGCCCTGTGATCGTATAATAAACACATGGACAACAAGGAGCGAGCGATGAAACTGGCACTAGCACTTACCCTAATCTGCACCCTGCAAGTCATAGCCATGCTGACCTTGACCTAAGGAGTTGATATGACAGAATTGGAATCCAGAGCCAGATTGTTCGCCCTAGCAGCACACGCAGCAGTGGGACAACTGCGCAAATACACCTTCGAGCCCTACATCGTGCATCCAGCCGAAGTGGCCTCGATCGTGAAAACCGTCGATCACACAGACTCCATGGTAGCAGCAGCGTGGTTGCACGATGTGGTCGAAGACACGGGAGTCAGCATCGAAGTGATCCGCGCAGAGTTCGGCAGTGAAGTCAGCGATTTGGTAGGTTGGCTCACTGATGTCAGCAGACCCGATCACGGTAACAGAGCTGCCCGCAAGGCCATCGATCGCGCACATACAGCAGCAGCTCCCGCTGAGGCACAGACCGTGAAGTTAGCTGATCTGATCTCTAACACACGATCAATCGTAGCACACGATCCCAAGTTCGCAGAGACTTACCTGGCTGAAAAGCGAGCCCTGCTGGCAGTAATGACCCGAGCGGACGCAGGGTTATTGGCCCGTGCTAGATCACAAATCGGTTGACCTTTTGGCGCTGTGATCGTATAATAGAGTTATTGTTAAACAACAAGGAGCGCATGATGCAGAAACGTATAAGCATTGGTTGGTTGTACTTGGTCACAGCAGTGATGATCGCTGTAGCAGCATACCCTTACTAAGGAGCGAACGATGATTGAAACACAGATCCCCCAAATCCACCAAGCAGCTAGCCAGGCAGCAGAAGCAGCAGCCCGCAAGTACTTCACAGAGCAGCTGGGCGGCCAGGACCGTTTCGCCTGTGGCTTTGCCTGGGTAGATGTCTATAAGGTCCGCAGCAACAGTAAGCTGGGCCGGGCCCTGCAGGCCGTGGGCTTCCGTAAATCCTACACGGGTAGCCTGCAACTGTGGAACCCCTCTAAGTTCGGTTGCCAGAACATCGACACACTGGAAACGGGCGCACGAGCCTACGCTGAAGTACTCAAGCAACACGGCATCGAAGCCTACGCTGGCTCACGTTTGGACTAAGGAGAACACAATGACTACACGCACAGCAGCACTCATGATCTTCCTGGGATTCTTATTGACATTCGGCGCAGTGGGCGGCATGGAAGATCCTAGCAAGATCGACTACTTCTGGCAGCAACTCCTAGTAGCAGTCATAGGCCTAGCTATCGCTTATTGTGGCACACTGGGCCTGAACAATTCACAATACTATGATGAAAGGTAATACTATGAATATCAAACAGATGGCAGCTCTAAACGTGGCCAAGATCTTGGGCGCAGCAGTACTGGGCGCAGTAGCAGTTAATCTAGCCATACACTTCCTTAGCTTGGCAGTGGCAGGCGCGATCCTGGCTGTGATAGCCTTGGCATGGTTCTGCAAGTTCGCCTATGACATCGAGCTCAGCAAGCTGGAGTCAAAGAACGCACTGAACAAGCTCAAAGAGATCAAGTAAGGTTCGGGGGCCGGTCCCCTCACGGTGGGGGGTGGGGGGCGTAGTGTGTGTAGTGTTGTTATTTTACAACATGGGGTAGCAAAACCACCAGGCCGATGAAAAAGTAGTTAAACACAAATTTTTTGCGCGGGCAAATTTTTACCCCTAATCTTCCATTTTCTAAAATCAAAAAAATTTGCGCAGTATTTTTTTACCCTGCAAGACCCCTTTGGGCTACATACTAGTATGATACATCCACAGAACCTGCCACCGTTAGATTGGGTAGATATTCAAATACTCCTGGAGTTATTGCTACAGTGATCTACGAAACTCGCACACGCAGCCTAGTCAAAACTGTCATCTACAGAATTTGGGTATTATGCACCACTTATATAATGCTACTGGTCACGGGACAAAGCATGGAATCAGCCATAGTTCCCACTCTAGCGATAAATGCCGTATGGATGACTTCATTCTACGTCTATGATAGGATTTGGGCTAGGATCAGTTGGGGTCGTCACTGAATCTTCGCAGATTTCCCAGCGTATCAAGGGCAGTGTCCAGCTCAGTGCAAACACAGTCACAGCACGAGCATCTTGGAAATCCACTCTGAGTTTATAGTAGGTAATTCTAGTAGTGTAGTCGAAACCGTAAAGGTCACGCCAGCGATCTAGTTCGCGATTGAGCACGGAGCATGAGTAGTGTGCTGCTTGACCACCCGCTCCAGTTGGTAGTCTGAATTCCACATGCATCACAGTTATTTACTGTAAATATCCTTATGATACTGCCCAACGTCATAGTCATAGTTCTAGTAGTTCTAGTCGTAGTCATACATCTAGTATTCTAGACTATTTTTTTAAAGTACCGTTACTTCTATCCCAGTTTGGATTCTGTATAGAATCCTTGTCACTGTAGTATTCTACGATACCCGTCCAATCACGTGTGCTGCCGTGTCCGCGTGTTCTAGCAAATTCGTCAGCCAGCTGTTGTGCATATTTGCGATCACGTATGGGCTTGTGTGTATAGTCTAGATCCATCATAGTCACTGTGTGACCCTGACTGCTTCTTGCTTTAATACGGTATGGCATAGTTTATATCTCAGTTAATACTATATTTACTCCGCCACTCGAGAATGGTAGGGCACAGTGAGCAGAGCATCGGCGAGCCAGGGTTGAATATATTGGATATAAACTGCTACTATTTCAGCCACTAGAAAATCGCTACCGTTTTGCGCTGCGCTTCGCGCTGCTGCGCTGTCTAGAAAAAACCGCTGCACCGCTTCGCGGTCTAGGACTCTTGCCGGATCTTGACTGTGCAGATCCTAGATCATATAATTATTAAAACAACAACAACAAGAGATACCAACATGAACTTAGAACAGATCTTATGGGCCACAGTGGCCTGGGCAGTATTGACCGGCATAGTCTATGCGCATTCAACGTGGCCAGCTATTAAAAACTGCTATGCTATGTGGTTCCGCAGAGATTATTGGACGGACTACAACATAGTAGAAGCAGCATCTTGGGTTACCAAAGCCATAATCATAGTACCGGGCTTGATCTTTGGCATACAGATATGGTGGCTGTTTTTCCTCACACTCTTCACTAGTCTAACATTGATTTGGGCGTCTAACAAGAAACTCCTGCCTACTTTGGTAGGATTCAACACACTTTGGGTATGGATTTCATGTATGGTTCTTGCCCAACACTTGGTCCAGTAGTATAATTTAAATAATATATCTTTTCAAGGAGAATAACATGGATTACTCGATGTCAGCCGCACAGAGTTTAAATTCGGCTGTTGCGGGCGTACTGTCTAGGATGTTTGTGGGCGTCCTGCTCACGTTGATCGCTGCCTCAGCGATTTCTGCCATGGGCCTAGTGCCTGTGCTGTTCAGCTCAGTGTTGGGCTATGTGATCATATTCGCACCCCTGGCTATGAGCCTGTACCTGGCCTGGCGCGGAGATTCCATGAGCGAATCTACTATAAAAACATGGTTCTTTGCCTTTGCGGCTGTGATGGGAGTCAGTCTCAGCCTGTTGATCGCGGTATTCACCACTGCCAGCATAGTCACTGCACTGATAGGAACCACAGTGAGTTTTGGTGCTCTAGCAGGATGGGGTTACTTTACCAAACGTGATCTCAGTGGTTGGGGACCGTTCTTGTTCGCAGGAGTCATCGGCCTGATCATAGCCAGCATCGTGGGCATATTCGTAGAAAGCACTGCTCTGCAGATGACCTCGAATGTGCTCTGTATCTTGATTTTCTTAGGTCTAACAGCCTATGACATGAATCGCATCAGGGACATGTTTTGGTCAGCTAGCCGTGATGAAATTGGTCGCATGCAGTGGTTTGCTGCTCTGAGCCTTTACATCAATTTCATCAATATTTTCGTCAGCATGTTGCAGCTATTTGGCAACAGAGAATGATCTAGTCTAGACAGTTGTCCTGGTGTTCTAATGAGAGCTCTTGATCTTCAAGGGCTCTTATTTTTTCTGTGAGCTGATCGATCAATCGTTGATTACGCAGTATCTTGAACACGAGATTTTCTGTGCTCCACTCTCCTGCACGTTCGAGTCCGCTCTTGCGCATTTTAGTGATCTTGTCCTTGACTTCACGCAGTTTATTGATATCGTTGCTGATCAGGGCAGTGCGTACATCATGCATACTAGCACTGGCCTTGGCTCGGACCGCAGCATCATCTACCTTGGGCTTGACCTTTTTGGGTTCTACCAGCCATTCTTGATCAGTGAGACTATACACACCTGTTGAATGATGCGGCTCGTCTGCGCCCTGCACATAGCATTCTACAGGCAGACCCTTTATCTTGATGTCGTGCTGTTCTGCCCAAAGAGCTTTCTTAGCATTGAAAAGCTCACGCTGTTCTTCCGAGGGCGTACCTGGAATGATAAGATGTAGGTCCAAATCACTGTATTCTGTCCATGTATAATTGGCATTAGAACCTGTGATAGTATAGTCTTCTACATCAAGTTCTATGCCTATGAATTCCTCAAATGCTGCTGCGATCTCTAACAGCTTTTCACGTACTTCAGGTTTGAGCTGATCTTGATCCCAGATCTTAGGATTCAGTCTGCGATTTACCGTGACTATGGTGGATTCTTCTAATTGACGCAGTCGCATTTAAACTCCGTATTTGTTGCGCTTGGGTGCGGCCACTGGACTGCGATTATTGGTGCTTGCGGGCTCATGACTGCCTTTATCTGCAGCGATTTTGCCTCGATGACCAGTGACACGTTCTGCGTGTTTGATTATCTTGTCTTCTTCGGGAGTATAGGCCACTACAATACCGTGATTGCTTATAGCACCTTCTGCGGGTGCATTTTCATGATCTGCCATGGCCACACTAAAACGATACATGTCATAGACATTGGCAGAAGTCATCTGCGGGTATTCGTAGGCAGTGGATAAAGTGCTGCTTTTTCTAGCAGCAAAACCTTCGGAAATGATATCTCGGATACGCATCCATTATTTAGCGAATCTTAGATGATAGTTTAGTAGAGTATGATCGTTATAGAATTCTGCTATTAAACGGCAATACATGTCTCTGCGCTCTAGCATGATTTGACAGTTATTTCGCTGTTGTTCCAGCAGCCAGCGAGTCTGATCTAGACCTATGGTCTTATGTACCTTGGGCCAATCTATTTCGATGATCTCGTCTTCTGAAGGTAACCAACGATATAATTCTACTGCTTTACTCTTCATCCTGCGACCCTAGACTGTTCAATAACTGATGTAGCTTTGTGCTTTCTACATGAGCTTTAACTTTGCCTATAGGTGCGCCTGCTGTGGGATCTACTTCGCCTGTTTCTGGATCTACTACTGTGCTGCTTCGTGCCTTGATTTGATTGATAATACTCGATGAACGCTGTGATGAACCGGAATCTTCCTGTTGATCTTCTGGAAGATCGCTGATGCGTAATGTGTCTATGTTGAACTCTAGATCCAGCTTTTGACCGACACCGCTCGATGAACGAGTCTTCATTAACTGTATCTGATAGCGACCCCGCTCACGCATAGCTCGGCTGGTAAAGATACCAAACACGTTATCTGCGGTTTGGATCTTAGATAAACCGCCGGAAATGTGGCTATGATCAAATTCAACTTCTTCCACAGCACCACGATTCAACTGTGCGGCTGTGACAAACACACATTGTTTTTCCATGGCCAAGTTTCTAAGCTCTTCAGATACAAACTTATCTTTGATAAACAAGTCTGCAGGTGAAATCTTTTTAGAAATTGGCATTAACAAGTCTAGATAATCTACTAACAGCACATCTACCTTCTTGCCCATCTTAATCTCATACTCTTTGAGATAAGCACGTATATCATTGGCTGTCTTGCCCGAGGGCATATACTTGACCTGCATCATGCCTGACTTTTTGCCAATCATTTTGACTTTCATTTCTACGTCATCGATGTTCTTGAAAATGTCTCGAGTAGTAACACCTGTGAGCATAGAATCGATACGCATACTGACCAATGCTTCTGAAAGTTCTAATGTTAGATAGACCACATTTAAACCTGCCAGAGCCCAATTGACACCAAGATTGGCCAAGAACAAGGATTTACCTGCACCTGATCCACCTGCGAATATATTCAACTCTCCGCGATTCATGCCGCCGAACAGTTTTCTATCTAGGCTGGCCCATCCTGTGGTCACTTGTCCATTCTTGTCTTTGAGTCCCATTAGTCTAGCTCGAGGATCAGAGAAATAGTCTGTGCCCATGTCTCGAGCAAGTCCAATCTGTACCGCTTCTTTGACCAACATCTCTACCTGACCGTAGTCATGCTTTTCTAGTAGATCAGCACTTTTAAGAATAGCACGTTCAAGACTCTTGTGTCTAGTGAATGATTCAAACTCATCCATGAGCCAATCTAAGTGGCCGTCTTTGAGTTCGCCTGGCGATTTTAAATCAGTTTTACAGGCAGCATTGACCATTTCAAAATCTGGCAATACTGTGTATTCTTCAGCATATTTGTGTATAAACTCTGCAGCATCTTGTAGTTTTCGATCAAATAGACTGTGATCGAAAATACCCTGACATCTCACAAAAGTTTCGGCATCTGCCAACATTATTTCCAGATATAGCTTCTGGACATCATAATCATAATCTTTTATCATATTAATATATTATACAGCCTTGTAATTTTAATTTCAACTCCTGGCAATAGAATGCCATCTTTTTAAAAACACTGAAAAAAACCGTCATAGCGATACCTAGCGGCTAGGATTTTTCCATGTTTTTTCTAAATTCTTCTTATATAGATTAATCTTAATAGATCCTGCTATACGAGTACTAAGAATATCTGTAATGACGAAAAGAGAGCCATATTTTTCTACAGCAGCAGCGGCATCTTTAACGTCATCTTCCCAATTACAAAATGCCACTTCCCAGTCTAGTTCCATAGCTCTTTCTATAACTGCGATACCTGCCTGATCTCTGTCTGGAACTACGATCACAGTTTTTCCTAATTTGTTTATTAATGCTGCTTGTGCTTCGGAAATGTCATTGTGTAGCAGTGCCACTCCTCCGATCGATAGTGCATCAAACGGACCTTCGCAGACAAACACATATTTGTTATCGTAGCTTTGAGCATCGAGATTAAAAACATAATTAGGGTGTTGATCTGACAGATACTTAGGTTTGCCGTCTCTGATTTTTCTAGCAGTCCATCCTACGGTTTCTCCCTGATAGGTAAATGGTATGATAACTCTATCTGAAAATCCATCTACCGGAGTCCATAAGAATTGATTAGACAGCGGGTCGAATCCTCTATTGATCACATACTGAACGACATCTGCTAGTTTTTGTTCGTTGGTTTGATCAAGCTCACAATCGATCCATTCGCTCAAAGGAAGACTGCCTTCGGGTAAATCTTTTTTAGTGAATTTTTTTATTTCTATCGCGGATTGAGTAGAGTGTTCTGCAGAATCTTCTTTCATGGCTTCGAAGATCATTTTATTGATATCATCTTCAGAAGCACCTAACCATTTCATTAGATTTCTTAGTTTTTGGCTTATGGGTCTGCCGGGCTTCCAACTGGCTGTATAACCACAATTGAAACAGTTATAGACAAAGCCGTCGCCGTATTTGACGCCACCTCGCTGACGGTCATCGTGACTGTGACCCCTGTGATGGCAACAGACAGCATTAAAACTAGCCCAACCACTGGGCGTTTGTTTTAATCTATTAGGTAGATGTGATTTGAATAATTCTGTTACCAGACTCATGTAAGTATTGTACTATCTGTACAATACCTTGTCAATGGTTCCAGCTGAAGGTTCGCCCGTTCCGCCCAAAACAAAACTACGAGTATTATTGATCGAAGTTCCGGACCATGTAATGGCCACAATTGAACCGGCATAATTTACTGAGGTCACTGTGATGTTTAGATCATTCACACCGTTTGCACCGCCTAGCACAGATCCAATAATAGTAATAACGTCACCGACTACATAGCTGGCGCCACCATCATAGATCGAAACAGAATATGCCCCATTGGTATTTTGACCAACGGTAAATTTGGCATTGCCTACATCGTCTGTGCTGTGCTTGATCCTAAACCAATTATATTTTCCTACAACATTTTCATAAAAACTCGATTCATTAACCGCATCTCTAGTACGGATAGTGACCCAATTTTTTGGATCTGAATCTTTGTCAAGACTTCCTTGTATTTCTACTCTTCCGGTGTAAGCGGTACAATAAAATTGAAAAGTATGCAGGCTCTGTGCTACTTGATATGGTCGTTGTGTGTCGATTATACTGCTAACATAAAATTCATCGACGCTGTTGTCTTGTGCTCTAGGATCTTTCAATAAGAATGTATCAACGGTCAAACTTTGTTCTACCTGTCCTAACACATCGTCTTCAACTTCTAAGGTCGAAATAGCACCGTATTGGCTGTCTGCATATAGAACAGTTCTAGATACCACAGTATATTCGTTATCGTTTAATGCTGTTCTAATTTCTTGTACAATGGTGTAATCGTAATATCCTGGTTCTAAACCTGCTAGATCGTTGGCTGTTAAATTAACTCGAACTTGCCCTTTTGTTAAACTAGAAGTAGAACCGTCAGCTAGTGTAAAACTTTCTGAATCTTTGCTAAGAACCAAAATTTTTCCTTCTCTAGAAATCACATTAAATACCACAGTGATTGTTTGTCCAGAAGCTAATGCAATAGTACTGAGATCAAACGCTTTTTGATCACAGTTACGGATTTGTAAATCAATGCGATTATCAACACTGCGATATATTTTTAGATTTCGATTATACACTTTTCGGTACCTCAGGTTATTCCAGTCAGGGGCACTTGTATATACGTCCAATTTATTTGGATATAAATAACTTGAAATTAATTGCATGCTTTAGCCCTATATAATAGATATTTATCGAATGAGAATTAGCGAGAACTTACAACAAAACTTTCCATTTATTAGCGTTGTTACCTATGTAGAACAAGAATACGTAGGTATAATTATCAACCAAGATTCGAACATCACTAGTTTTTATGATTATACTTCTTTAAAAACAGATGACGAAAAGACACGGTTTTTAGAGCTAGGCGAAGCTTGGTGGTGGGAAAGCAATCGTCAAATTCCTATCAATATTTTTCTATCTCAAGAAATGGGATTTTTCCGGTACGCTATAAGAAACTTCAGCACCAAAGATGTTCGGGTGCTGTTCGGTCCATGTACTAGTCTAAATGATATAATGACTAAGAGAGTAAAAAGAAAATCGATTACTCTAGTTAGAAAAGTAGGAAAATAATCAACTATATCCGTAACTGATCTGTTCGCAGATTTGATTCATTTGCACCACGACCGCAACAGCATACGCAGTGGCATGTGATTTTTTAAAGTAATACTCGTGTGCATGTCTAGGCTTTTGCCATACTTCATTTAAAACTGTATTCCAATCTTTACCTACCAAGTATCTCTTTGCTGGTCTTATCATAGCCAATACAGCAGCTAATTTTTCGATAGAATCTGGTTTCATCTTTCTAAGTATGTCGCCGTGACTATTCACGTGAAATAATAAATCTGTAAAAGAATCATCCTCTAATAGATCCCATAATGGTTCTTGCTCCATTAATTGAACTAGATGGGCCTCGTCTTTGATTCCTTTATAGATACCAACATTTAGAAAATCGATCTTGAAATACTGCATCTGTTCGGCGGTTTCATAATCAATCGCACAGACGTTTTCCGGAGCATAAACAGGAACTTCGTGAAGGTATATTCCAGTGTTATGGCCAGTGAGCTCTCCTTCACTGATTCTACTGGCGCGAACATGTTTAAAGCATTCGAGTGCTTTTGTTCTATCTGAAAAGTCTATATCAATATCAGGCATCTAATTTTTTCCAACTGTTTTTACCTTCGCTGATATAACCAGTGTAGTGCTCACCAGTTTCTAAATCAACTAATAACCATTTTTCTGGACATTTGGTTTTGATAATTAGGATTTTAGCTTCCTCTAATTCGACCACTTCTTTGCCGTCTTGTAACTTTCTAGTTTTCATTGTAATCTTGTAGTTTCAAATAATAATAACGGTAAAGTGTTTGCTAAAAATTCTGCGTATTCTTCTGCATCATCTATGTCTTCAAAATTTGAAAATCTAACATACACTGAGTTATCTGATTCGTCTAATGTTACTTCGATATCGAGATCATCTCGTGAAAGAGGCTCTTCATTTTCTGCTAATTCTTCTTGTTCTACTTCTTGATTTTTCTTTGTCATTTAACCTTTGCCTCTTTTAATACTTCTTTTACTAATTCGACATCAGCAGGATATAACTTAAATCTCCTGCCCCAATGCTCTGGATCAAGAACAGCAGAAATGATTTCTATCTGTTCTGGATTCATTTTTTGTAACATAGATCGTCCGCTAGCACAATTTAATATAATCCAAGGACTGATCTTTCCTTCTTTGATATCGTATGTAGCTCGATTTAAATTAACGTAAGAAAAATAATGTTCCCATTGTGCATTATTGTTATTAGCCCAATCCATCATAGTAGCGATGCTTCTTTGTATAGCGCCGTCTGCGGGTTCTGTCTTTATTAGATCTGCAAGATAATGATCATATAATTCGTCTCGACACCAGTGGTCTAGTTTCACTCCACTCTTGATTACATATTCGATATATCTTTCTGGATAGATAGGGTTAGCATTGGATAGGAAACTGCCGAACTTAATAAAGGCATTGTAATAAGGACTATCAACGAACTCATCAAATGTCTTTTGTTTAGATGATCGTTGGGCGATTTGATAAAATTTTTGATAGGCTATCAATGCAGCCTGCACATGTTTTTCATTGCGGCTAAGATGGCGTCTCTTTTTCTCACAGACATGAACTGTGAGAGTTTTTTCTTTGGTAAATTCTTTACCGCAATAGCCGCACTTATAGTTTGAGCTCATTAATTTGCTTATCATCCCAACCTAGATCTTTTGCCAATTGTTTTAATTCTTTAACGTCCATAACCTGTGCCAACAACTCTAAATCGTCCATCTTAGCATTAGGATAAACCTCTGCTAAAAATCTAACACGTTTGTTCGATCCTTCCGCTTTTCTTTTTAAAGGAATCCATTCATGAAAAAATGTTTTTTTTGTTTCATGACTTGCCATGCACAAAGTCATCCACTGTAGCTTCGGATGTTTAGAAATCTGTGCCCAGTTTTTGTTATAAAATTCATTAACTGTTAGAACAAAATGTTCTTGGATTTCTCGGCTACCACCTTTTACAGAACTAATATAGCGGGTAAGGTTCCATAAGTCTCCCTTAATTTCTTTTTGACCTTCTTCGGTAGCAGCATCCCAAAGATCTTTTAGTCCCATATCAACTGATGGGATCATTTCTTTAAAAAGGTCTATATGTTTATTTGGCATGGTGGTCTCTACTTAGTTCGTATATTATTTTAACACGATCTAGTGCTTCTTGTAAAGTAGGATTTGTTCGAGCAGCACGATGTATTTCTCCCCAAAGTTTGGCATCCATTAAATGTTCATGCAACGGGCGGCCGTCACTGGTTCGACGATCATAGTTCCAACCTACTTCAATTCGGGTGCTAGGATCAGCACCTGCTTCTCTAGCATATACCGTTCCTTCGTTTCGTTCGTATATGTATGTTGCTCCGGGTTTTAAAGATCCCATTATATAGTTCCTTTGATTTTTAAAAATAGATATTCATCTGGATGAACCCATCTATGTTGAAATACAGGCTCTCCTGGACCGCATATCATTTCGGTTCCTTTATATCCTCTCTTAAACCAAATCGATTTATCAGTATAATAGCATCGCCTTGGCAATAAACTAAATTTTCTTTGCCATCCAATGCATCTTCTTTTAAAAGACTCGTTGGAGGTTTCTGAGTAGATTCCCATAGTGTCTAGCGGCATTAGATTACTTTGTCTAATTGGATTATTTCGCTCTGTCTAGAAATTTCTTTACAGAAAAATGCACATGGAGGATTATGTCCTTCAGAAATTGGAACGGTAAGCAATTGATTATTTTTCATTTTAGGAAAATACCATTTTACATCATTATAGATATTAACTAACTCTATGCTCATATATTCAGCTTTAAAACCTTTTATGGGATTAAAAACAAATGCGTCAAATCCTCGTTCGTTAATGCTAGTCAAAGGTAAGACCTCTGGATCCATGCCGCATTCTTTATCTCCAACAACCATACTCCAATCTAAAGGCATCTGTATTTCATTACCACCGATTTTTAAAACTATTGCTGGACTGTTAAATGATTCTAAAAAAATCAATGGCATAAAATAGAAATCTGGTTCTGAGGGGGTAGAATTATCTAAGACCGAAAATCTTGTGTCCTCTTCTACGTCCTCTGGTAGCTCATTTAAATCAAAAGCTGTATTGTTTAGTGTTAGTATTCTCATATTGTTACCTTGGTTAAATTGAAAGGATATTTGGCATCCTTGTAAAACTTTTTTCTCTCAGTTAAATGTCGTTTGGCATATTTGGTTCCGCCCGTGATGTCCCATATCTGCACAAAGTCTTTGTCTTCTGCCTTACGTACTCCTCGCCCGATACTTTGGATAACGCGGACAAAGCTCTTACCGGGTTCCACAAGTACGAGATTAAAAATACGGGGAATATTAATACCCACAGCAGCAACTCCATAAGTCGCGACAATGATCTTATTATCGCTAGTCTTAATTTCGTCATAGGTCTCTTTTCTCTCTGTCGATTTTACCGCACCACTGATAAAGTCAGCATCTGGTAATCGTTCTTTTAACATCTTTCCTGTTTCGATACGATCGATCAAAACTAAAGTGTTACCGTTGGCAGCGATGTTTTTAATTTTATTGGCTAACCAATCTATTCGTTTTTCGTCAGTGACTAGATATTTTAATTCTTCAGGATAGCTTCTAAAATCTTTGATTTCTACAGTCTGTACCACCTCAACATGACACTGCGCCAATACATCTTTTTGTTGTAAGTCATGGGCGGTGATTCTGTTAATGACTGGCCCAAGGCTGGCTAATATGCTTTGAAACTCAAATTTTTCTTTTGGTATTGTACCAGTAAGTCCCCATCTTATAGGGCACTTTGAAAGATTTTGCGTAAGAATAGACCTTAATACATCTGCTTTGGCCTGATGAACTTCATCGACGATGACTGCTACAACACCTTCGAAAAATTCTGCCAATGTTAGTGCATCGGTATTATCTTTAGATTTCTTATCTAGAACGTTAAGGCTTTGCCATGTGCAGATAGTGTGCGTTTTTCCTAGTTCTTTTCGATCACCATAATAGACACCTACATCTAGTCCAAGATTTACAAAATCCTCTTCTGTCTGTTCTACAAGACTTTTATTAGGAACAATGATCACACTACGACCATATTTTTCCACACAATGACTCAGTGTAGCAGTGGTAATGGTTTTACCAGCACCTGTGGCGATTTCTTGTAGGCATTGCGGATTTTCTAAAAATTTATTGACGGCCTCATACTGATAATCTCTAAGCGTGATAGGTTGACCTGCCATGATATGGCCTTGTGGCCATACTTTACCTTGATCTGCCCAATAATTTTCTGTCACCTTGTTAAATTGCAAGTCGATAGGATTTCTATAATCCTCTACATCGATTTCGTAGCCGTCGCGGGTAACAATCTCTAATATTTCTTCTAAATGGCACATATAACCTGTGCCGCCGATACTGAAAAAACTAACAGTACCGTCCCATCGACCTAATCTATATGCTGGTTGATATCTTGCCCAAGGCACATCAAATTTAAACTTGTTGGCTAACTTTCTTCTAGTTTCTAAATCTAGTCCTTCTAGTTTAATATTGACTTCATCTTTGATTATTAGCTTACAGCTCGACAATTTTCTTATTCCTCTTTTCTGATGGGCGTATATCTCCTAGAAAAAATACCATAGGATGATTATCTAATAGGTTAGATGAAATGCTATTGGTACTAGGATACAGTACGTTACTTACGATCATTTTAATTTTAAAATCTTCTTTAAACATCCACTTTGGAGGTTTGTGGTGACAGACAAAAATCTGCCCTTCGGCCATATCAGCACCTAACCCGTTAGTTTTAATCCATTGATTAAAGTTTATACCGTCAGGAGTTTCGTTAGAATGTCTGAAACATATTTTAATTTTATAATTAAAAGAATTCTCTGAGCAATCATTAACAAAATTTCTACACCATTTTTCGGCGTCAGAGGTTCTGTCTAAGATTACAACAATAGGCCAATCTTTAATCTGTTTAATAATATGAATGAGTGTCGAATTATCTTTGATCCAAAATTTATTTTCTTCAGAAGAAACTATTTTATCCAAGAATCTAACTGGTTCTAAATTTTTAACAGGGTGGCCGAGTGTTTTCGCTATAAACGAGTCATTATCGATATTACCGGTCTTTTTCTTTTCAAAATACTCAGTAGCTGACTCGGTCGCATTTCTTAATACGATAGCACCATCGACGATATCACTATAAGGAATATAGGAATCCTGATCATTCCATATTTCTTCTACACTCTCAACTAAATCAGTTATTTCATGATCGATTTCGAAATTATATTTTTTGGCCTGTTCGTAAAAATGTACTAGATTGACGTCTAGTAATTTAATTTTCTGACATTTATTTTCGTTGTCCCATTGGCTGATATTTCTAGCACTAGAAATAAATTCTTTAAAGAATGTGTCTTTGAATGCGTAAGGAAATTTAGAATCGATATAAACTATTCTATTAGAATCTTCGGATAGAGATATTCTTTTGCTTCTATCGATCTCTCTAAACGACCCCTTCCATTTTGGGTTATCGATTATCTGATCAATATCTGGAATCCTGCTTTCTATGTCCTGTTTATATTTTGACAATATTCTCAAAATAAAATTTGATTGGCTTTTGGTTAGTTGTTTTCCAGAAGTAATAACATCGTAAAAGCTTTCAATTGGTAATAGATCTCGATGTTCAGCAGAGATTACATCACTATCAACTAATAGATAAAATTTTATAAAAGCGTCTTCGACAAATGTGGATGATGTCATATTACTATAATAACAGGCTAGGTTTTGAAAGTCAAGTATTTTTATCTGCTTTTTTTGATCAATAAATAACAGACAACTTTATTCTTAAATCAAATGACTAGAAAATTTGCAGTAGTTACTACTTTTCACGGAAACGGTCTAAAGACATACGCACAGCGTATGATAGACACATATTTACAAAATTGGCCTAAAGAAGTTATTTTACATCTATATCCGGAAAATTGTAATCCGAGGATATCCGATCATTCTAGAATTACTCTCACCGATATGGATACCGGAGTTCCTGATTTAAAAAAGTTTAAGGAAAAATGGAAAAACATTCCGCATGCCAATGGTGATATTTCAAGCTTTTCGAGATTGGCTGCAAGAAAAGATAGCCATAAGCCCTTTAAGTGGGACGCTGTGAGATTTGCTCATAAAGTTTATGCTATTTTTCACTGTGCAAAAAATATCGATGCCGATGTGTTGATTTGGATGGACGCCGATACAATATGCCATAGTTCTATCACAGTGTCTGATTTAGAAAGAATGATTCCTCAAGATACAGATATTTGTTATTTAGGTAGAGAAGGAAAATATACCGAATGCGGTTTATATTCTTTGAATCTTAAATCGGAACAAACTAAAATGTTTTTATTAGAATTTCAAAGAATGTATGATAACGCAGAAAGCGGTATATTTTTACTAGATGAGTGGCATGATAGTTATGTGTTTGATTCAGTGAAAGATCGTATGCCTTTTTTAAAGAAGCATAATTGGAGCAAGGGAATTATTAAGGGGGAAGGTCACCCCTTAATTAATAGTCAATGGGGAGCATGGTTAGATCATCTTAAAGGAGATCGCAAAACTCAAGGTCGTAGTAATTTAAAAGATCTAAAAGTTAAAAGAACAGAAGCTTATTGGTCCTGAATGCTTTTTAATTTTTTAATCGGCGATTCTTCTAGTTTTTTTTCTACAAGATATTTTCCCGAACCTTGATGAGCAATTCTTGAGGCTTTTGGTATTTTACTACCGTAATGCACAACATCAAAATCATAATAATGAAAGCCTTGACCGAGATCTAAATTTTTAATTTTTATCGACGGAAAAGTAGAAAACATACTCTCAACTGCATGACCGTCATACCATTTATCTAATTTAAAAATATCTCCGGATTCCCAAATGTTTTCATAATGATCAGTTAGTTTTTTGAGATCAGGATGCTTTGTGTTTAATACTATCATTCCCGAATCGTGACCTCCTCTATTAGATTGCCCAGTGGCCCATACATAATCGGAATCAGATAATTTTTTTAAATAATCAAAAAATATTTCTTCATTAAAATCTAAAATTTCTATATCAGTATCTAGTAGAATTAAAAAATCACAAGTTGAAAGATTTCTAATAGCCCACACTTGACTCTGCATCTTCCTCCAAAAATTTAAAGGTTTTAATCGATCAGTGAGTTTTAAAAAATTAGAATTTCTATTAACTACACTTTCCCAATTAATAATATCGGCAAAGCCGATGCCTGGTAAATCTGTATCAGAAACTACATATTTCTTTCCTGGTAGTTTATTCCAGGAAGGCAAGCAGTATTTTGCTATATAATTCCAATATTCTTTATCAGCTAACCCGGACCACACTAGATTCATTGTTAAAATCCTTTATTTTTTAATCTTTTAATTATATCAGGAGCTTCATCAGCTGACCATTTTAAAAATTCTTCTTTATCATTGACTGCTCTTTGTTTATTTTCAGAATATACTAAATCTTTAGGAGCTTTGTTCCAAAAAGGATGTACGTGTTCTACTATTACATTTTCTAATCTATGTAACTTACCAATACCTTCTCCGATAACTTTCCAAGCGGTATCTAAGTATAAATGATTAGCTTTAGGAAAACCAAACCATCCTACCTCTCTAACCAAGTCTCCCCCAACTACCGGATGTGTAGGTAATCTCGGCTTGCCACCTAAATCGTTTGGATACGATATCTCTTTTAAACCTGCTTTATCTACTAATATTTTATCCCAATATTCGGTTTGCGGAACAAGATCATCGGCTAGTAATCCATACCAAGATTTATTTGGATATTTTTTAAATCCTTCGTTTAAGGCCGCTCTTAAACCTTCCCTAGGCCCAATAACAACTTCGAATTCTTTCGGCCAATTAATTTGTTTTAATTCTTCTAAAGTTGGATCATCATCATCGATTCTAAGATATACAGGTGTCGATGACTTGGTCTTAGTCCAAGCTTCGACAAATCTTTTACAATTTTCTGGTCTTGATCGTGTAGCAAATATCCACATAACATTGTCCTTAAATAAATTTTCTCATATGCGACCAACACTCGCCGCTTTTTAACTCATCAAACTTCCAGTGAAACATTGACAGTCTTTCAACCCACTTTTGTCTATCTGGCATCAGTGGGTTTTCTATTTTAGACAAGTCTGTATTAGCAATTTCTCTACATTGGCTTTTTAGAGAATCTGTGACAAAAATAGGATATCCTTCGATAGCGGCGCCCACTGCAGGACTAGAATTGTGATTAACTACAGCCCAGGCACCGCTGAGGTCTTGTAGTAAAGTTTTATTAAAATCGCTAAAGGTTACGTTAGGTAAATTCTTTAATCTACATTTAGGACTGCGAGGATCTAGGTATTCTCGAGCTGCTTTATCACCAGGGTGCCCTCGAATTATTATGGGTCTATCTGAAAATTTTCTAATCTGATTGATTACCGATAAAGTCCAATCCTGGACATCATAATCGGCCATACTCCACCCGCCATTACGTTGTAAGCATAACAATATATGATTACCTGTGGTCTTATAATCTTTTAACGTTATTCCTAGATCTCTGCTGATTTTTTGCCATCTTAGAGGATCTACAGTTGTGTCGCAGTAATTTCCCGTTGAAGGAAAAACTCCGTTAAAACTATAGCGTAGATAATGTAAAGGATTAGTTGTGTTCGAATACAAAAATAAATTGCTGTCTGCTATAACAACATGTCTGCGGGTTTTTAATTGATTGTTAATTACAGTATTTCTTAATGTTAAGTGTTGTCCGGTCTTAGATCCTATATTAATCCAACCTTGTATAACGGCCACGTCTGAGGGCCTATAGACATAGTCATTTGAATCAACTGCGGTATCACCAGCAGCAGTTACTCCCTGTGAGAAAAATCTCAAGAGATCGATTTTCTCTTGGCTTTTAGCATTGGGTACTGTTTTATGATACGTTGTTACTATCATTTTTTAATTGTTCAAGAACAATAGGATAAATTTTTGACCAAACAGTGCCATTTAACATCTCTTGTTCATTCCATTGACTATTGGCCAATAAGAGCACCCATTCTTGTATTTCAGTCGTTGAGGCTAATTTAGGATTTGATATATCTTCAACACGTCTGCTAGATATAGAGTATGCTAAATTTCCTTCATCCATGGCAATGACCGGAAGTCCAAACAACACAGCATCGATACAAGATCCGCTGGTATATGAAACACAGATGCCCGATCTTTCAAAATCTTTTTCTAAAGGATATTCAATACCATCAGACCAAATTATATTTTTGTAATTTTTAAAAAATACGTCTTTAATTTCAGAAAAAAATTCAGCTCGACCTTTTTCACTCATTGCTGGATGAAATCTAACTATTATTTCTCTGTCAGTAATTTTTCTAATTTTATCAACAGTTTCTAAAAACCATTCGCTATGACTCTGTCCTCTAAGACTGGCGTCTCCAGGTAATTGTAACAGTAATAAAATAGCGCCATCGTTATGATTTTTCCAGCCTGTAAAATCTTTGATATACAAACCACTATTTTTTAACAGTTGTAATCGGTTTCTATCTAAATTATCTGTTTGATAAAAAATACCGTCGTTATTTAAAAATCCATTAACAGCTACACGATAAAATTCATGGTCGCTTTTTTTTACAATTTTTCTTCCTAGCAATGGAGTTTCAATATAAACTACTGTTTTAGAATTTTTTCTTATACTTTGTCTTGTGATATGATGTTCATTATTTCTTTCTTTAACTGTACCAAATTGAACAGCTACATCACATTTTTCAATTTCTGGATCATAGCTCAATCTTAGATCAATATCATGTACCTTTTTTAAAGTCTTGTGATCCGAGCATTTAAAATATTGAAAATAATACTTTTCGATTCCGTCATAGAACGATCTTAATATATTGCGTTCTGTATTATTTGAGCCAGATGTGATACTAACTAAAACTTTCATGTTATTCCTTTAATATTCTCCAAGCACTTCCGTCTTTCATTTCACTGACATGGAACTGACCATAGGCCAAGTGGCAAGCCCATTGATATACTTTATCGGCGGCTGGATAGTAGGGGCTGTCTATCTGGCTCAAATCCTGGCTTGATACTGGACTAGCGGCATTTGTAGGTGCTAGTGTAAAGGCAGGAATGCCATAGAACACAGATTCTGTGGCTGCTACACTGTTATAGGTCACTAGAGCAAAAACATCATCATCTAACGCTTCGTGTAGTGTTGAGTGTTTGATCCTATCAATCCTATTTTTCGCACGTTCGCGAATTTCTACCGGTCTATCGGTGTATTTTTTGATAGTTTCCACAGTTTCTTTTAACCACTGCCCTCGGTCAATGCCATAAAATTTACAAGGCTTCTCATCCGGTGCTGCTATCAATATTTTCCTTCCAGATTTTTTCCAAGGATTTATAGTTTTGTTAAATTTACGAAATCTATCATCAGGCCTTGGGATGATTTTTCCATGCTGTAGGTCGTTTTTCACGATCCTGTGCCAATATTTCCACCCGTTGGGATTAGTAGCGGTTCGTTCGTTGCCAAAATATCCAGTGTCGATGTAAAAAAAGTCTCTGCTGTCTTGCCAACACTGTTTGATCAATTTCTTTTTTAGTATTCCTCTGATCACTAACGGTTCTTTTGAGGCAGCGTAGTCAAAAATTTCGTAATTTATAGCTCTAGTGCCCGAGCCCTGAGCAAACATATTGACATATTCGTCTTGATTGTTCTTACTTAAGAATATCATGCTGTTGGCAGTGCTCTGTTAGCACTCTTTCTCTGTGCCATTCGTTGGCAAATGATCCTTGTGTGGCAAATTCGTGGAAGCAAGGTGTGCCTAGGGTGTAATGTACCAGTTTAGCGTCAGGATTATAGTCATACTCGACATCTAACCAGTTCCACTCTTTAGGTAACTCTCCGATACGCTCATCGGCTAACCACGAGAAGCGGTGTAGCTCGGCACCTGTGGCTCGCTGGATGAATTCAGGAGTGAGTTTCCTGTTAGGAAAACTATTACAATTCCACAAAATAACACTAGACCAATTTTTTCTAGGATAGTCTTCATTTTTTGATCCTAGATATTTCACGGGCATCTTTGTCTTGTAGTCATGTTTAACTACCTGTACGTCTTTGCCCATTTCGCGCAGGTCCCATAGCTCTGCGATGTCACCCCGAACGATCATATCACCATCGATGAATATAGCATGACCTTGCCAACCCATCAAATACGGCACTAAAAATCTAGTATAGATGAAATGATTGCTGCCATCAGTATGTGTTTCAGTGTAATCTTTGAATAGATTAAGAGCCACTGGTATTATAGACACAGGCCTTGACGAATTTCTTATAATGCTATTGGCACAAGTGTGGAAGGCGATAGCTTCTCTGGGGTCATAACCAATGAATACTGGTATAATATCTTTCATTTTCTTTCTATATCCTCTTCTTCGCATCGATCACCGTACTGTATTTCTACGATCCTACAGAGTTTATCATAGGGATTGAATAATCGATGCCATTTAGTTCTCGGAACTCTATATTCGTGGTGCGTGTGTAGAGGTGTATGCACCAAATATTCATCGGTTTCCACAGCATGGCCATGATGCTCGACCATACATTCGCCTTCAGCCACTAACCATATTTCAGTTCTATCCCGGTGTCGCTGTAGGCTTAGACTTTGACCAGGATCGACAGTTAATTCTTTGACCTTACAGCCCGGTATTTCATGTAAAACACGATAGTAACCCCAAGGACGTTCAGTTTTGGGTGATTTCCATTCTTCTAATATCCAAGAACTGGAATTCATTTTGTTGAAGCCACCAACACCGAAGACAAATTTTAGGTCATTGTCTTTGATGTCCATCTCGGGGATATTTTTGTCAGTACGATCTCCACCGTTGGCGAAGATTATTGTGTCGCTGGGATAGTTTAGTCGGACTTTACGGATAGCATCCTTGGCTGTGCCGTCATCGTCGTTGAATTGGACCGTACCATCGACACATTTAAGGCTGCGGATCACAGATAGTCTGTCATCCCAACGCATAAATGGGCGACCTTTTTTGCGTGTCAGCCAAGTATCGCTGTTAATGCCGACTATCAGTCGATCGCCTAGCTTACGTGCTTCTTCAAAATATTGTATATGCCCAGAATGTAGTGGATCAAACCCGCCAGTGACTAAAACTATTTTCATATATGATTGCTCTGATAATTGAATAATATTTATGTGTGTAGTTTATTCACTAAATAATATTTTTGATGCAAGGTAATTTATGAAAATTGGAATAATGGGGCTAGGGTATGTCGGTACCGCAGTTGCCGAAGCTCACAAAAAAGATAATTTAGTTATAAGAGATCCAAAATTAAAAAATAATTCAGCAAGCATAGAAGAAATTAAAACATGCGATGCTGTTTATCTGTGTGTTCCGACTCCTATGCTTGAATCTGGCGAATGTGACGAAAGTTTTCTTTTTTCAGTATTAGACGAGCTACAAGGATATAATAAAGTTATTATTTCTAAAAGTACAGTTCCACCAAAAACTTATGCTAATTTACAAGTAAAGTTTCCGAATCTTGTACATGCTCCGGAGTTTTTAACTGCGGCAAATTCAATAGATGACTACATTAATTCTTCGTGGGTACTTATCGGTGGGGAAGTACCCTGGACTAACGAAGCTGAAGCTATTATAAAATCTAGCGCGATATCGGCAAAAAAATATTATAAAACTAATATATCAACTGCATCCTTGTTCAAGTATATTGCTAATTCATTTTTAGCTTCAAAGGTTACATTTATGAACGACATGTATCATTTGGCTAAATCTTTGAACGTTAGTTGGGTCGATATAAAAAATATAGCAGCCAATGATTCGAGATTAGGTGATAGCCACTGGGACGTCCCCGGACCAGATGGCAAATTTGGATTTGGCGGTGCTTGTTTTCCTAAAGATGTTTCTGCAATTATAGAACACGCAAATACATTAGGAATAGATCTAGAGTTATTGAGAGCTGTTAAATCTTTAAATATTAAACATAGGCAAAATAATAATTAATTTATTTTGTAACTTTAATAATGAAACTATCTTGTTCATTTGATCTATATCGATTATCAAATGTGTCAAAATTATATTGAGATATAAAATTCAAGAAGTTCTGAACTTTCTGTATATCCCAATTTTTATTTTTCTTGGCCCATTTACCGGATTTACTTTCAAAGTCTTGAATAGACATTAAGTGAATTGGGAAAAAATCTTCAATATAATATCTTCCGTTTTTCTTTAATAATGGAAAAATATTTTCGAATGTTTTTTGGTTAGCTTCCGGAGTATGAAGACCGTCTTCGATAACGATATCAAACTCGATGTTCCAAATATTTTTTATTTTTTCTGTTATATTTCGATCTGTGCTATCAAATTCTAAATATTTTATTCTAGGATGATCTATAAAATTTTTGACTTCGTCGTTAATTGTAATGTCAATACAATAAAAAATACAATTTGGAAAATATTCAATCCATGATTTTGCACTGGCACCTTTAAAAATTCCTATTTCTAAAATATTAAAAGAATTTAATCTATCTTTTTCAAATTCTTTTTGATAGAACAAATCATAAGAGTGTTTTTTCCCTTTATCGCATTGATGTTTGTCAAATAGTTCTCTTAACATAATTTTTCTTTTACGTAATCTTCTAATTTTTTAGAAGGCTCCCATCCAAAAACTGATCTTAATTTTGTATTGTCGGCTAAGGTAATATATGCTTCTCCTCTACGAGGTTCGATCATTTTCATATTATCAGAAATCATCGAAGCTAATTCTAATACAGAATGATTAGTTCCTGTACCAACATTGAAAACTTCACCATAATGATTGTGATTATCTACGGTCATGGCTAATATATTAGCTTCGACAACATCACTTATATGTGTAAAATCTCTACGCTGAGTTCCATCTGGTACGATAGTCAAAGGCTCATTAGCTTTCTTTTGTCTTAAAAATAATCCAACTACAGGGGCATACGGACCCCTAAGCGGCTCTCGATCTCCATACACGTTAAAATATCTAAAAATGATGGTCTTTAGGCCGTAGAGGTTATTATACATTGTACAAAGTTTTTCCCCAGACACTTTTGAAACTGAATACGGATTTAAGCAGTCATCGGGCATGCTTTCATTTAATGGGGGGATATTTTTTAATCCGTAGCCAGATGACGTGGAACTGTAAATTACCTTTTTAACTCCTGCTTCTCTAGCGCATTGAAGCACTGCGCCTGTTCCTAATGTATTTGTTTTAATAGCGCCTAGTGGATTTAGTATCGTTGGTTGTATTCTCGATTCTGCTGCACAATGAAATACATAATCAACATTCTGGTATAAATCTTTTGTTTCATTATAATCGACGATGTCTAATTTATGATAAACAGCATTATCATTATAATAAAAATGATCATGGACTTGTGACACTTCGTTATCAATCACAATTACTTCATGACCTAAACTAACAAGACGATCGACTATATGTGATCCAATAAATCCAGCACCGCCTGTAACAAGTGATTTCAAACCTAACTCCTTTTAATTTTAGTATTTATAATATAAAATACGTACATAAATAAGTTTTTAAAAATAATCATGACAAAAAAATTAGTTTTTCAGATTAATGTTCCAAATCATATTCTAACTTCTAAAGCATCGTCATACACATATATTCAAGACATGTATGCTATTAGTGAAAGAAATGCTAGATTATATGCTACTAAAAACAAAGCCGATTATTATTTGCTTACAAGGGCAGACGATTTTAAACCTGCGGCACATAAACATTTAGATTATCAAAAACTTAAGATGTACGATTTTTTAGAATATGATCAAATAATATATTTTGATTCAGATTATGTTATTAAAGATAATGCTCCTAATCTTTTTGATTTATGTAAAGATAATTTTTCTGCGGTCACTGATCCTGGTAAATCTGTACCTAAATTAGCTGAAACTCTAGGCATTGATAGAAATAGATATTTTAATGCAGGATTTATGTACATGGTTAAAGATGTCTTATTAAAGACAAAAGATTTTTTATCTGAATATCTTGAGAATGATTATCAGTATGACGGGCAAGGAATATTGAATAAATTATTCTTTGATAAAAATATAAAATATATTCCTTTGAATTCTCAAGAATGGAATCCCGTTGATCAAACTTTTGGTAGATATGCTGATCATTACAGCGGAAAAAATAAAATACTCTGGGATCCTACAAGATATTAGAGAGTTGCGTCTTCTAACCCCGAAGTTCTAAGTTTAACAATATTTGATAGTTGCCATTGTTTGATATCAAGAGCTTTGATAATACCTAGCCACTTGTTTCTCATCAAGGCAAACTCATTGATGATTTTTTCAAAATCTACAACATCAGACTCGCCCTCTACAAACTTTTCACAGTCTCTAGAGGACAAAGCTCGTTGATAGTTTTCAAGATATTTACGAAAATGCTGACTGCGAAGCCTACGAAGTTCGATATTTAGATACTCTAATATCGCTTCGATTTCTTGAAGTTGATTAAATCGATTTTCAACGATGCCGGGCATACTGGCAGCGGCTTTTTCAATATTTCCCGCTATGCGAGCATCAATTTTTGCTGCTTGTAATTCGGCCTCAAAAAATGCCGCGGCATCTGGAATAGAACTAATATCCTTTGAAACTCGATCATACCAATTCATTTATTCCTCGTCGTAATCTTCGTAATCTTCTTCGATTTCTTCGCCATCTATAACATAGGCAATAGCATCGTCGAGATATGGATCAATTCCTTGTAATCCTTCGATTACTGTGTCTTTGATACCATAATCTGTTAGAGTATTAACAAAGTCATAGGCAACATCTTTGCGTGATTTTTCCGGAATATGTTCAACAACAACATTCCATAGGTCAGCAATCAAATCTTCTTTCATTATGCGCTCTCCGGTTGGGATTCAACAATATTAGTTATCTCGGATACTGTTTTTTCACCATGATTTGAAATATCATTCATGACAGAATCTAAACAACCATTTTCGTTGCGTTCCCATTCCTTGCGATAAAATTTAAGAATTTCACCTTCGCTAGTCACATAACTGAGTCTATTACCATCTTTTTTAAGCATACCTTTAGCTTCAGCCAGATCAGTTAAACCACTGTATGGATTCATTCCAGTCTCGTAAGGAATCTTTACCTGTACGCTTTCAAATGGTTTAGCATAACGAGTTTTCATGATCTTGCAAGCGGCACGAATACCTTTGACTTCTGAGATCTTGTTACCATCTTCGTCTTCTTTGAGTTTCAACTTTTTCATTGCAACCACGATAGAAGATGCGTAAATGAACCCTTGTCCTCCCGAGATCTTATCGTCCGGATCGAACATGTCTTGGCTAGCATATGTGTGATTTGTAGCCACCAAGCCGATATTAAGACTACCAAACATATTAACACAATTACGAACCAGAGCCGTAAGTGCTTTTGGCTTTCTACCCATATCACCTTTGAGATCTCCTGCTTCAAATTGATTGACATCTGTAGGTGTCAATAACATGCCTAAGCTGTCTAACACAAATAATACTTTAGGACGACTTTCTTCGGGCATAGTTTTATATTCTGCCACAAACTCTGTGATAGTTTTAGCCACATCATCGATCATAGCCATGTTGAGTTTTAGAAGTTTATCTTCTGAGGTATCAACTCCTAAAGCCTTAAGCCAGTCTTCGTCGAGTGCGTTTTCAGTGTCGATTAGGATTGGATAGATACCTTGTGCCTGTGCTGCTTTGATTAGATTACCTGAACAGATATAACTTTTACCTGCACCGGATTCTCCGGCGAAAACAGTAACCTTGCCTAGCGGAACACCTCGATGGAAGTCACCGCTGATCAAATAGTTCAGTGCATAGTTGCCTGTTGATACCCAGTCAGTTGGATCATTAAAGCCGATGCTAAGACCTTCAATGCTCTTAGTAATCGACTTTCTAAATTTAGAAACATCGAATGCTTTAGTCATTATTGATCTAACTCCATGGTATTATATTCTTTGATTAGAGCCAACAGTTCTTCTTCTGTGTTACAGAGAGTCTTTGTGTTAGTCCAATCTTCTTTTTTATTTCTTCCACCAACTTCAACCATCCAACCATTGTCATAACGATTGATAGTGATAGATTCGCTTACTTTTGCGAGTTTTGATAATTTTGCCATAATAGTCCCTTGTAGATGATGAGAGAGTGTGAGTTACCCCACACTCTTTACTTTAGTTCTTATTGCTTCTGACGATTGCGAATCATGGCAAGAATATCTTGCGCACGACTAGCACTTTCAGTCGATGCTGCCGGTGCAGGCGCTGCTTTAGGAGCAGAAGCTGCTGGTGCAGTATCAAAAGGAGCATCATCATCTTCGCTAGTAGCAGCAGGAGTGCTACGAGCTACAGGATCACCAGTGGCCTGACTTACACCTGCTGGTTTGAAATATTGACCCCAACGTTCTAAGTCATAAGCTTCACCATCTACAGAAGCTTCAAACATTTCTTTGATAACTTTGAGTTCAACATCACCTGGCTTCTTGGGTAAGAAGCTCTTTAGATCGAACAGACCAAACTGTTCAACTGCGGCTGCTTCTTCTGGAGTAAGAGCACGTTCGTTGCGGCTCCACTTAGAAGTAGAATAGTCAGCGTATCCACCTTTACTGGTTTTAGCGATACGAAAATCTACGCCATGGATGTAGTCAGTTGGTAGCTCGTTGAGCTCTGGATCCATCAATGCGCCTTTGATCAATTGATAGATCTGAGGACCGATGATGAATCTACGGATTGAATTTTCTGGAGTAGAATCTTCTGCGATAGGGCTCTTTACTACAAAACCTTGGAAGATATAAGAACGCTTCTTCCAATACTTACGACCCATATCTTCAAGACTTTTATCTTTAAACCAACCACGTACTTCAGAAAGAATCGGGCAAGTTTCGTTCCACATTTCCATACAAGGTACTTGCACCTGTACTGGTTTGCTGGCTGTATCACCTTTGATACCAGCGAACGGCAATTTGATCATTGCTCGCTCAACCCAGAAAAAAGTATTGTTTGGATCTGCGTCTGGAAGGAAACGGACAGTTGCTTCTTTGCCTTCTTCCATGTTCCAGTGTGGGTAGATAGCGTTGTCGCCACCTGTGCTTGAACCGCCGCCTTGGCGTGATTGTGCTTCTTGAAGTTTCGCACGAATTTCTGCTAGTGTTGCCATTTTATAGCCTCCTTATGCCTTAATGTAAATGACTTATATGCCTTTCGCATAACAACTATTATGCGCTTTTTATTTAGCAAGGTCAATACCGGTTTAAGATTTTTTCGCCAAAAGAAAGGGCACCGAAGTGCCCGATCTACCAAATGTGGTAATTTACATTCTCATGCCTTGAGCGATTCCTGACAACGACTTGATTCTTGATATTTCATCCGAAGACTCAGTCGATGCCATTGAGCCTTGTTTCTTTTCTTCTTTCCATTTCGCTAAGGCTTCTTTACCCCAGTTCCATGGTGTGTGCGGATCTTCTTCTGCTTCAGCATCAAATTTTGCCAGAAGATTTTCTTTTTCTGATTCTAATTCTGAATGTTTATCAATCCACATTTCGAAGTTTTGTTTAGCCTTGGTATAACCTGTAATATCAGCATGACGCATAACTGTATCGCCTGCTTTCTTACCAAATGCCTTTACCTTATCCCACATCGGGCCTTCGCTGACGCCTGCTAATTCACCTAGTCTTGCTAATTCTGCCAGTTCTGGATTTTGTTCAGTGGTTTGTTGTGGTGCCATGCGCTCTACAAATTTACGTGCTAGCTGTTCTGCCTGCTCGCCAAATTTCTTGCCTACCATTGTTACAACACCTTCTGGGCCTTTAGGGAACGTGCCTGTTTGTTTATCATAAAAAGAATTGATAAATTCAGCTAATTCACGAACACCTGATTTCTGTTGTTGTAATTCCTCGCCTTCTTTTGGGTTTTCTTCGGGTTCTTGTTCTTGAGGCTCTTCAGTCATGTCTCCGAAATCAATTTGATCTAGTGCCTCTGGTGCGTTTTGTTCTAACCATTGTTTAATTACAGGACGGACACAAGTATCTGCGTCTTCCTTGCTAGCCTGTTTAAGTGCTTTATCAAGAGCCGGATCTTCTATAATACCTTTCAATGCCTGGATGGCATTTTGACCATCTACGCCTGCTGGAAAATGATCTTTAGTTAATTTATTTAGGCTATCTATTGCTTGTTTTTGTTCTTCATCATCTGAACTCTGGATGGGACTTGCTTCTCCTAGGTTCATCACCCACGATTCGAATTTATCAAACTCGTCCTCGTGATCTTCGACGATTTCTGCCTCATCGTTGATTGCTTGTTCTTGTGTCATCTCGACTATGTCGTCGTAGCCTAATGTATTTTCTTCTTGCATTAACTTGTAGATTAAAGGAAATACACTCTTAATATCTTCTTTGAAATTTTTAACTGTAAATTTATTAGTTAATTCTTCAATTACATCTTCTGGGACTTCTACTGATGCCTGACCTTGGAAATTTTCTTTAAATTGTTCATAATAAGTTTGCTTTGAAAGACGCTGTATTTCTTCTCTACATCTCTGTAGTTCAGACTTGCTTCTTTCGACAATATTATTTGTGTCTGAATTCAATAGATCATTACGAACAACATAATTATCAAAACTTTTTAATTGTGCGATCTGTTCGCTCATAGAAATAATGTGCTGTCCGATCTCATCGTAAGGTACGCCACCATTAGCCACATGACGCTGCATAGCTCGAGCACCTGCTAGATGGATGAACGGATATTTGAATCTTTCGCCGTCTTGATTTTCAACAAACAATGCGGAGATATTTCTGGCTCTGCTACCAGGAACATTTTCATCAACTTGTTTTTTATGTTTGATGATTAACTTAGTATCATTTAGTTTTTGGTAGCTAGTCTTTGTAGTACCGTACATACTTTCACTCATAGTATTTTCTCCGCTTGCGGCCTTATTTGTATATTGACTCAAGAATGCAAAGTCTCTTTTATCTAAATTGTCTTTGGCTATGTCTCTTGTGTCGAAATTCATTAATCTTCTTTTAGCAAATTCTCTCAAACTTCCAAGAAAGTCGTACCAACCATTTTTCTGTGTTCCAGTCATGGTTTCTGTAATTCCGGTACTGTAATAAACTTTCATCGATGTTGGTTCAGCTAAACTGATACTTACATGTCCTAAGGGGTTTTCGCCCTCCATATAATCAAAATCAAAGAATACAGCTTCTTCGGGATTGATGGTGGTTTCGCCAGTCTCTTTGCCTAATTTTAGGCCAGAAAATCGGCTTCTTACTTTATAGAACAGATCAGTGCTGATACTTTTAATGCTATTTTCCATGTTAATATTTATCAAAATCCGCTGCTGACAAAGATAGGCATAGGTAGCTGTTCTTCAGTCAATCTTTCAGTCATTTTTTCGTAAATTTGAGGATCCCAATCTGCTAGTACGTCTGCCATACGTATGATCAGCAATAATGCAGATACTAGATCGTCGTGTTCTCCAGTTTTTGCTCCAAAACCAACTCCATGTGCCACAAAGTTTTTAAGTTCAGAAACTAGCGGTTTAGAATGTATCTTCATTCTATACTGCTCGATCATGATTTTTAATTTAGAACATGCGGTGATTTTGGTTTTATGGGTAGTGTTAAAACCTTTACGGAATTTACGCACATGTCCTTTACGTATAGGCTCGCTGATAAACAACCCGTTGATATTTTCTTCTCCTATATCACGGATCGTAACCAATGCTGCTTCGCCTAGAGTGTTATTTTCTACAGAATAGTAAATTTGAGGAATTCCACCCTTTTCTTGACCTCTTTCTGTGATGTATTTTGTGATTTCTCTTAGATGTCGTACTTGGGCTTGCACAGGAGTAAGATTATGTCGCCATTCACCTACCTGTGTCATGCTAGGCATTTCAAAGATTTGTATAGCGGCATAGTCACCGCCTGTACCCAGACTAGGATCTAGGGCTACAAGATAGGTACATCTTGGATCTATATCTTTGTACCAGCGTGTTTGCCCCATAGACATAGTAGGTTCTATACCTTCTAGCTCAGAAAGTTTTATCGAGTTAATTAAAGTCTCGTCAAAGATCAAGAATTCGCAGTCAAATTCTCTGCGGAAACGCTCTTCACCGATTTTTGATCTTTCTACCTTGGCCCATTCTTCGTCGCGATCTGGATGTTCTGCCCAATGAGCAAAGTAAGGATAGAAACCATTGACACCTACCGCTTGTTCATTGCCGTATTCATCAAATTTTTTATTTGCTTCTTTCCATATCTGTGCAAACTGATCTTCATCCGAGTTTGGTGTTGATGTGATGATGCATCGACCGCCGGTGGATAATGTCGGAGATAGTGCAGTCCAAAATTCTCTAGCTTTTTCTGGCGGTTGGACGAAAGCAAACTCGTCACAATATATTAATGATAATGATTTACCTCGGCCGGTATTTTCAGTAGTTGTCGTTGCTTGGATGCGGGCACCGTTATCATATTCAATAGTATTACGATTATAACTATAGACTCCAGCACGTACAAAGTCTGGCAAATTTTCATAACCAAAACGATATCTATTCATGATATCCTGTGCGCCGGCATATTTGTGGGCAGCAATCAACACCTGCGCTTCTGGAACAAACATGGTGTACCATAATAGATAACCGCTAGCACAAGTTGTTTTGCCCATCTGTCTAGGTAACATAGCAATCGTGTATGTGTTGCTATGATATGCTTTAATTAACTCTTCTTGATAAGGATAAGGTTCAAACTTAATAGCACCTCTAACCGGATGCTGTATTTTTAAAAAATTTTTACAGAAATACAATGGACCATCAACTGGGTCCATACAGGCTTCTAGATGTTTGATTTCTTCTAATGTGTATTTTAATTGGGCATGTGCCTTTTTAATCAATACACCATCAAGGGATTTACTCATGCTTTTATTTAATGAAAAAAATAGGCTCCGAAGAGCCTATTTGAAATTACATATTATGATTAAGCTGTAACTGCGAACGAGGCTGCTGCCTGAACAGTAGTTCCGCTAATATCAATATCGTTAGGACCAATACTGGTGGTATTTGCTCCACTATCTTTACCAATTCTTCTAACACGAACTTGTAGCTCAGCGGCATCATTAACTGCTTTATCCATTACTAAATGAACAACTCCTGAGCTCGCTGCTGGTGCGAACCATGCTAATGGATTTAATTCTTTAATAATTTGTTCTAGTGCTTCATCGACCGCATCGTCCTCACCTTGTAGGTCGATAGCGGATGCACCTGCATTTTTTACAGTCATAATGTACAGATTACAGTTAGTACTATACAGTGTTCCGGTTGTGACCCCTAGGCCATTTACTCTAGTTACTGATGCCATTATTCAGCTCCTTTAATTGCATTTAATTCTCTTTGTAGATTCTCACGAATAGCATCTACTAATTGTTGTCCTTCCATGCGCTGCATTGGATTATCGCCGCCTGCTACTTTTGGATAGGTTCCTTTTCTCTTATGTAAATCATCACCATTTCTGATAGCTGCATCCATACCTTTTATTTCTTCGTCTGGTTCATTGTCCCAAGCTTCATCTTTCGGAGGCATATTCATAGCATCTGGCTTTTTCACAGCAGCTAATTTAATAATGGGATTGCTCATTGAAGGCATCGGTGCATCTGTTTTTGGCATCATATCTGGATTAACTTTTTGAAACAGTTTCATCATCTGTTCAATATTATCCATACCTTGAGCATTTAGATTTACGCTCATGCTCGGAGGTGGAGTTTCTGGTGCCTTGGCCATGTCTGGAGTAGGAGCAGTGATCGGAGCAGGCATTCCGCACCCGGCTTCATCTACTGGCTGATCCAGGTCGTTCATTTTTCTTAATAGATCTTGAAAATTCATATTATTGTCCTTTGCTAGATCCCATGACACTTTTTGATGCTGTGCCAAAGTCTGGACCATCGCTGGTTATTTCTGTTTTAATATCTTTCTGCCCGAGGTCTTTTTTTCTCTGTTTGGCAGTTTTTTGTAAATCTTTCAACAGTGCTTTATTAAAATCGTCGCCGAAATAATTTTTTGATTTAACTTTTTCTGCTTCTTTATAAGCAGGGTCATTTAACAGTGCTGTTTTTTTCTTTTCAGCAGCGTCTGCAACCAGACCGTCTATGGCTTCTAACTCTTCAGCTTCTCTAAAGTTGCGAACTTTGATGTGTGTTTCTGAAATAGCTACAGAACTTTTAATAGCCATTAGCAATTCTGGCGGTGTAACTGGATATGAACATTCTGCTTCGAACACTGTAACTTCTACGTTGCAAAGCTCCGGAAAATCTAAAGGACTAGCCTGAATCGGAGTAGAAGCTTTTTGTTCAAATTTAGAACAACCATATTTTGCCAATCTTGCTTTGGTATTTTCTACGAATTTTTCAGGAACGGGTCCTGCTACTTTTACTTTAAAAGCATAGGTTTTTTGGCTTTCTGTTAGATAGTCTTTAAATGATCTCATAGTAGTATTTATCCTTCACCTTTGAGTTTTTTCAGTAGCTCATTGCGATCTGTAATGATATAACCTTGGCCTGCTACTAGCCCTTCTCCAGTATCATCGCCTGCATCTTTATCGATTTTTAGTTTTTTTAGCTTGAGCTCTACTGCCTTTAACTTTTTATCAATTTTTGCTGATTTTGCATCTATCGCGTTTTTAAGCATGCCGCCGGCAACTTCAAAAATACGACCGCTGTATCGTACTTCTACATTCATACCTAGATCCATCAAGTCGTCGTAAGCGTCTTCTGCTTTTTTAGCCAGAGCGTCTAGATCCTTTTCATCTAGTGTTTCTAGATCATCGATCTGCGGCAAAGAGCCAGCCATTTTTTCTATTTCTTTGTAGCTGCGTTCTAGGCTGCGAACCTCGTCTTTTTCTACAGTTTCTTTAGGTTCGGGCTTTTGCTCTTTTTCAGAGTCGTCCAAATTAAAAAGTTCTTCTAATTTCTTAGTCATACGTTACTTATCTACGTTTTGATCCTTGGTGAAAAATATCATCTTCATTGACCACACGAAATTTGATTCCTTGCTGCTTACACCAACTAGTTGCAGCTTCCCATTTGGCTAGATTCTTAATATATTGTTCTTGATTATAAAGGCTCTTTCCTACTCGTTCTCTCAGCGTGTGACTACTAGGTTTTACCTCTACAACTTCGGCATGCTTTTTTTTATTTTTGTCGATATACACGATAAAAAAATCTGGAACGTAGATAGTATGTCGCCCTGACATCGGATCTTTATATGGGATCTGTATGCTTTCGCTTGCCCATTTTTCTACTCCCGGATGTTCGTCTAACATACGCATAAAAACAAATTCCCAACTGCTACGAGCCATAGGAGTTTTTTTCCCGACGTACTTATCGGGATTTTTCATTTCAAATCGACCTTGTGCAAATCTAGCCATTATGGTACAACATTTCTTGCCTGGAGTTCATTAACTGTTGATTGAAGTTTAAATCCTAGGGTAGATGTTGCTGTTCTATTATTATTTAGAACTTCACCAACTAAGGTAGAAAGTTCAAGATTCTTTAAACCTTTAAGAGTATCTAATAACTCAGTGATAGGCATTTGATCTAACTTGGCCTGTTTTAACAATATCACCGAAGTTAGAATCGCTGCATCGTCTGAAAATCCTCTACTCTTTAAAAATCCTACAGTAGAATCCACATCAGCTGCTGAAAATTCTAAAGGTATGTCCCCATATCTGTCAAAATATAATCTAGTACCTAAAGCACTATCAGTTTGTGGTTGCTGCGGAAGATTAGATGTTACTTCATTCATTGTTATTGACCTGTATTTTTCGGTTGTGCGACTGTAGAGCCATCACCACCTGTGTTAGCATTACTGCTTTTTGGAAATAATACTCCTGACACTCCGCTAACTGCATTAGTTACACTTCCAGGAGTTAAAAGAATATTAACTGCTTCTTGTCTTAATAAGTCTGGATTATTGGCAATGTTTCTTAAATTTCTATAAGTGTTTAATGCACCGGCTACCGTTCTTAGAAAACTCTCCGGAGAAGAAAACGCAGAACGATTTGATAGCTGCCCAAAAATCTGTTCGGCTCCCGCGATAACACCACCTGGACCAAATAATGTTTGTGTTCCGCCCCCGAATATACTCAACGGTGACGGTGCTTTATCGTAATGTAAATTAGCAAATCCTTGCGGGAAATTTGGTTCTACGTCACCCCATCCGTACAACACACTTTCATATTGTATAGTCATTTGACACTCGATCGTACCGTTGCCCGCACTCTGATCAACTTGTCCTTGATTCCACATAGTTATGACAGGATTAATCAATACATACTGATTGAATCTTTTTCGCCCCATAGTGAATAACTGTATAGAACGGAAGAAAGGCTCTTTCTTTCTATCGTTATCGAGACCATATTTGTATTCCTGAGTTTTTGGATACGCTGAGTAAGGATCGGGATTCCAGGCAACATTTTTCTGATCGGCTGGATTATGTCTATCTCTAGAATAGTATCCATAATATAGAGCCCATAACGCATTCACTACACCAACATTATCATCATGAAATGTTAAATTTACTGGTTCGTAATTTAACATCTTATAAACTATTTTCTTTCGATTGTATTGATTCTTAGTAACAGATTCAAAATTAAATCTAGGAAGGTCTGCACTTTTAACTAGGAGACCCGCTTCCTCGATATGCTGCTTTTCTTTAAATTGCGGCGCCTGTATAGCCAACGGATTAACGTCAAAATATACGTGATAAGAAAACTTAGTCTTTGGCGCCAGGGCCATTGTATTATCAACATACAATCTAGCCGCATGCCGAAAATCCCCCAAGTTACCTTTGGGCTGTGTGATGCCTTGTGCGACACCTTTTAAAAATCTAGTAAATTTATTTGCCATACTTTTATTTAACCGAAAAAAAAGCTCGGAATAAATCCGAGCCTTTTAATTGGACTGCTAAATCTTAGAGTCCGCCGCCCCCGGTAGTTAGCGAACCGATTGTTCTTGCTCCGATGTTTCTTCCGATACCATCTACAGCACCACCCTTATATTGAACAGCGTTATCAAAACGTATGCTCAAATTTACAGTAGCAGCTTCATTAGAAGTATAGTTCAAATCACCGTAGTCGATGTTTTGTACGAAACAACCATAGCATTCAAATGTTTCTAGAACGTTTGGAGATTGTGTTCCATTTCCGCCGTCTAGGACTTCGATAACAGTAGTAAATTTATAATCAATTCCCGAAGCAGCACTGGCCTGTTCAAAGAAGTCGAATTGTTTCTGGATTTGCTCACCGCACAATCTCTGGATGTTTCCGCTAGCATCGTCACGTACATTCAATGTCATTGGTTCCCACTGATGACGTCCTGCTAGATAAATTCTGCTGTTATAAACAGGAACTTCAATTTCTTCAAATTGAACTTTAGGACGAGTTATATCCATTACCTGTTTAGTTAATTCTGTTGTTGCTGTTCCATTTGCTCCAAAACCTTGTAATACCACTCTAAAGCGATACTTTAGTTTCGGCATTAGCATACCTTGTGTGCTTGCTGAAGCATCACTTGCTAATGGAACTGTTAGTTTGTTTAATGTTGAAATTGACATATTTTCTTGCTCCGGGTATTGTTATTTATCACCTCAAATAAGGGGAACTAAGTCCCCATATCTTAAGAGTTTAACGAACTTTGGATCTCTCCTGTATTCTTTAATCTCAATGGAATGTAAATGAACTCAATTGCTTTAACTGGTTCTATAGCAATATCAACATACAATTCATTTCGATCGATTCTTTGTGGTGTGTTATTAGTTTCATCGCAGACTACAGCAAAATCGTATAAAGCTCTTAGACCGACTAGCTCTAACAATAAGCTTTCAACCGCTTGCTTAACTTCGTCACGTGTGATCTTATCATTAGGTTCAAACACAAACGGTTTAGCGAGTTTATTCAACTGACTGCGTAGATAAACAACCAAACGTGCTACATTGATACGATCTAGTGCTGATGCGTTTCCTGACAAAGTCTTCTGTCCATAATTGACTAGACCAACACCATTAAAGAATGTAATTGGGTTGATGCTGACGTTGTATAAAGCATCTCTCTGACCTTCGGTTAAAGAAACGATTTTAAATTCACCGTCTTGTCTATTAACGTATCCAACTGCTGTAGCGTTAGTAATACCACCACGTCTTGTTCCTGCTGGTGCAAACCATGGGTATGAAACTTGATCGCTTAGAGCGATTGTACGTAACATCATATGACTTGCTGGAACAACAATTTCACTGCCAGTGTTATCTGTAGATCTACCGCTTGGGTAGAACACAGAAGCATAAGCATCTCTGGTTACAAGACCTTTATCACCGTTGTCTAATGCGTCATCTGCATTATTACCCCAGTTAGATAATGAAGTTGTATCGCTAGTTAAGTTGAACGGAGTGTCTCCAACAACAAATGCTGTGGTTCCTCTATCAAGATTTAGTCCAACTAAGTTGCTTAGTAGTTCAGGATATCCTGGGCAAGAAATCAAATTAAATGCACGACTTTCTTCTTCGCGGATATCTTGGTTGGTATCAACCATTGCTTTAAGAGCTTCAACAACGACTTTACGTTGTGCTTTGCGTCCAAAACTTCCTGAACCATCTTCTTGATTTGAACTAGCTGTTACCCAACGATTTGGATAATAAGTATCCATTCCTTCGTTCATTAAGGCATTGTCAGCATCGGTATCAACATGATTTACCACATAGCGTTTAACGTTAAATCCGCTTCTACGAGTGTTCCATAGTAACATGCCCAGTGGATATAAAGTAGGATCTGGAGCATCAAAATCTAAAAAGTCGTCGTCGAGAAGTTCTGATATAGTACCCTCTGGCGCTGTAGAGGTAGTGCCTCCATCAGTTCCTGCTCTAGCATCTGCAAAAATAATACCGTTTTCTGTAGTTTGATCGGTTTTATCGATTAGATCCCATTTTTGTGTATCGTTATTCCAGCGATAAATCGTTGGATAATTTTCTAAGTCAGCAGTGCTGATCCATAGTTGGCCATTGGCGCTAGGATTACCTGCAATGCTTGTAGATCCGTCGCTGTAAGTAGTCGGACGAGTTGCACTGATAATAGGACCATTGGGATCAGTACCTGGATAAATCTGACGGTAACCTTTCCATGTTGTTCCGTTATGGACCATAATATCAACTTCGTCAATTCTGCTAGAATACCATAACTGGCCATCTACCGGATCATTAATTGGTGAAGTATTAGAAGCTTCGTAATTTCCGGCTAATGGAGCCCAGCTGCTTACGATATAATCAAAAGCTCCGCTAGGATCGCTGTAAAGATTTGAAGTATAGGCAGTGTCTAATTCTAGTTCGCCAAATAGGTCATCTTGGTCTGCGATTCTGATTTCACCACCAGTATTATGTCTGATAGAAATTCTATTATTAGACAACAACACAGCTTCGACATTAACTAGACCGGCTGCATTAATAGCTTCGACGATTTGAGAAACAGTCGGTGCTGTTGCTGGACTATCACTACCGACAGTTACTTCAACAGCTGAAGAAAGGTTTTTGTTGCCTACTACGCTTTCAGCTATGTTTAAAACATACTCTTTAGCAGTAATGCTTGTAACTGCTTCTGAGGTTATTGAAGAAATTCCAACTGCTTTTCTGTAAAATATTTTAAATGTAGCAGTCGCCGGATCAGTATCATAACCTGTATTTTCTTCGTAATTGTATTGAACATAAACAGAATTCTGCGGAATACCTAGTCCGCCCTTAGAAGGATCTAGTCTGAAGATCGCTTCTTGGCTAGTTCCGTATAATGGTGCAGATACTTCTTGCCAAATTTTAGCAGAGCCAGACCATTTTTTCACTTTCCAGCGAGCACCTGCATTTGGTTCTGTAGTCTTGACCCATACAGAACCTGTTGGGCGAGGAGAATTAGTTGATTCTTTCCACTGTGGGACTGCTGTGTGAGGTCCCATACTAAAATCTGGGAGATAAAATGTTTTAGAAGAACCTGTTATTGAAGGAAATACAGAATCGATTCCTGAACCGCCAATTCTTAAAACTTGGAACGCTGTGGAATCGTCTTGACCTAGTCCTGTGTCAGGATCATTATCACTGCCTACTGCATAGACCGCTAACTGTGTGCTAGATACTGCTCTAACAACAACACCTTCTACTAGACTTCCGATTGCCGCGGCAACTGCGGTAGCATTTGAATTTGGATTGATTGTGATTGATGTTAAGTCTGCATTATCTAAGCCTAAACCGATAGTCATTGTAATAGTACCGGAATTATTGCCAGCAACACCGAGCTCAGCTGCGGGCCAGAATGATCTCCATTGCTGACTTCCAACTAATGCCCAAACAGGAGTTCCTTCACCGTAGGCTTGACCTTTGTAAAAGATTCTTATTACATCAGTAGATGCTACTAGAGCATAATCACCGACTCTTCCTACGTTGGCCTTAGGAGTAGGATTAGTTGTAGGATTGTTTAAATTATCAGCATCATCGAGTGTTAATACAATAGGAGATTTATTAACAAAGCGTTGTCCGCCATCGCTAGCTGCACTGGAATCCCATTCGAAAGTTCCATATGTTGTAGCTGCGGTATCTAACCACCACTGTCCATCTGCTGGTTCAGATCCTGGTGCAGTTGAGGACGGTGCTAATTCGTTTAAATCGATGTCTGCTCTTACGATGAATGCCGAATTAGTTACACCTAGCAAACTGTAAGCTGCTTGAAGACCGTATTCGTTTTGCTCGCCGCCGTGGATTGGAGCACCAGTAGCAGTCTTTTTAAATGTGGGTACGCCAAAGACATCAACTAGTTCTCTTTGGCTTGAAATTCTATATGCACGACCTGCATTAGTTTTTAGTGTGCCTTGAGCAATTCCTGTATTGCTGGCATTTGTTTTATTCTGTGCTGTAGCAACTACGATAAGAGGAGTAGTACCTGCTTCCGCAGTAGTATATACACTCTCGTCAATTACCGTAACTTGTACGCCGGGTGATTGTAGGGCCATTCCGTTATCTCCTGATGGTTAAATCTCGTATAGATATTTAGCGGCTTTTGATAAAAATACACCGTTATTACCAGAAGAAAAGGGGAAGAAAAGGGCAGGTTTCTTTAAATATAATTATGAGACCACTATGTGAATGCGGTTTAAGGCCTGCTGCGATTAATTATAAGAAACAGGGAAGGATATACTATCGTTCGTTGTGTGAGATATGTCTAAGAAACGGAAAGTATCATGGGATTCCTAGATGGTATCGTGCAGGTTATCGAAAGAAGAATCAATGCGATCGCTGCGGTTTTAAATCAAGTCATCCGGAAGTATTCTCTGTATATCATGTGGATGAGGATCTAAATAACTGTCGGCCTAGTAATCTAAAAACAGTCTGCGCTAACTGCCAACGTGTGTTAGCCAAAGAAGGAATTAAATGGAAGCAAGGCGATCTTATGGCTGACTTTTAACTAACTGCTCTACTTTTTTATATAGATCGTCAATACTGCTATCGTTTTCCAATACAGCATCAAATTTTGTACCAACCCATGCTGTTTCCGAAGCATGTATTTTAAGCTGTTCTAATCTAGTTTTTGCTCCGGCCCAGGTCATGTTTCCGTTGGGGCCTTTATTTAAAGAAACCGCATCATCATACCAGTCAGGCAATTGACCACGTTTGACCCATACGATTTTGCCACCAGCATTACGAATACTTTGTATTTCATTAGGAAACCGGCAATCTGAGATTACCACATGATCTTTAGAATTGCGGAGTTTGTTTTCTAGGCTAGCGATCCATATATCATCATGGAACGATTTACGACACACCTCTGTACCCCAATATTGCAGTACCCATCTAGGAGTTAGTGTGGGCATGTCAAGTCGTTTAGCCCACCACGGATCTACTTGCTCCCGCCACTCTCGGGCTTCCTTAGTACGCCCTTCTAACAGTGTTCGGTCCCATCCAAACACCGCGCTTACAGCATCTTTGAGAGTTGAAGCAAAACTTTCTCTTCGAAATTCGTGAGAATTTACAAGATAGTCAGCGATTGTATCTTTGCCGCTGCCAATAAATCCGCAAATACCTATGATCATAATATCCTCCAATAAAGATATTATATGATCTATGATCTAAAAGGTCAAGTTAATAATATGGTTTTGGAGTTTTTGGTTTGCCGGTGTTGAGCCTTTGTGCTAAAACACTAGCAGTATTGATAGATTTAGTTCTTGTTTGTCTGCGAGCTTGTTGTGTTTTTGTTCGAGCTCTAGTGGTTTTCATTCTTTGAGCTTGTGCTACATCATATTGTTGATGGCATTTACTGGGGTGACTTACTTGTCTCCCGGCACGTTGTCCTGTAGTACATCGAAATTTTAATTTTGCTTTACCACCTCGAGTAGTTTGTTTTCCTACTCCCCAAACCATTTTAGCGGTTTCAGTGTAATATTCCTCGTCGGATTCAAATATAAATTCCGAAGCTTTCATTAACCTATTACAAAGCTATAGCCTTGTCCTCCAGATACTTGTGTTACCAATTCCATGGTTAATCGGTCAAGATCGGCTTGTCCTTCGGATTTTAGTGCTGCTCCATTTAGCGCAGTTCCGCCTTGGGGTCCTGCGATACTTGCAAATTTTTCTCTGGCTTGTCCTAGCATAATTTTACAATTTGCTAGACTATAATCTTTGATCCACTGTCCTGAATACACGTTAGTTAATATTGATACGTCTGGTTTTTTATTATAAACCCATAACATTACTTCTTCCTGTGTTCTAGGACGCTGCATTATGATCAGCTTTCTACTTTCAGGAATAAAGGTAAAGTTAATAAAACTACCAAACATTTTACCCACACGCTCTTGATAACCTGCGAAAAGCTCGTAAGTAGCAAGACCACCCATGTTAGTAGAACTAAGTAAGTAGGTATTTGTATAGGCTAAGTTAAAGGGTTCAAATACTGTGCCACCGTTGCCGCCGCCACTTCTAGATCCTATACTTCTACGATATATCTCTCTAACTGTTTGTATTTCTTCGGGCAAGATATATTCATTTTTGTCTTTTTCGAGGGTCAAAAATGCGAAGCTTTCCTCTACAGAATTATCGCCTCTTTGTCGAAATATTGCTAAAGATCGCTGTAGTGCTGTTTCGTAGTGTGCTGGGTCTAGCTCAACATCAGTCATACCGTCGCCCAGCATTAAGCGACAGTAATCATAGACTTTCTGTTTTTCTTGATCTAATTGGCTCATGCTAGTATTTATTACATCGGTAAATATAGTACTATGCCAAGACTTTCGCTATATCGCCCAGAAAAGGGCAATGACTACAAATTTATAGATAAAACCGTCTGGGAAATGTTCCAAGTAGGCGGCACTGATGTGCTGATCCACAAGTATATAGGTCCCGGTGGTCCAACATCAACTGACGAAGCTACACCTACCACTCCGTTTTACGATACTAAAAATCCTACTCAAATACAAGATATGCTGTTCTTAGAAAACAGAGATCGTAAATATGACCCGGACGTTTATGTGTTGCGAGGAGTTTATAACATCCAAGACATTGACTTTAATCTAAGTCAGTTTGGTTTGTTCTTACAAAATGATACTATTTTTATAACTTTCCATATCAACGACACTGTGGAAAAACTCGGCAGAAAAATGATTTCGGGAGACGTTATAGAGCTCCCGCATTTAAAAGATGAATTTGCCCTAAACGATTTTACTTTTGCATTAAAAAGATTCTATGTAATCGAAGAAGTTAATAGAGCAGCGGAGGGATTTTCATCTACATGGTATCCTCATTTATATCGTGCTAAATGCAAACCATTAGTTGATAGTCAAGAATTCAAAGATATCCTTGACAAGGTTCAAGAAAATTGTGATGGTACAGAATCTGAATTTACACTTAGAGATATAATGAGTACATATGCTAAAGAATTAGAAATTACTCAGGCGGTCCTTGATCAAGCCGAATTGGATGCTCCGAGAAGCGGGTATGATACTTCTATGTATTATACTGTGCCATTAGATGACCACGGTAATCCTAAATTAGTCACCACAGATAGTGGAGTACTAGATTCTAGTATTGCCAGTGTCGAAGGTCCGGATGGAACAATTATTCAGATAATTGATGCTAGCTCAACTATGGACACTCCAACAAAAGACGGGTACGATAACTATCACGAAGATGTTGTTCCACCGAACGGTGCTCCATTTACCAGCGGTATAACTTTTCCGATGACCGCAGTAGAGGGACAATTCCATCTTCGAACAGATTATACACCTCAGAGATTATTTAGATTTAACGGACGCAGATGGGTTAAGTACGAGGACAAGGTAAGGATGACTATGAGCAATCTAGGGGCCAGCGATACAGGCACCGGTAAACCATTTGAGGGCAAAGAAGTAAGACAGAATCAAAAATCTACTTTTATCAACAATGATAATTCTACTATCATTAACGGTAAAGAAGTTAAAGAAAAGCAGAGCTTGAGTAAAGCCCTAAGACCAAAGGCGGATGAATAATGGATTTCTTTTATGACGGTCAGATAAGAAGATATGTAACTCAGTTTATGCGAATCTTCATCGGTTTTAAATATCGAGCTGGCGATGGAACTGAAAAGTTGGTTCCTGTTACTTACGGGGATATGACCAGACAAGTTGCAGCTATTATCAAAGAAAATAGCGAAAACAAACTACCCAGTGTGCCTAAGATAGCCTGTTATATTACAGGATTAGAATTAGACAGGACTAGATTATCCGATGCTACCTATGTCAGCAAGGTTAATATCAGAGAAAGAAATTATGAATTCGATGACAACGGTGATCCAGTATATGGTAATAATCAAGGTGGCGGATATACTGTAGAGCGATTGATGCCTACACCTTTCAAGCTTACTATGAGAGCCGATATTTGGACTAGTAATACAGATCAAAAATTACAGTTACTAGAACAAATTTTAGTATTGTTTAATCCCAGTCTCGAAGTACAGACCACTGATAATTATATCGATTGGACTAGTCTCAGTGTCGTTGATATGATCAATACAACTTTTACAGGAAGATCCATTCCCGCAGGAACTGAATCTGAGATTGATATATGTACTTTAGATTTTGAAATGCCTATATACATCAGTCCCCCTGTTAAAGTTAAAAAACTCGGTATTGTACAAAACATTATTATGAACATGTTTAGTGATGATGGTCAATTAAAACCATTATCTGAATTAGCATTTAATTATATAGACGGACCTGATCCTAATCCTGGTGCGGTAAGAGTCACTCCGGGAGGATTTGGAGTGCTGTTATTAAAAGCAGATACTGGAAATCTTAGTGATAAACTCTACAATGTCAGTGTGCTGAATCCCAACGAAGCGGTTTCTGACCTTGGTTTAAATATTCCTATTAAACATGGTCAAAGATTAGATTGGACTGTTGTTTTAGATCAATACGAGGGCTTCACACCGGCGATCAGTCAGATAAGATTCCTTCAGCCTAGCGGAGCTGAAATCGTAGGTACTTTTGTTATTAATGAAATAGATTCGACATTTTTACAAGTAACACTCGATGCAGACACCGTGCCTACAAACACATTGTCGCCGGTTGATGCTATTATTAATCCTACAACATTCAATCCGATTTCGGCTTTTAATGGCTACAATAATATTCCAAACGGAACTAGGTATCTAATTTTAGAAGATATTCCAGAAAATATCGAAGCATGGAAAAATGGCGACGGTAACGGATTTACTGCTTCGGCTAATGATATTATACAATGGAACTCTAACACAGATTCTTGGAGCATAGTATTTGAATCATCTAGTAGCAGTAGTATCGAATATGTTCAAAACATCAAAACTTTAATACAATATAAATGGGAAGACGGTCAGTGGCTCAAAAGCTTCGAAGGCGAATATGCAGCCGGATATTGGAGTTTCGACTTAAATCCTTGATAAGTACTGGCATGCAGAAACGTGCCGGAATTCTCTTTATTTCAAAAAAAACTTCTAGAATTTTTTTAATTCTAGAAGATTCAAAATGGACCGTTCCCACATTTATACGAAAAGAATCAGTATTTGAAGATTCGAAAGAATTAATAATTGACACTGTTGGGAAAGAATCGAGATTGATTCCTGTCGAACTATATCAAAGTCAAGATATGGGATTTGAATATTCTACATATATCTGTCTAGTAAATGAAGAATTTTTTAGACCATTAATTTCTACCATATGCTGGTGTAACTTAGAAAATCTTCCCAAAAATCTACACACTGGCTTGAAATCCACTCTTACAAATAAAATTACGCAAGCGAAAATAGAAACAGTTTTAATCTTAGAGGAAAAGGTATGACAACTATACAAAATCATCCAAGATTTAAAAAAGACAAAGATCGATATATTAATGCTATTGAAGAAATTAACGATCGAGCCCTTAAATCAGAGTTAAAAAGTCTTTATGATCAATATATCATGCTCATAAAACAAATAGATCAAAATTTTGATTTATTAATTTCTGAAAGACTAGCCAATAAAACACAATCAGACGATTTGCAAACAAAGCTGCAATCCATAAGAGCAAAATTAGAACAAAAAATACCTAAATATTAGCCATCTTTACCCCTTGCTGAAAAGGGTAAATATTACATATAGAGGAAATTAGGATGGCAGGGAATATAGAAAGGTCAATTAGATTAAGACCCAATATTGACGAATTTCTCGATGTAAATTCGTTTAACAGCGGTGAAATATACTACGACTCTAACGAAAAAACGATCAGAATCTATGATGGAGAGCAGCCCGGCGGGTTTCCCCTGTTGCGGGCTGATCTAGCTAATATTTCCGGAGGCGGTGGCGGCGGTAGCGGTACTGTAAATTTTGGATCAAAGACTCTCCAAGCACAAGCGTTCATTGGTGACGGAAGCCAGCTTACGAATCTTCCTCTTCCTACAAATATTGCTACTCTCACTGACGTTCAGAATGCTTTTAACACTGTAGCTACCGCTACTACCTTAGGAACGGTAAAAATCGGAGCAGGTCTAAGTATTAATGCACAAGGGCTACTAACGGCTGACTCCGTTGCAAATTTAACTGTATTGTCGAATATGGATTCTATACAGTTTAAAGTAGGAGCCGAAATCACAGAATTCAGCACAGACGCTCTTATGGTCGATAATTCGCCTACCGCTGTTCCTACAGAAAGTGCTGTAAAAACTTATGTTGATAATTCAATTGCCGCTATTGATTTAGATGCTGCCGGGGTTATCGAGAATGGCAGTACTGGTGAATTACCAATATATGATTCTAACGGAAATGTCCTATCGTCTGCTGGAATTAATCTTAAATGGATATCTAATACTAATACTCTAGAAACTTCAAATATTACTGTTGATAATGATGTAATTATCGATAACAATTTAGAAGTCGATAATACTTTATTAGTCAATGGTGGTGCAGTTGTTGGAGTAAGTCTGGCTGTCCCAGAAATTTTTGATAATGGTTTAGGAGTATTCACTTTAAGGACTGGTTCAGATTTTATTATAGAAACACCCGGCGATATTAATGTTAAAAACAGCAGAATAACGAATTTAGCTGCCCCTATTGAACTTACAGATGCAGTTAATAAACAATATGTTGATGGTGCGGCTAGTGCTTTCCAGGGCGGAACAGTTCCAAACGCAATTAATGTAACTTCTTCAACTGCATCAACTTCAACTACCACGGGTGCTCTTACCGTAACAGGCGGTGTAGGAGTCGGTGGTGCGATGTATGTAGGCGGAACTATATTTTCCGGCGGAAGTGCTGTATTAACATCATTATCTGGCGGTTTTAATGGTGGTACAATTTCTGGTACAATATTTGTTAATAATGCCACAGCATCGACATCTACCACCACAGGTGCTTTGCGTGTAACAGGCGGTGTTGGTATTGGCAGAAGTTTGTATGCGGGCGGCGACGGATTTTTTAATGGTATTAGATTTGGCAACGGAGCTGCCATTGGTTCGGGGTTTGCACAAAACGTAGCGATCGGTGGTGGCACCGGTATCAATGCTCCTTTAGGTTCAAATGTTAGCGGGTTTAACGCTATCGCTATAGGGTTTTCTACTCTTGGCCAACACACAGACGGTAACGACAATATCGCTATCGGTAATTCTGTAATGGCAGATAAAACTGCAGGAAGTCAATGTATTGGAATAGGCACCGATGCGTTAAAATTACATCAAGGTGCGGCAAATTTAGCCATAGGATACTTAGCAGGCAGTGCTATACTTTCCGGTGATAACAATGTTATTATTGGAGGAAATAGTGGTTCTGGAATTAATGGATTGAATAGTCATGTTATTATTGCTGACGGTATAGGCACTATTAAGCTACAGTTCAATAATACAGGAGCTATTAGTTTCGATGGAACAGATTATGGTTCTCTAGGAAAGGTTTTAACATCTAGAGGAACTTCTTTACCTCCAGAATGGGGTGATCCTCCGGGATTTACTGGCGGTACTGTAAGTGGTGATTCATCATTTATCAGCGGCACCGCTTCGACTTCTACTACAACAGGTGCAGTAACCGTTACTGGGGGAGTTGGTATTAGCGGTGCCTTAAATGTAGGGGGCACTATCGATGCTTCAAGTATTCAAAACACGCCTATAGGTTCTGTTACTAGAAGTTCCGGAGCTTTTACTACGGTAGCTGCTAACGGCGCAGTAACACTTACCGCCGGAACAAATTCTTCAAGTACCAGTACAGGTACGTTAGTAGTAACCGGTGGTGTTGGAATCAGTCAAGCATTAAATGTTGGTAGTGCTTTTAGTGCTGGCGGCGCAGTAACATTCACACAAAATACATCATCCTCTTCGACTACTACAGGTACGTTAGTAGTAACCGGCGGTGTAGGTATTAGTGGTGCATTAAATGTAGGGGGAGCGATTGCTGGTGCAAGTATTCAAAATACACCTATAGGTTCTACAACTATAAGCACAGGTGCATTTAGCTCTTTAACTTCTACTTCATTCACTACAACCGGCACAGCTACAATACAACAAACTGCAGAATTATTTCAGACTATTAACGCAGCTACTGGTACAGTTACACACAACTGGGCAGCTGGAGCAATTTTTCTACATACTAACCCATCTGCAGATTTTACCGCAAACTTTACTAATGTACCAACTACTAACAACTATAGCTATTCCGCGGTGTTGATAATCGTGCAAGGTGCTACTGGTAGAAGACCGACTGCTGTTCAAATCGCAGGGGTAAATCAAACCATAAATTGGGCTAATAATATTGTTCCCTCAGCAGTATCTAGTAGAAGACAGATATTTTCTTTCTCATTTATTAGATCTGGCGGTACATGGACTGTATTAGCATCGGCGCAAAGTTATTAATATGCCAGCAATTACTTTACTACCTAATCGCATTTATGCAGTTAATGGCGTTGTTACTATACCTACAATAACTCCCATTGTCTATGCATTCGATTCGGGTACAGAAAGTTTTACAGGAACTAATGCCACAATTACACTGTTATCGGCAGTCACCGGAGCACAACTAGAGGGTAACAGTGCCACTGATGTTTTTAACAATGTTAATGATACAAATAACTTTGACGGAACATATCGTTGGCAGTTTCAAACATTTGGAAATTCTTTAATGAGGTTTAGTAATTTAACAAATTATGATACTAGAGAAGTAATCGTTACTGCCAGGTTAAGAAGAAGGGCGGGCACGGGTAGTTTATTCATAGACTATGGTGACGGTACTGGAACAACTATTTCTGATAGCGAATTACCGTTAAATACTTTTACTGTTGTTACAAAAAGATTAATAGGTGGTGCCGGTAATTTCTTGGATTTTCCTAGCGATGGGAATTATTTTGGTTGGGACATTGATGTCGATTATGTCCAAATAAATGCTACAGGTGTTATTTTAACTAATTCTACTGCTACCGATCCTTCTATTCAAAGAACTGCACAGGTCAGTTTCGACGGTAGAAACTATAATAGAATAGATATCAGATTGAGAAGATTATCTGGAACTGGCTGGGACGGAAGTTTATATTTTACAAGACAGGGTAGAAATCAATTTTCGGAAAGTTTTAAAGCATTAATGACTGAACCCACCTGGGACGGAAACTTTCAAATAATCACAGTTAATATGGAAACATTATTTGCCGGCGGCACTGATTGGGTTGATAATACCATCACCGGATTAAGATTCGACTTTGGGACTTCGTCCGGAGACAATTTTCACATAGATTATATACAGTTATATAGAGGTTAAAAATGAGTACAGAAGATCAAAATAAAGCAGTTGTAACGTTAAAAAAAGGAGTCGATGTTGATGCATTTATCGAAGATATGGTCAGCGGTACAAATCATAATCAGTGGATGCCAAACCGTCAAGTAGAATTATATAATGAAAAAATTGACAGCAAACGAAACGTTGATTTTGTCTTAACGTTAGAGGAAGCAATATTATTAAAAAATGATCCGAGAATAGTCGATGTAAGATTTGGTACTAAGATAGAAAATGGTATTTTTATTAGGCCTAGCATTATAGAGGAGGCAAGGACTTATTCAAAAGAACCGGATCTAAATTCTAATCATTATAACTGGGCCATCCCTGCCTGTTCATTCCCAGATAATTTTTTTGCAACATCGGGCACGTTAAATTATAATCACGGTTACACATTAACAGGCAACGGTGTTGATATTGTTATACAAGATAGCGGAATTCTTCTTAATCATCCGGAATGGTTAAATTTAGCTGGTACAGCCAGTAGATTTCAACAAGTCAATTGGCCTAGTATTAGCGGCCTAACAGGAACATACACTCAAGACCCTAATCATTATACTGATCCAGACGGTCATGGAACCCACGTGGCTGGAACTGCTGCTGGCAGATTGTACGGTTGGGCTAAAAGAGCCAACATTTATGCGATTACTATTATAGACAATCCTGCGGCATTTGGTGTATCAGCTAGTTTTAACATGATTAGAGCGTGGCATAATTTAAAACCTATTATTGCAGAAACTGGGTATAGAAGACCGACTGTAGTTAATATGAGTTGGGAATATTTTACAACTTATACCAATATCAGCGGAGGAGAGTATCGCGGAACACCTTGGTCCGGTACAACCATGATCTCTGCATACGGCATGATCCAAACAATTTACAATAGGCAAGGATCATCTGCTCCATTTACTTATATACATCCTGTTCGAGTTTCTTCTGTAGATGCAGATATTGAAGATTGTATTGACGACGGCGTAATTTTGATAGGCGCTGCCGGCAACGAAGCACACAAAATCGATGTGCCGACTGGACAAGATTTTAATAATTTTTATAACAAAACCGGGGTGGGACAAGTATTTTATCACCAAGGATCTACTCCGTCAGCAGTACCGGGAGTCGCATGTGTCGGTTCAATAAGAGCTGCGACAACAGAAGCAAAAAGTTTATTCAGTAATACAGGTCCTCGAATTACTGTGTTTGCTCCTGGAGAAAATATTATCAGTGCTATACCTGAAGGTTCTAATATCGAAACAAATTCAGGATCAGTAGATTATCCTGCTAATACTGATTTTAAGAGCACTAAGATTGGCGGGACTTCTATGGCTTCGCCACAAGTTGCAGGGGTCGTTGCTTGTATGTTAGAATCTAGACCTGATTATAATCTAGATAAAACTAATACTTGGCTTACTAATTCAGCGGTACAAAATAGATTAACAAACAGTGGTGGCGGATTTACTGATTTATCAAGTCTCCAATCGGCAGAAAATAGATATCTGCAGCAGCCCTTTAGAAGTGGGTTTGTGTATGAAATTACAAAATCATAACTAGAATTTCTTAAAAATCTTCTCTATAAATATCCTTAATGGATACCAAAAATATTATTATCGCAGGTGGCGGTACTGCTGGTTGGCTTACCGCTCTTTTTTCAAGAAAATTATTTCCTAATGCCAATATTACTGTAGTAGAAAGCAGTGATATTGGCATATTAGGTGCTGGTGAGGGAACTACACCTAATATTATTGATTTTTTTGAACAATTAGATATTGATTATAAATCTGTAATCAAAGAAACCAATGGTAGTTTAAAAATATCAATAAAATTTGAAAATTGGAACGGTGATAATGAATATTATTATCATCCATTTGCGGTATCTAATCCTCACCTTAATGAATGCAATTACGGAACTAGGTTCTTTAATGTACAAGGATCATTTTTAACACATGGTATGTTAGCTAACGAAATCAATCCAGGAAGAACTACAACTTATTGTGTATATAGTGAAAAAAATAAAGTTCCGTTTTTCGTCGATTCGGCAAATAATTTAAAAGAAGTGGGAACCTTTGCTCTACATTTTGATGCTAGATTATTAGCAGAATATCTTAAAAAAATTGCAAAAGATAGAAATATAAATCGAATAGAATCTAACATAAAAGATATTGTTTTTGATCAAAATAAAAAAATAAAATCTCTAGTTTTAGAAGATGATAAATTATTAGATTTAGATTTTATTTTTGATTGCACAGGTTTCCAAAGACTAATTATCGGAAAAAAATTCAATTCTCCCTGGATTAATTATAATAAGTTTCTCCCGGTTGATACTGCTCTAGCATTTTTCTTACCGAGTAAAAATGATGTTGAACCTTATACTACTGCCTTAGCAATGAAACATGGTTGGATGTGGAAAATTCCCCTTCAGCATAGAACGGGTTGCGGTTATATTTTCGATAGTTCATATATCAACGAGAAAGAGGCTCAAGAAGAAATTGAATCAGTGTTGAAACAAAAAATTGAACCAGTAAAAACATTTAAATTTAAGGCTGGGTGCTACGAAAAAACATGGATCAATAACTGTGTGGCTATCGGATTGTCGAGCGGTTTTACCGAACCTTTAGAAGCTACATCGATAATGATGTCAATAAGAAGTCTCGAACTATTAAAAAATAGTTTAACTTTATCAGAAGATTTAAATCAAGACGTTATAGATAGCTATAATGAAAAAATAGTTTCTATGAATACACACATTATGGAATTTTTATATTCTCATTATGTGACTCACCGAGACGATACTGAATTTTGGAAAAAATTCACTTGGGAGAATGCTCCAGATAATCTAAAAAAGACAATCAATTTATGGAAACAACGACCAATCGATAACGATGATCAATCACTTTTTAAAATTTTTGGGCAAGCAAATTGGCTTTACGTGTTAGGAGGCAATGGAGAGCTCGAGCCCTCTGTTTATAAGAAATCATTCGAAGATAAGCAACTACAATCAGAGTGGAACATTTATTTTAAAAAATATCTTTCAACAGTTTATGATAGTGCAAAATCAGTATTTGATCATAGAAAATTTTTATCAATATTAGGTGCCAAATGATTAAAAAAATTAACACTATCACAATCGTCGGTGGAGGAAGTGCGGGCTGGATGTCGGCCGCTGCATTTGTAAAATCTTTTCCAGAAAAAGAAATTACTGTGATAGAAAGTCCAAACATTCCTATTATAGGTGTTGGGGAAAGTACCTTAGGTGCAATTAAAACTTTTTGTCATTATCTTGATATAGATGAAAAAGATTTTATAAAATATACAGATGCTACTCTTAAAATGAGCATTAAATTTACTGATTTTTACGAAAAGGATTCTGGATCGTTTCATTACCCTTTCGGTGCGCCGGTTTTAAACAATGTTTCAAAATCTACTCAAGACTGGTTAATTAAAAAAGCACTGTACCCGGAAACTCCAAATCAAGATTTTGTAGATTGTTATTTTCCTTCAGCAGCACTATTTCGAAACAACAAGTTTAGTTTAAATTCTAAAAAAAACTTTGATAATTTTACCCCAAAGAATGATGTAGCATATCATTTTGATGCTACTAAATTCGGAGCTTGGTTAAAATTAAAATATTGTCTGCCTCGGGGTGTTAAATTAATACCAGCCACTGTTACTGATATAAAAACAGACGACTACGGAATAAAAGAATTAATTTTAGACACCGGTGACACTGTTGTTTCAGATCTTTATATCGATTGTACCGGGTTTAGAAGTTTATTAATAGGACAAACTTTAAAAGAACCATTTAAATCTTTTGAAGATATTTTAATTAATAACCGAGCTTGGGCATGCCAAGTTCCTTATAAAGATAAGCCGAAAGAAATCGAACCATTTACACATTGTACCGCAATAGGGCATGGATGGGTGTGGAATACTCCGCTATGGAGCAGATTAGGGACTGGATATGTTTATTCAGATAAACATATAGATCCAGATAATGCACTTGAAGAATTTAAAAATTATCTCATGTCGAACAAAATGTTAATTCCTAGATCAAAAGAAGAAATAGATAATTTAAAATTTAAAGATGTAACGATGCGTGTAGGGATTCATGAACGAACATTTGTAAAAAATGTAGTTGCTATAGGACTAAGTGCAGGGTTTTTAGAGCCTTTAGAATCTAACGGCCTATACAGTGTCCATGAATTTTTGTTCAAATTATTAAAAACAATATCAAAAAACTCAATAACCCAATGGGATCGAGATGTATATAATAAAACAACCTATAATATGTTTAGGTCGTTTGCAGAATTTATTTCTTTGCATTATGCGTTGAGTATTAGAGACGATACTAATTATTGGAAGGAAAATTCTCAAAGAGAATATCTAAAATTTATAGTTCCTAATCAATTAATTGGCGGATTTAATACATTATCGCAAAGTAAAATGTATGATTATTCTTTGCCGGATACATCGGGAATTAATTGGGTGGCGGCAGGAATGAACTATTTTGTATTTGACGATATTACTGAAAAAATATTTCAAACACAAGATTTAACTGATCATAAAATTAAATACGATCAAATGTTTAAAGAATTTGAAAGAAGAAAATCGCGCTGGGAGGAAGCTGCTAACCAAGAACAAACCTTATATGATTTTCTAAAAACCAATTATTATTTTGAGGATTAAAAAATGAGAGTATTAGGTGTCAGTCCATTACACGATTCTTCGGTTGGTATCATCAACGACGGAGAAGTAGAACTTTTTTATAAAGAGGAACGGCTGACCAAATGGAAAAGAGATGCCGAGCCTTTTGCATCAGTTGATAGAGCAATAGCCGAAGCCAAAGGACCTATAGATCACGCCGTTATAGGAGCACCAGCCCCGGATCATCCGGCACTAATGACCTGGCTATTTTATCTACAGAAAAAAACTGGGTTGAAGGCTATTGTTGATCTTTCTAAAACACACCATCTTCAACATGCTGCATTAGCTTTTTATAATAGCGGGTTTGAAGAAGCTGCAATTATTGTTGTTGATCGAAGTGGATCGATTTACGCAAATGATAATATTAGAGAATGTGAAACTATTTTTAAAGCAAGTTATCCTTGTTATTTTCATGAAATATATAAGAATTTTTGGTTTGATGTATATAATGCCGAAACACATAGATGGATGCAAAAACAATACGAAAAAAATCCTAAGTGCGAACATCAATGCAAGAGCATGTACGGTATAGTTTCTGTTTATGAAACAGCAACATCCCTAATCCAGCAGAGCGTATTAGAAAACGGAAAAACTATGGGATTAGCATCATACGGGAGACCTAATCCAAATGCTCCAAAATTATTTTTATCAGGAAATATTCCTAACGATTTATTATTTGACCGTTCAGAAGTTCCTGGATCGTGGTATGCTATTAATAAAGAATTACAAGTGCATTCTAGAAAAAATATAACAAAAGAAAATTATCAATTTTTTGCAGACTATGCTTACCAAGTTCAAGTTCAGTCACAGGAAGCTGTTTGTCATTTGATAAAAAAAGCTATAGAAAAAACAGGCCTGAAGAAGATATGCATAACCGGCGGCTATGGATTAAATATTGTAGCAAATCACTACTATACTACTCAATTTCCGGATGTTGAATTTTACTTTGAACCATTAGCAGATGATTCTGGTAACAGTTTAGGAGGAGCTATGTATGTTTATCGGAACGAATCGCAGGATCCAGTAATCAAACCAATACAGCATACGTTTGTGCATGGAAAAAAATATTCTCTTGAAGGAATTGAGGGAGAATCGTGTAATGTATCAGACATTGCTAAACTTTTATATAATTACAAAAGCGTTGGAATATATAACGGACTAGCAGAAAGCGGTCCGCGAGCATTGGGTAATAGATCGATTATTTTTAATCCAGCACACCCCGATGCAAAAGATATCGTTAATAAAATTAAAAACAGAGAATGGTATCGACCATTTGCTGCCATGGTGTTAGAAGAGGATGCTCCTTTATTTTTTGAAATGGGGCACATTACAAGCTGTCCATTTATGACTATGAGCTTTCCAGTAAAGCCCGATGCAAGGAACAAAATTTCAGGAGTAATTCATGCAGATAATACATGTAGAATTCAAACAGTTACAAGCAAGGATGGTCATATCTATGAGTTGCTAACTGAGTTTAAAAAAATATCAGGTTTCGGTGTTTTACTTAATACTAGTTTTAATTTAGCAGGAAAACCGCTTATAGAAGAGCCTGCAGAAGCAATTGAAACTTTAAAAAATTCTCATCTTGATTATGTGTGGTTTCCAGAAATAGGAAAAATTGTAAATTAAGATGAAAGATTTTATTATTTCAAAAAAATTCATAAAAGACGATATATGTCGATCGATGTCTCAGAGAATGTTTTTGTCTGAACAAACTGGAGCGAACATAAACTACAACGATGTACAATGTAAAAAAAGCATTTCTTTTTACGGAATTTTTAATGATATACAAGCGTTGTGTCATAAAAAAGTAGAAGACGAAGTGGGAGAGGAATTGATCCCAACATATAATTATTCTAGAATTTATAAATGGGGAGAAATTTTAAAAAGACATGTGGATAGAGAATCTTGTGAAATCAGTTTTACAATTACTCTAGATTATGCACTGTCACCGTGGTCGTTTTGGGCAAGAAGCAATGATCAAGATTTTCAGATAATATTAAATCGTGGCGATGCTTGTATATACCGAGGGTGTGCTATTGAGCATTGGAGAGATCAAATGATTCATCAAAATTGGCAGACGCAAGCATTTTTTCATTATGTTAGAAAAAATGGTCCTTATGCTAATCACGCACACGATCAAATTGTTAATAGACTTCATCATAATGAATAAAAATAAACAAAACGAATTTCTAAATTTAATCATTGTTGGAAATATGTTTTCTACTCAAGAGTGTGACACACTGATAAAAATATTAGACGATAAGTGGGTCAGCGGAAAAACAATAGGTTCTAAAATTACTGGTAAGACGGACGATATACGAGTGGTTGAAATCGCGATGAAAGAACTTCCTAAACTTGTTACATCAAAAATTTTAGAAAAAGTTTTTGATGCTAATAAAAAATTCTACAATTTTAACATTAAAGGATTTGAGGACTACGACCCCCCGTTAATGTTTAGATATACTGATGCAGAAAAATCGCACTATGATTGGCACAATGATTTTGGTCCTACAAATATATCTACTAGAAAATTAAGTTTTTCTATTCTACTATCTGATCCTAACGAATTTGAAGGCGGGACTCTAGAGTTTATTCCGTCTTTTTCTGAATATACTAGTGTTAGGAAAGGAAGTATTGTAATTTTTCCGTCATATCTAATTCATAGAGTAACTGAGGTTACTAAAGGAATTCGATATTGCATAGTAGGATGGATACACGGAGATAGTTTTCAGTAACTATTTTTGAAAAAATTTCTTAGAAACTCGAGACATTAAATCGTAGTTTCTTAAAAAAGTATTATTTCTTCTTAGATTAAAAATCATCCACTGGTCTTCTCTTCGAGTCGATTCTCGAACTTCGTAATCAAACTCACCTATTTTTATCGGTAGCAGATAACATAATGGTGTACCTGCTGCTACAAGGGTTTCCGATTTTAATTCATGCCAAAATAAAGGTACTGTTATTTGATTATTAACTGTTGGATCATATATTCCAGTTGCAGGTGTGAATCGATTTTCTTCGTTGTAGGGTATATTAGTTTGCAATAATAACCATCCCTTAGGTAAATGAACATGCCAGCTAGTGCTAATTTTAACTGTACTTTGATGACATTTTTTACCTTCAATCGTTTGATTGTCGAAAAAATTTACAAGCCAATCCGGATCGTGATGACTTATTCCTTCGTTGGTATTCAAAAATATATCGTTATTAGGAAATTCGATATTCATTAAATCTCCATTTGTGATAACTTTGAAATCATACCAAGTTCTCAGTACAAATCCATACTTATAAGGTGTAAATATTCCCGGACATTTGGAAGTATGATGATACTGATATTTAGGATTATTTTTGAGAGTTGTACGCATCCTTTCTAACCAACTAAATTTTATTTTAGAGGCTGGTTCGATCGGAAAAGAATATAACGAATTTACATTTGTTGAATAAAATTCAATTTTTTCTTTTTTAAACAACATTTGGATTCCTTAAAAATGTACATCCTTTTCTAAAATAGAAACTATTCTTTCGAGCCGTTTCTTCTTCTGTTATGTTCAGACAGTGATGTTCAATATCAAAAGATTGATCAGGTATAGGAATTAATTGACAAAGAGGTGTTCCTGCTTTTATTAATTCTTGTCCATATAATACGTTCCAAAATATCTGAGGATTAACTTCTACAAAATTTCCAGATCGTAAAATTCCGCTAGAGCATTGAAATCTCGTATCATCGGAGTAATTAATAGGAACCATTAATAAATTCCAACCTTTAGGAATTTCCACGCTCCACGGCATTGAAATTTTAACTAACAAATCTAAGCTGTACGGCGGAACTGGAACTTGATTTTCTAAATGAGTTAGGTCTATAACTTTTATAGGTTCTTTTACATAATTAGTTATTTGTTGCAGGCTCTGCGGAAATGTTGCAGGTACTTTCCATGCAAATTGATTTTTTCCGTTAGTTTCAATAATTAAGTCAAACCAAGTAGTTACAGTCCAACCTAAATTTCCTAAATCTTTTATTCCTGGACATTTTGCAGCACTGACACATTGAGGACCATAAGATGATAAATTTGATGTTCTTTTTTTATAAATTTCTAAAGCTTTTTTAATCCATAAGTGTCGAACTTCCTTTGTTGATAAAATAGGATATTGCTCAACTACACCCGGAACGCTCGAATAAAATTTAAATTTTGGTTTTTTCTTAAATATCATTTTGTTATAAACCTACAAACATTTTTGAAGGAATATCTTGCTTGCTCTTTTTTCTGATTTTCATCGTAATCTAGACAATCAAAATCAAAATTAACTTGATTGTCTGGTATAGGAATTAATTGACAAAGAGGTGTTCCTGCTTCTACAAGTTCTGTTCCATCACCTTGATGCCAAAATAACTGAGGATTGATTTCTCTATCACCGGGTTTTAAAATACCTGTGCTTGCAGTAAATCTAACATCATCTGAATAACTAACTGGTAATACCAATAAATTCCAACCTTTAGGTATTTCTACTGCCCACGGAGTAGTTATTTTTATTAAAATATCTAATGAATTATTTGGTACCGGAATTTTCATAGTAGGCAGATTTAAATTCATAAAACTAATTAACGGTTGATTGTAATTTGAAAATTTTACCTCGTCTTTTAAAAACGGCGGAATTTTAAAACTACACGATTCTCCGTTATTTTTAGTTTCGATAATGAAATCAAACCAAGAAGTTAAAATCCAACCAGTATTCATTGCAGAAAAAATTCCTGGACATTTTATTGCTCCAGAAAAAGGAATTCCAAAATTTTTAATATCGGAAGTTATGGATTTATAAGATTCTGCAACAGGTCTAATCCAATTTCTTTTAAACGATTTTGATTCTATTATTGGAAATTCTTTAGTAACTGCTGGCAGAGAAGAATAGAATTTAAATGAATTTTTTTGTTTTTTAATTCTGAACATACGATTATATATGTTCGAGAAATTAATCTAAGAGTATAATTGATTTAGTACTTAATACAGGCCATTAGAGCTCGATTTCTTGGACGCATTTCTGAAGTATCCCATCTAGTTCCGGATGCAGCGGCAGGAGCTGCCCATCTACCACCGAATAAGTTACCTGTAAAAGATCCAAAGATTGTTTTGCCCATATATACTGGACCGTGGCTATATGCTGTTGTGTTTGAACCTACGTTACTTTGATAAAAACCTTTCCAATCTTGGTCTTGGAATGAAGCAAACCCTCTTCCGCTATCTGCTCCTCTTCCATCATCCCAAGCACGAATAAATTCTCCCCTGAGATCTGGAAGACTAAAGCTGGCTCCGCCGCCGCCCCAGGTATATCCTATGGCATTAAATAACGCCGCATAAGTTGTAGTTGAAACTGATGCGCCGTTAGCTTTTAGCCAGCCTTGAGGAACTGTTGAGGTTGCAAATAATTCTATAGCTCCGGTGGGTATTAATGGGGTCCATATTAATCCAGTATAAAATTCAGGAGCAGCAATATCTGTATTATAACGAATCATTCCTGTTGTCGGCGACGGTCTTTGTGCAGTTGTTCCGCTAGGAAAAACAAATGCTCCAGTGTCGTCAATAGTAATATTTTTTAAAGTGGCCACGTTAATACCTCAAAACTTAATACATGCTAATAATGATACATTTCTTGGTCTAATTTCAGAAGTATCCCAAGCTGTACCCCATGAAGAACCCGGAGCTGACCAGTGTCCTAGAAATAAGTTACCAGTATAGGTTGTGATAGTTTTACCCATATATACTGGTCCGTGAGAGTATGCAGTGGTGCCCGAACCTACGTTACTTTGATAAAATCCTTTCCAGTCTTGATCTTCAAAACTAGCAAAGCTTCGACCAGAATTTACTCCTCGGCCGTCATCCCAGACTCTTGGAAATTCTCCTCTCATATCGGGCACGTTAAATGTTCCTCCCGAACCGCCCCAAGTATAACCTATTACTGCAAACAAATTTGCATATGTAGAAGTAGAAAGACCTGCACCGTTAGCTTTAACCCAACCGTCGGGCGCAGAATTTCTTGCAAAATATCTAACAGCACCAGTTGGAACTAATTCATACCATGTGACACCGTCTGACCACTCTTCTTGTTGAGTAGTGGTGTTAAATCGAGCAGCACCGATCTGTGCTGCCGGTCGTTGTGCAGTAGTTCCGACTGCTAGTCTAAGGAAACCTGTATCATTAACAGTTAAACCTTGAAGGGTTGCCATCTTTAAAATTTACTCCGTAGGTTTTGGATACTTTGCTTTAACTGCTAGACACTTAGCAATATAGTCGTCAATCTGCTGTTGATCACCTTTAACAATACCGTCGAGATAATCAGCGAAATCTGGATACTCAAATTTTCTAAAGTCTGAATAGGTAAAGTTATCAGTTGGATTTTCGGGCGGAGGTGGAATATCCTTATATACCCAAGCACCATCTTCAAAATGTATTTTCTTTCCTTCGACTGGATCTGGCGGAGAAAAAGTTACGGAACTTCCAGGTATTAACCAATTACCTGGCTCGAGAGGATCGGGATCTGCTACTCCTTCGCCTAAGTATTCATATGTATCTGGATGATAATTGTAAATTTTCATTTTTGTTCCTATGTTATTAATATTTAATACAAGCTAATAATGCTCGATTTCTTGGTCTAATTTCTGAACCGTCCCAAGCAGTACCAATAGCAGCAGCAGGTGCTGCCCATCGTCCGCCAAACATTCCTGGAGAACCCGCAAAGGTTCCAAAGATTGTTTTTCCCATATATATTTCACCATGGGAGTAAGACGTTGTATTCGAACCAATATTACTTTGATAAAATCCTTTCCAATCTTGTCCTTCGCCCGAAGCAAAACTTCTACCACTATTTACGCCTCGACCGTCGTCCCATGATCTAGGAAATTCTCCTCTAAGATCTGGAAGATTAAAGCTGGCTCCGCCGCCGCCCCAGGTATATCCTATGTTATTAAATAACGCCGCATAAGTTGTAGTTGAAACACTAGCACCATTGGCTTTTAACCATCCATCGGGTGCTGTACTTCTTGCAAAGTACATAATAGATCCTACAGGATACAATGGTTCCCATACTAGTCCCGTATAAGTTTCTGGGACTACAAGAGAAGTGTTATAACGAATCATTCCTGTTAAAGGTGTACCAGGACGTTCGGCAGTTGTACCTATCGGTATTAAAACCGATAGGTTTGATCCGGATACTGTGGTATTTTTTAATATTGCCATATTAATTTTTACCCTTTAATTCCTCAATTTCTTTCTTAAGAGACTTAATAGATTCAATCAAATAAGCTGTTAGTTTTGTATAAGCAATACCATAAGGTTTTCCGTTTGCATCTTTAGTTACAATTTCAGGAATAACTTTATATACGTCTTCGGCAATCAATCCTGCTTCATTTGTGACTGATTTATCTTTACGATCATATGTCACTCCTGTTAGTTGTAAGATAGCATCTAACGCATTATCTATCGGACTAACATTTTCTTTAAATGCTATACTTGATGTTTCGACGATAGTTGCAGCAGTGAGTTGTCCGCTAACACCCAATCCGCCTGTTACTACCAATGTTCCAGTACCTGTAGTGGTTGAAGCAACGTTAGCAGTGAATGTCACTGAATTATTAGCAGCTAATGTTGTAAATGCACCTGTTCCTCTGGTAGTACCACCAACATTCATATTATTGATGTTACCTGTAGTGTTAGGGGCAATAGTTACAGTGCCGGTTCCAGTAGGCTGTAAGCTCATGCTTACGTTTGATCCGTTAGCCGTTAATGCTCCGCCTAAGTTTAATGCTCCGCTAATACCAGTGCCACCTGTTACTACTAATGTTCCAGTTCCGGTGCTACTTGAAGCAACGTTAGCAGTGAATGTCACTGAATTATTAGCAGCTAATGTTGTAAATGCACCTGAGCTTCTACCAATAGAACCAATCGGAGTATTATCAATACCTGACGCACTTAAACTGCCTACGTTAAAACTACCTGCTACGTTTAAGTTGCCACCAATACCAACACCACCGGACACTACCAATGCACCGGTTAATGCATCATCGGATTGAGTATTAGCAGTAATAGTTGTTGCGCTATTTGCAGTTAAAGTGGTAAAGGCCGCGGATGATCTAGTTACATTACCGATAGCGGTTGATTGAATACCACCTGTGGCAGTAACAAACTGTGTGGCTGTAATAGTTCCGCCGGCATTTATATTTCCGCTGAGTCCGATACCGCCAGTTACAATAATAGTACCGGTGCCTGCACTAGTAGATTCAAGAGCTCCTGTAAATAAATTTGATCCGGTAGTAGTAAATCTTAACGGAATATTACCAATCGTAGTAACTTCGTCCCCAGACACAAATACTTGACCAGCAATAACAGCATTAACAGCAATGTTACCACCACCAGAACCTAGTGCAGACTGGATATAAGTCTTAATAGCTTTTTGTGTTGGAACAATGTTATCACTGTTAGCAAAGAATGTCGCATCTGTTGAGAATTCTCTAATAACTGCATTGGTACCGCCTAATGTAATACCACCTAAAGATAGTTCGTTCAGTCCTGACAAGTTAAATGCATCAGCGTTCAGTGTTGCAATACCAGTTGATTGTTCAACTCGGAACAGCTCACCAACTCTAAAGTTACCGTCTTGATCAGTACTTGTGTAGAATACACGACCTCCGCCGACCTCAACAACTTCGTTTTGTTGATCAGGAATATTAACAGGTATTCCTGGATAGTTAGAATCACTCTTATTACCAGTTCCGATATTTAAGAAATCATGACCAGTTAAACGAACTTGACTATATTTGCTTCTAACGGTCGTAGCTGTATTGTGTGCTGGTGTTTTAAACACGGACATCGGTGGGCTAATTTGGAATCTTGCAGTGTATAATCCAGAAGGTAAAGCACTAGGCCCATTTTCTATTACGTTTAATAATTCATCAATACAATCATTTATTTTTTGATCTATAACTAGATTCGAAACTTGAGGAATACTATAATTTCCTGAAGGTGAAATTCTTTGCTCAACTTCTTGGAAGGTTATATTAGGTTCCTCATCGATAAGAATTGATTGTACTAAATCTCTTAGATGTAAAATACCATCTCTAGTAGGAGTCAATTGATCTGTAATAGCTATTAGAGCACTAGGACTACTGTAATAGCGAAGTCCTGCTTCTCTAGATCTTGAAAAACCACCGTATATATCATAGACTAATGCATCAATAATAAAACCTGCATCTCTAGCACAAATTTCTTGATCGTAGTCTAGATTTTCATAGCTAGCATTAATGTATGCAATAACTTCTGCTTTGATATACTCTTTATTATCAAGTAAAAGTTGTTTGATTCTATCTAAATCGCTGCCTGTTTCTAGAATTCTTCTAATAACTCTGGCGTGATCTTCGATTGAAGGACCACCTTGAGCTCCGCCAGTAATACTTGGAAAACGCTCTTGGAATTTATTATTTTGAGTTCTAGTATAAGTCTCGTTTCTAATAACTTTTTGTGCAATCGTGTTAATTCTATCAATTGCAGCGATTGTTTGCGGCTTTTGCTCACTTATAACTAGTGCAGCTGTAGCAGCATAGTATCTCTGGCCTGCTTCGATAGTTTTTGCGATATCACCAAATAAGTCATCAGCAATTGCTTGAACGATCAGTCCTGTATCTCGATAACATATGGCTCTATCATATGTAAAATTAACAAATTCATCGTCAATCCAATCATTAACTGCTTCTCTAAGATTAGTCCTAGAATCTTCAATAGAGTCTCTAGCACTTATCAAAGCACCGGGATAATCATCAAACGTATTATCTGTTTCAGTTACAGTAATTCCGATAGTTGAAGGTGTTAAGTTAATAATTGCAATAAAATCATCCATTAATCTATCAACTTCAACAGCAGTTCCTGCATCTCCAGGACTTAATGATCTATCTTGTGTTACACCAGCCGGCATTCCAACTGCTGGTGTAACTATATTATTTTGAACAACGTCTTGAAGTATTGCACTTAGATTTGATAGTAAGTCCAAATATTCAGTCTTTATAGTAGATGCTGTTCCGCTATATCCCGGAATTCTCAATGTAGAGCCACTATAGAATGACGAAGCAAATCTAATAACTTCTGCATTTCCGGTATAAGTTAAATCGTGTGCTACGGACAATACAATTTGTTCAAGTTCTTGTCTAAATACTGTTGAATTAACTGTAATGCTTGGATTTGTATTAACAAAATATCTCCAAGCTTGTGCTCCGATAAATTCTCTGTTTGCCAATAGTAATTCTTTACCTAAATTTTCTTCGGCGTTAGCATTACCGTCTGGCATTACAGGATCTGGTAATGGTTTGAAAAATTCGTCATTCTTCATCCATTCGATTAGTGGAGCTAGTAAGTTAGCGACTGTTCCGAATCCCGTAAGGACATTCGAAGCATTAGCTCTGTAATAGGCCATACCCGATTTAATAGATTGGAAATTGCTTCCGAATATAACATCATATCCGATAGAATCTATAATATAGCCAACATCCCTAGAACAAGTATCTCTATTAAAAACTAATGTAGGATAATTGTTTTCAATGAATGTGATGATATTTGCCTGTATTGTTGATTTTGCAGTTAATAACGCAGATCTAGCAGATAATAGACCTCCGCTGACCCATCCCGTATCTGGAGCAATTGATGCAGGAGGAGTACCTGTATTAATAGTGGTTCTAATATCATTAACTCTGTCTTGCGCGAATGCTGCTGCTGCAGAAGATCCGGCTGTACCTGAGGTATCTTGATTTAATGTATTACCTACTGATTTGGTAATAGATATACCTTGTAAAATATTACCTAAAATAGTCCTTAAATGGTTATATGCGGCTAATGTAGCAGTTTTATCATTCTGATCGATTTGAAGTTCAGTATATGAGTAGTAAGAATTTCCTGCTAACAGACTCATTAAATTGCCGCCATAGGTTAAATCATATCTTAATGCATCAATAATATAACCTACATCCCTTTCACATTTTTCTACATTGTAGCTCAAACCAACGAAACCAGGAGTTGCCGCTGCGATTTGAACTTGTATCCAAGCTGTGATTTCTTCGATGATAAAATCCGTATTAGCTAACAACAATCTTCTAGCATTAAAATAACCAGTATTATATCCTGTAGGATCGGGAGTAGATATAGCCGGAACTGCGGTAAGCCCGTCATCTAATATGTCATAAATGATATCCATATTAGCATTTGATCTAGAAATAGCAGTAGCATCACTGTCTAAATTGATCGAAATAGCAGATTTTAAACTAGTTAGAGCAGCTAATGTAGCAGGTTTCTGGCTCTGAGAAATTAAATCACTTAGGTATTCGAGAGCAAATGCTGTTTGGAATCGTTGATCTTGGAAATTTGCATAAGTACCACGTCTATATTGTTGTAACGCTGCTAAAATTCTGGCATTAGAACCATAAACAATGTCTTCGCCCAATGCATCTAATAATAAACCAGTATCCCTAGAGCACGTTACTTGATTATAGGTAAAGTTATCAAGATAGCTTAAAATTTCTTCTTGGATAAATTCTTTGTTTGCTAACAATAATTGTCTAGCACCGATCAAGCCAGCTGGCCCTATAGTATCTCTAACAGTAACTAATTTATAGAATGTGTCGTCGCCTGCAAACTGAATATTTGCACCTGGAGTCGGCAAGTTCGTTAATGATTTAACGTAGATAAACGAACCAGTTTGGCTAATATCGGCGTATCCGTCTCCCTCAACAAAACCGTCTGCATTTAACCAACCAGTACCTCTATTTAAGAATGTTGGTTGTGCTAAAACTCCGTCTGCCACACGAACTCTAAATCTAGCATCTTCGGTGTTGTTTGGATCAATCAATCTCATGAAAGGACCAGATCTATACCCGCTGCCCGGATTGATGATTACAATTCTAGAAACATTTGAACCAGCTAATCGGCAACGAGCAAGGGCGCCGGTACCAGGATCTGGGGAAATGGTTAAAGTTATAGGAGCAGATGGATATCCTTTACCTTTATTGACCATCTCGTAGTCAGTTATTTCTCCTGTAAATTCATCAATAACCGGACGTGCTATCGCTGTGGTACCGGCAAATGCCAATGTAGCGGTACCATTGGATGCAGATCCTATATCGTGTGTAGGAGGTGTAGTTCCGGTAGTCCCCGAAGACGTTACCTGATACCAATGTTTAACTCCTTGAGAGTTTGTATAAGAGATATAATTTCCATTTGTTACGCTAGTCGAAGCTGCCCATGCCGATCCGGTAAATGGATCGGAAACAACTAATTCGACTCCTTCGCTGTATCCCTCTCCTGATTCATCAACGGTAATTCTAGCAACTACTCCTGTAGTAGTTGCGGTTGCTACTGGTTCAGCAGTAACATTACCATTAACTAGATCGTAGGATAATGCTTCTACGATAAATCCGGTATCTCTAGCACACAACGGTTGATTATAATCAAAATCATCATATTCAGAATTTATAAAACCGATAACTTCGGCTTTGATGTATTCTCTATTAGATAAAATTAAATTTGAAGCTGCTAAGTAGGTTCCTGATCCCGGATTTCTTTGTACGATTCCTTTAATCAAAGTGAGACAATTTTCAATAGCTAAAAGAGAATCTGGTTCAAATACTTCTAAATTAGTTCTTTGACCGTCTTCTTTTAAAATCCAACGATCTAAATCTAGGTCTGTTGTAAATAATGGACTCGATGTGTGCGCAATATCACAGATATATGTGCCGCCATTAACAACTACTACATCATTAACATCATACGCTTCGTCTGAATCCCAAACCCCCTGCCATACTAATGGTAAATCTAGTGATGGTACTATAACAATGTTCTGGACAATATCTTGGAAAAACGATATCATTGTTTCGATAGCGTCTAATGCTGCGGTTTGACCGGTGCCTGATCTGTCAGATAGAAATACTTGAGAAATTCCGCAACTTAAAGAATTATTCACACCTCTGGTCGAAATATCTCTAACTACCGCATCAACTATTAATCCTAAATCTCTATTCCATGTAGCGTCAGCCTCGCCTGAAAAATTTAAATCAATATATTTTCTAATTTCGGTAATAATAAATTTTCTATTGATGTTCAAAAGATTAGCGGCTTTTACTAGTTCTTCACCGTTTTCAATAGTAAAATATACTGTGTTGATCCATGTATCGATAGCGTTTGCAATACCCACAGGAGCTACATATCCGCCACCAGCAGGAGTTCTAGTAATTCCAGTTTGATATATCACTCCCGGATTTGTATTTGCGGCTACAGCTTTGGCTACAACACCTGCTCTTTCAATAGCAGCAAGAGTTTGAGTTCTTTGAGATATGCCGATTGCGACCAACGCACTAGCATTTGCGTAGTACCTTAATCCGGCAGTAGAACTTCTATAATTTCCGCCGCCAATAAATGATATAACTGGTGCAGATGAGTAGTCACTACCTGGATCGGTTATCGAAACTGAAACTACTTCTCCGTTGATTCTAGGTCTTAAAATTGCTCCATTACCACCGCCATCTCGTACTGCTAAAGCAGGATTACTTGTATAATTTTCACCTGGATCATCTACCGTAACTAGATCAATTACAGTGTCCATTGCAGTGACTGTTGCCTCTGCGTCGCTACCACCACCACCACTGAATGATAATGTAGGTATTTCAGACCATTCTCTTCCGCCATCGACTACAGTTAATGTATTGATCGCGCCCGTTCTATTAGCGGTAGCAGTAGCATTGGTGCCACCGCCACCGGTAATTTGAACACCCGGAGTTGTTTGATATCCTCTACCGCGATTTAAAATCTCGATAGTATCTACACTACCGATGATATTAGCAACAGCAGTAGCATCTGTTCCTTCTCCTCCGATAATCACTGTAGGAGGTGTAGAATATCCAGTACCGGAAGTATTAACTACTATACTAGTAATAACTCCCGGAGTAACTCCTGCTACCCAATTGCCGAAATCAATAACGGCACTAGCAGTGGCATTTACACCACCACCGCCGGATAGAGATACTGTGGTAGTAGATGGTTTGTATCCGTTGCCGCCTTCTGTTACTGTGATAGTACTTACACTAGCAGAAAGAATAGCTCTAGCAGTTGCAAAAACTAAAGGTTCGCCTCCAATTAAAGTCACTTGAGGAGCAGATGTGTAACCCGAGCCCGGAGTATCAACATCTATCGATCCAATCACTTGACTTATTTGAGCAGATATAATAGCTCCGCTGCCACCGAGTCCTGTTACAATAACCGACGGTGGAGAAGTATAGCCCAAACCTCCATCTATAAGATTTACTGTCTTGATTGTCTGTGTAATTGATGCTGATGCTGCTGCAATTCTACCTATATATTGCAACGTCGCAGTTCCGTTAGCCGCAGTACCGGTTGTATGAGATGGGGCTGATACTCCTAATTCTCCTGCAACGGTTACTTCATAAACTCTTCTCGCGGTGGTCCTAATATATGAACCCAGCTCAACTTCTAGTCCTGATTCCCAATCAATAGTATTAGCTGGTAAGCCTCCACCAACAAATGATAATGTAGGAGCAGAGGTATAACCAGTACCTTTACTCTGAACTACAACACTATCGACTCCGCCGAGAATCTCTGTAATTCCCTGTGCAGATTCGTTTCCATCTACCAAATCAGGACCTGCTAAAGAAATCACAGGCGGTGTAGTGAATCCTTTACCACCATCGGATAAACTTACCACATTTATACCCAATGTTCGAACAGGTGTTCCTTCTGCTCCAACACCTGTAGAAAATTGTGGTCTTGGTTCAATAATATATCTTGTAGTGGTGTCTAAGAACGGTAGAGGTGTTTGACCTCCGGTCGCTAGGCCTCCCGAAGTATATGTTCCAAATCCTGTTCCATCAACAGCAGTTAATAACGTATAACTTGTATATAAATCGAACTGAGTGTTATTAACTCTTACTACATAATAGGTATTTCCATTTAATTGTGTCATGCCCCCGACACTACTAAACGTTACAGTAAATCCATCCACTAATCCGTGATTTCCGGCAGTTGTAATTCTAACAGGATTAGTCTTAGTTGCTGCAGAAACTGAAGATACTAAATTCTGTACAATTATATCCCAACCAGCTTGATATAATAAAGCGTCACCAGTACCGTTGGTAAGTGTTGTTACTGTTTTAGTTACTGTATCTGTATATAAGGTTATTTCTGTTGAACTTGGTTTTGCTTTTACATAGTACAAAGTAGAAGAAGATAGACCGCCAAACAGTGTTCCAACAAACATTATTGGAGAGTCTATATCTAATGATGTGTTGCTATTAACTGTTACTGTGTTAGTACCGCTAGCAGTTGATGTAACAGTTAATGGGACAAATGATTCTTTTAGTACAAATAGATCTTTTGATCCGCCATCAAAATTATTAACAATCGCATATTGTCCTGCGCCTGCTCCATCAATGAGAGTAATTCTCATCCCATTGTATCCGCCAGTTACTGTGGTATCAGAAGCAGAAAGCCTAATGTCAGTTGTTGTGCCTTGCTGTGCGTTATTTGTAACAGTTAGATAATTATCACCATCATCTAAAACTCTAATTTCGCAAACGCCACCGTCTTCAAAATTAGCAGTAGTAGAAAGGGTAGCACTTCCGGGACCTGTAAAAGAATACGTTGCTTCAGTATAATTTTCGCCTGCATTAAGATATTCTAAATATAATAGACTATTACCGTTAGTTTGTACTCTATCGATCTGTGCGTCTAATCTTCTATTATCAACTTCTGCGGTTCTAGAAATTTCGGTCGGATCGACTCCCTCCGATACAGAACCAAAAGTACCGTAAGAGTTATTACCGTTAGTAGCACGGATAACACCGCCGTTTTCGCATAGATATCCAATGTATCCGTAGTATGTAAATACGGAAACTAGTTCAGCTCGACCTTGATTGGTACACCATGCACCGATAGAATCGCTCATGACTTGTGTAAAATCATTTGACGTAATTGATTTGTTACCGCCGTTGTGCAACGCACCGTCGATCTTTTGACCTACACCGTAATCGCCAAATGTTGTTACGTTTTGTACGTAAGGAGAACGTTCTCCTACCCACACACTTTCATCGTTAGGGCCCGAGCCCGGATCAAGGCCGATCCATGCACCACCAGTAGGTCTTCTAGTACCATATTGATTTGGCGCAGTCAGTCCAGAGGTTCCGGGTGCCCCGGTTGCTCCTCTAAATGTAAAGTTACGAACTGTTGTGCTATCTCTCATGTAGAACTTATCTAGATGCGAGGTTTCGGTGGTCGGTTCAACGATGCTCATACGAAGTTCGTCACCAACTAAAGAAGTATATTTTGGAATGCTAATAGGAAATACTTCTTGATAAACGCCAGTTTTAACGTTAATTACTGCCGGCTGTGATCTAGTTGGAATCACAACAGTTCTAACTCTATCGCAAGCGTACTTGATTGTTCTCCAGGGATCGTTAAGAGTAGTTCCTCTGTCGGGAGAATCGACTCCGTCTGTAGAAACATAAAATACTCTAGTAATATTACCAACAGTACTCCACTCTAAATCAACAAGGCCTGCTTTAAGGAACGTTCCGGCCTGACCTTTAGGTAATCTTTCATTCTGGATTGCATTTCTAGTGACTAGATCCGCTCTTCTAGCTAAGACATTTTGTTCATCACCTTCAGCTAACGCATTCCAATATGTACCTTCGCGATCCTGGTCTGGTCTATTAACAGATGAGCTATCTCCTACATCATCGACCGGAGTATGCTCATCAACACAAACGTATGTAGAAGATAGATACCTTACAGCGTCACCAATTTTATAAGTAATTTCTACAGGAGTTGCAGTCCAATTTCCTAACCAACGAATTCCGTCAGTTACTAACTGCCATTTATTTGAATTAGCATAAGGACTTTCTGTCGGAGCAACTTCTACCTCGGCTACAAAACTTCGACCGCCGTACAATATTACATCGCCAACCTTATAAGATAGAGAGGAATTATATCTTCCTCTGGTGTTATAACCAGTAGTTAATAATTCCCAATCTGTTGCTTCATTCGGTGGAATCTTGTTGGTATTTTGTGTTTGAGATACGTAAGAGTATCCTCCATATGTTACAATATCACCTTGTTGATATTCAGTTATTGAATTCCAAGAGTCTTCGAATTGTAATCCTTGTACAAATATAGTCCAATTAGTATCTTCGAATCCAGCACCGCTAGTATGAGGAATTACACACAACCATAGATTCGGACCGTATTTTACTACGTCATTGGTTGCATATCTAGTTGTAGGATCCCAATCAGATCTCCAATTAAAACCTTCAGCCTGTAATTGCCATTTATTTAGATCATTTTCGAGGCCTAGAGATGTAGTAGATGCAGAAGTGTGCGGTGTAATACAAATATAGGTAGATGCGTTGTATTTTACAACATCTCCGATTTTATAGAATGTGCTAGTATTCCAGTTACCGTTCCATTCTTGTCCATCAGCTAACAAATCCCATTTATTATCACCTTCGTCGATATAAAATCCGCTGTTAGCTGTAGAATCGGATGTATGATTTACCGTAGATACATAAATTTTTCCACCAAATTTTATGATATCACCTTCTTTATAGACTGTAGAAGGTGTCCAACTTCCACCTTTCCACTCTACACCGGCGGACATTTTTTGCCATTTTAAACCTACTAAATCCGCATTAAAATTGGGATTAGCCGTATGTCCGCTTATACAGACGAAAGAATTTCCGCCGTATTTAACGATATCATCTTTGACATATACTGTGGAAGCTGCCCATGTTCCCTTCCATACAAATCTTAATCTACCTAATTTAAATTCTGCCATTTTTTGATCCTATCTCTAGTAAAATATAGTGAGCGTATTATTTATCATACATCTTCTGGGTATGAATACGCTTGATTGATCCTGATAACTAATTCGCCTTCTGCGTTAATATAATAAAAAATACTTCTACTATCCCAACGATACTGATCAAAAATCAGGTTTGCGTAAGGTCTTTCGTGAGTATCTTTATCTCTACCGTCTAAAAAATCAACTCCGATCTCGAAAAATTCCCAGTCATCCTCAATATCTCCAGGCGCATTTACTTGAACCACGTCGGATCCTGCAAATTGATCAACCTTGGTGATATATAGATCGCCGTCTTCGGTTCTTCTCAACCCATAAAAATATCTTGCAGGTCCTACTCCGTAGTTCAACAAATCCTGGGGTGTTACTCCTAAATAATGTGTGCCTGACATATTCTAATTTCCTTAAACAATTTCAACATAACTTATCACAGCGTCAATGCTATTTTCTTCACTTGCCCTAACCTTTAATACATTTGACGATGTTAAAATAAGTTTTTCGCCACCATTTACGATTCTTGCTGACGAATTTGGTGGAATTATAATATTTTTTGCATAATACGCTTCTGTACTAGTATCATTTTGTAGAGCAACATCTGCAAATACAACAAATTCAGTTGTATTAGCCAAACTCATACCAATCACCGTGACCCTGGCGTTGTCTGCTGTTTCAATAACTTCTCTTGCTATCGTTCCTATGTCTTTTGCTACTGTGTTTCTAAAAAAAGTTGCCATAATATTATCCAAAAATTAATGCATTTCTAATTGACAAATCTTCAGCATCAACTACACTTATACCCCCAGATGAACCTGCTGCTGATACCCATTGGACTCCGTCATATACTTCTACTCGGCTGTCAGTAGTATTAAATCTCATCAATCCGATATCAACTACTGCGGGTCTTTGTATATCTGTTCCGCTAGGAATAACAAACCCGTTTGCACCACCAATTTTAAAATAGCCGTCGCCGATTTGATTGAATGTAGTTATGCTGTCTGGAACTGTATTAGTTATAGTGTTTGCCCTAATAGAAAAATTTCCAATTACTAAAGATCCGATTCCATTAGGCTGAAATACTAAGTTAGTATTCGGTGTAGTGGTTGAAATTATGTTTTGATCTATTCTGATATCATCGACATCGATTCTAATAGTGTTAAATCTTGTAGAATTAATATCAGCTACTAAAGACCCATTAGTATAAAATCTAATGGTGTTATCGTTTGCACCCGGAGTTAGTTCTGCAGTGATATATGTATTTTCGTCCTGATCGCCTACACCTTCTAATTTAATCCAACCGCTATTACTATATCCTTCATAACGATTTAATTCTGAATTAAATCGAACCATACCAATCTGTGGTATTAGAGGTCTTTCACTAGTTATCCCGACTGGTAATTTTAAACTTTGTGTAGAATTAATAGAAACGATACCAGTACCACTAGGTGTTAAAGTTATATCGTTATTATTATTTGATCTTATTTCGTTTTCTTGAATATCAAATTGTTCGAGAACAATAAATCCAGTACCGTTCGCACGTAGTTCTAAATTACTATTTGACAGTGTAGTTTCAATTCTATTATTGTTAATTCGAATATCACTAGTTCTAAATGTTGCAGATGTAACTGTATCATTGTTATTAATATTTGTTGTGGTTGTCGTACCATTAACTGTTAAATTTTTATCAATTAATACGTTATTAACCGGAACATAAATTCTCCCCGTACCTGCTGCTTCTAATCTAAGGTCATTATTACCTATAGTGGTGGTTATTAAGTTGCCTTCAATTTTAATATCTTCAAATTGAACAGCCTCAGTAATTGTTAAATTTCCATTAATAGTCAAATCGCCAGTTTGTACAGTATTACCAGTTTGATTAACATCACCAGTGTGAGTAATTGTTCCAACAATGTTGGTATTTTTTAAATTAGTTGTGCCACCTACTGTTAAGTTTTGATCAAGAAGCACATTATTATCAGGAACATAAATTCTCCCCGTGCCTGCTGCCTCAAGTTCAAGATCAGAATTAGAATTAATTGTTCTAATTCTATTATCATTGATATCAATAGCGTCTGTGGTTATCTGCGTAGTATAAACAGTTCTCCAACGCAATGCAGGTGTGCCTAAATCATAAGTGTCTGTGACTCTAGGAATTAGATCGCTGTCTATCTTGGCAACGATATTAACAGAATCTGTATTAGCATCACCAATCTGAATATTGCCGCCGATTGTTACATTACCCGTAACATCTAAATTTCCAGAAATATTAACATTATTCTGAAGATTTATTTCATCGCCGGCTGATAAAATATTAACATCACCGGTTAAGCTTTCAATAGTGTTGCCGCTGATTCGAATATTACCAGTCTGTACTTTATTGCTGTCGATAATAGTAACATTTCCAAGACCGTCATTAAAAGTAATACCGCCAGACAGGCTAATATTAGAATTAGAAAATTCTACCTCACCTGTTTGTTGATTCACGTAAAACAAATCACCAATACGGAAATCACCTTTGTGATCCACAGAAGAATAATAAATTTTTGCTCTGTTTAATTCAACAACTTCATTAGCTTGTACGACTGTTGATGGATCGTTAGTAGATAATTTGCCGTTTCCGATGTAGGCTAAGTTTTGACCTATCAAATAAGCGATGACTCCGTCACCGTCACCGTAGATACCATAGTTGCCATAAACTGCGGCCGAGCCGATACTACGAACTTCGGCACCGAAGTCAGAATAGTCAGCATAATCGATAGCCGAAGCTGTTCCGAGTGCAGACGTTCTTAGATCTTGGGTTCCGATACCGTCATCTGTAATAGTTGTAGCACCATCTGCACCATTAAAGTGTAAAAGTAATACGGTTGAACTATCGCTAGTAAAAGCTGCTGTCGGTGCTATAAAATTAGCTGTGTATCTCGCTACACCTTTAGAGATTCTAACTTCATCAATATAACCATTAAAAAATTCAAGTAGGCCTGTATATCTTGCTCCTATAGTTAAAGGAGAATTTATATAGTTTGTTGTATCAGTCCAAGTTGAACCAACTTGATTACCATTAACAAATAATCTAGTGTTAGTTCCTTGGCGACTAACAGCAACATGATGCCAGCTTCCGGGCGTTACTCCGCCTGCACCAGATGTTCTAGTAGCGCCATTTACATAATATGCAAGAGTTCCGCCAGATGTAATAAACAACCATGGCGCATTTTGAGTGGCTATGGTTCTAAAATCAAAAAGAGTTACTTGTACAGAACCTACAGATCTATAAAACCATCCTTCTACTGTAAAATCGTCTGTGCCGAATCCAAAATCTGGCTGGCTAGCGTAGGTAACATAATCCCCGGTACCGTCTAATTGCAAACTAGCTGTACCAAATTTTTTAATTGCAGTATCTAGTTGTGTATTACCGAACACAGTTGCTTGTTTTCCTGGTCGATCACTAGGAATTTCAAAACCGACCTGCTTACCGTCAATAACAAATGTATCTCCATCGATGCTTTCAATAACCCCAGATGCCAACACAGTCGTACCATCTGTGTCATAGTATGTGATAGTATTACCTACATTCCATGTACCTGTTCTAGATGTGATCTTTATTTTAGTTTTACCGTCTCCGGCAAATCCGGTTGATCCGCTGAGCAAGTACATACCTCGATTAGCATAATAAGTGAAAGAATTCAACCACTCAATTCTAACACCGTTAGTACCTACAAGTGTATCGGCTGCTGGACAAATGAATGTCACAGAGTGGAATAGCATACTAGCTTCTTTGCTGGCAGCATTGGCTAAACTACCGTCTGCTTTAGCGCCGCGGCCTGCATCACCTTGATCGAATCCTAACGGATCACCTACGCTTGTAACACTGCCTTTGGTCAGCACTGATACATTTCTAATGTATGGGCTTCTTGAAGTTACTGTAAAATTGTTAGCAAATGCAAAAGCATATCCGGTATCATTAACGCTGTCATAAAAGAAATCTGCTACGGTTAAATCTTCAACAGTAGTTTCGCCGTTAAGCAAAAAAGCGTTGTTATCATTTGTGCCTGCTGTAGGAACAATAAGAACTGATCTAATTCCTGTTCCTCTAACAGTTACTCCCACAGGAACAATCATCGGAAATACTTCAGTATATGTTCCTGGATAAATGAATACCGTATCGCCACTAGTTGCTACACTTAATGCTTTAGTAATTGTTGCAAAAGGATCGTTTTGATGTGTTCCGCTATATAAATTATCTCCGTTGGTTGCAACGTAAATAATTTTTCCTTGATTTAATCCAATATCTATTCCGTCAATAACTGCTGTTCCGGTAAAAATAGCATCGGTATATAAATTTTTAGTCCATAAATCTTTCCATCGTTTTCCGCTAGTTGTTGGATCACTACCAAGATTATAAAATTCATTTACATTAGGAATTAAGTTACTGGCAACATCAGCATTAAAAGTTATGTTATCGGTGTTTGCATCACCAATTTGAATATCACCATCGGCAGTGATATTTCCAGTTACGTGCAAATTACCATCAATTAAAGTATCGGCATAGATACCAACTTCACCAACGCCGCTAGTTCTTAACTGTATATCTTGATTAGTGATGTTAGAAGAAATTACATTTTGTTCTATATCAATTTGATCAATAACAGCCTTTGTTTGATATATTGCTGTTCCGTTTGGAGTTGAAAGATTTAAATCTCCGGTAACTGTAGAGATACTGTTACTGGTAATTTCTAAATTTTCATCAATATTGATTTCGCCAGTTACTTCTAAATTTGTAGTTCTAGTAGTTCCGACTATTTGAAGGTCGTGTGTAGGAGAAGTTGTTTTAATTCCAACCCGGAGATTATTAACATCAAGATAAAGTAGGTCTGTCTCAAAGGCTAAATCCACACCTTGGCGTAGAAGATTTGCCTTTAAGAGCGGACCGCTAATACGACCAAGCTGGCTCATTCGCTCTCCTTTTAACCCCGTGTTTCACGGTTAACCAAGTTCTCATCCCTTTCGGGCTCTTTGCTGGTTTACCACAGTTTAACCATACGAAAAATTGGTCGTTTTTCGTAATCACTAGTATTTATATATTTTGGAAATTAACCTAACAGTATGGCGTAGATCTCGTTAAGTTCTTGTACCTGTTCAGGAGATGCTGATTCTGTAACACCGGCAATGCTGACATAATTTATTCCGTCAAAAATTTCAGTAGAATTGCTATCAGTATTCCACCTCAAATCACCGATTTCAGTAAAAGGTCGAGTAGAACTAGGTCCAAACGGAATTTGTACTGCTTTAGTTCCTGAAAACTTTACGTGTCCGCCTGCGGTAGTTACTAAAGTTAGAGGAGTATTTGGTTGATTTATAAACTCATTCTGATATATGTGAAAATCACCGAGATCAGTTTGTCCAGTACCATTAGGTGATAGATTTATATCTGTGTTAGCAGTCAAAGAAGAAATTATGTTTCCGTTAAACAATAAAGTGTTATCAGTGCCTAGACCGTTACTTCTTATACCGGTCTGTGTGATTTCCATAGTTGCTACTAGATTAGCAACGAAATTTAATGTGTCATTAGTAGGATGAGCTGTGACATTTGTTCTTCGATCTGCAGAAAAAACTCCTCCGAATGTTACCCTATTAGAGCTCCACCCGCTGAATAGATTATCAGTGCTGTCGTATCTAAAATCGCCTTGAACTCCTACTAGTCGGGCTGCACCGGTACCCACAGGAATTTTTAACGCTTTTTCATCATTAATAAAAACGCTACCGGCAGATAAAGATGCAATGTTGATGTTTGTATTACCTGATTCCGTAGAGATAGTATTGTTTGTAAATTTTAACTGTTCTAAAAAAACTCCGCCTGTGCCTTCTGCTAAAAATTCTAAATTAGAATTAGAATTACGAGTAGTAATAAAATTATCTTTAATTAAGATATCATCTATTAAAAACTGACCTGAAGTTACTGTATTAGAGTTAGTAATGTTTGAGGTAGAAGTTAAATCAATTACGGTTAAATTTTGATCTAATCTCACATTATCATTTAAAATATTTAAAAGTCCTGTTCCGGCGGCTTTTAATTCTAAATCTGAATTAGATACATTAGTGAATATTCTATTATCAACAAATCTTATGTTTTCAAAATTAAAATTAGTCGATAACAATAAATTTCCATTTAATAAATAATTTCCTGTTCGTTCCACATTTCCTGTTTGAAAAACACTTCCAACATGAACTAAATTACCGATTATATTAATATCATCATTAAATTGAGAAAGACCGTTGGTTGTTAAGTCTTGATCAAATTCTGCAGACGAGTTAGTAATTCTAATGTTACCCAAACTGTTCGCAGTTAGTTCTAAATCAGCATTGGTATCTGATGTCCTTATTCTATTTTCGTAAATTTTTAAATTGTCTAATCTAATATCTTGAATATTAAATGCATCCCACTTTAACGAGTTTGATCCTATTAAATATGCATTATCAAATTTTGGAATAAGATCTTCATCTAATTTTGATACGAAATTAACAGTATCGATTATTTGATTTCCAACGGTTAATTGTCCTTTAATAATAAAGTCATTAGAGATATCTAAATTTTTACTAATATTAACATTTTGAGTTAAATTAATTTCACTTGATTGAGAAAGAAAATTAATATCACCCGATATGCTTGACATTGTATTTTCTGATATTCTTATATTATTAACATCTACAGTAGTTGCGTCGATGAATATTTCTGAATCTTCATCAACAAAATTTAATGTGGAAAAATTTCCTAATGATGTCGAAATGCCGTCAATAGAGATTTCACCTGTTTCTAAATTAACGGTAAAAACATCCCCAACTCGATATGTGCCTTTGTGATCTAAGCTTTGATAATAAATTTTTCCAGAATTTAATTCTACAGTTTCATTAGCTGGTATTACATTCGACGGATCATTAGTTGAACTTAAGCCAGAACCTATATAGGCAAAATTATGATTGATCAAATACATTAATGTATTTGCTCCATCTGCTACTGCACCAAATGTTCCATATACGTTAGCAGAGCCGATAGATCTAATTTCAGCACCAAACCTACCACCTTGACTAGCTAATCCTAATGTACCATTTATGGCATATAGTCCCCTGTTAGCATAGTAGATAAACGAGTTTAGCCATTCAACTCTAACTCCGTTGGTCATTACCACAGCATCGGCGCCCGGTACTATCATAGTTACCGAATGAAATAGCATCGATGCTTCTTTGCTAGATGTAGTCGCTACGCTACCGTCTATGTATGCTCCGCGACCTGCTAATAATGTAGTGCTAGCAGTCGGCGATGAAAATATTGGAATCCCTGTTCCGCCAACTAATGAAGTAGTAACATATATTCTCCATTGGTTAGAATTAACAGGATCTTCAATAATATAATCAACCTCGTACAATGTACCAGCAACATTTATCATCCATCCTGGCTGAACCGTAGTTTCAAAATTAGCTGGTAAATTAGTTTTAAAATATGCTACCCAATTCTCACCTATTGAGCTTCCGGAAGTATCCCAGATATCGTTTGTAATAATTAAAGTTGATGCAATACTTGAATAAAAACTAATAGGCTTAAGGTACCCAGAAGTATCAAATGTTGTGTCAAACGTTATTCTCCACAGTCCCGAGTTTAACGGTTCTGTCTCGATTGATATTATATTGTAAAATAAGGGGGGATTGGGATATCGGTCAATTACTGCGACCTGGCCTATTAAAGAATCTACCAGAACTTGGCTATAAAAAGTTTTATCTACATTTACACTATCACTAGTATAACCGAATAGTGTGGGTCCGGGTCCGGGTGTTATTTGTCTTGACTCTTGAAGTTCAGTATTAGTAATAACTGAAACATTTTGTACATATGGACTTCTAGACGTTACTGTAAAATTATTGTCAAACTTAAAAGCATATCCTGTGTTGTTTGTATTATTATAGAAAAAATCTGCAACAGTTAAATCGCTAACAGTCGTTTCACCGTTTAATAAAAACGCATCGAGATGGTTAGTTGAAGACGTTGGAATAATTTTTACTGACCTTAATCCCATACCCCTAACAGTAACACCTGCAGGTACTGTTAGAGGAAATGTTTCTTCATATGTTCCGGGATATATTAAAACAGTATCGCCGTTTGTCGATTCGCTTAGTGCTTTTCTAACAGTAGCAAAAGGCCCGTTTTGATGATCACCTACGTTTGAATCTAATCCATTTGTTGCGACATACCAAATTTTTCCTTGTCGTAATGCAATATCATTAACACCGCTGACTGAAATTCCAGAAGTTTCTAATAATTGCCCATTAATTAGTTCAGTATAAGTGTTTAACCATCTCTTCGATGTTGAACCTAAATTATAAAATTCGTTTGTATCCGGAACAATATTACTATCAATATCAGAAACAAAAGTTACAGAATCAGTATCGTTGTTACCAAAAGTAATATTTCCGTCAAGTGTAATATTTCCTGAAGAATGTAAATCTGCATAAACTTTAGTATTAGAGTTTATTATCATTTCTCCAGTTCCGTTAGGTCGGAACTCTAAAGTTTCGTTTGAATTTAAAGTGCTGATAACATTGTTATCAATCTTTATTCCGCTAGTGGAAAGAGCTGTAAGATTAGTTGTTCCGGATTGTGGTAGAAAAATTAGATTATTAGTGCTTTCGATAGATGAAATGTTAAATTTTAAATCTTGAATAAAAATAGATTCATCTACTAAGAGATCAGTTGTTTTAATAGTGTCATTTACTAACAATTCTCTAGTAATTTCATCGGTATTGATACCAATTTTACTAGAATTAACATCGAGATATAAAAGATTATCACCTAATCGATCTTCAAATACAAGATCAACGCCACCTCTTAAGAGATTGGCCTTTAGCATTGCGCCTGAAATTCTACCTATGTCTGACATGATTGCTCCTTACAAGTATTTACTCTAAGGAGTTTTAATTTTATTGATCGAAGCCGTAGTAAATATGAACTTTTTTAGTATCAGGAACTGCTGATAAAAACTCTATATGCCATCCTGATTTAGTAATAACTGCTGTACCTGCTGCATCGGCGCCCGGCGAACCACTAGTATCATTGAAAGAAACCGCAGGAACACTAGTATAGCCAGATCCTGTATCTATAATAGTAACTTCGGTTACTTCTCCGCCGATAACAGTAACGTTTCCTCTAGCGGTAGTACCAACATAAGCAAAAAGTACATTTCCGTTTAAACTGGATCCCGAAGTATGGGTTGGTCCGGAAGAAGAACTAGTAGTTCCTGGAGTTACAACCCTGTACCAATTTTTAACGCCACCATTTACATAATATATGTAATCACTTAAATTTAACGATGTACTAGGAGCCCATGCAGCGCCAGTAAATGGATCGTCAAAAGTAACTGTAACATTTGCAGGAGTGTTATAATTTGAACCACCGTTAGTTATTTCTACTGCTACAACTTCTCCCGAACTTTCAATAAGATTAAAGTTATCACCGGAAATTTGAAATACATTCTCTACTAACACAATAATATTATCGGCACTTTCTGGAACTATAGGCAAAGGTTCCCCGCTACTTGGAAAAAATCTACTTAGGTCTTCGTTAGGTTGAAGGATAGCATCATAGTTGCCCATACCTGCATAATATTTTGTTACTGTTGAAGGACCTTGTAATCTAATAGGTCTCCATGAACCATCAAAATATGCTTCTATACCAATCGGTCTTGAAGGAAAATAATTTTCTACATTTACGTCTTCGTGATTTGCAACATCGTTTGTAGTAAATCTAATCATTCCCTGATCAGGAACCACCGGTCTTCTTTCTAATGCGCCTGTTGGTATTTTTATACTATTTTGAGAATTCGTGGTGATTTTTCCGCTAGGTTGTTCAATAATGAATCCTCTATCAGCTACGCTAAACTTAGAAATGTTTTTTGTTTTTAAATACTTCATACTGGCAATGTGCTTATAGTTGCTACAACTGTATTATTGTTTAATGCTTTTGCTTGGATAGTGTCGCCGGAAGATAATACTAATCTTTCAGTGTCAAAAAATACAGTTTCTCCTGCCGGTACTCTTAAATTTTTAACCACGGCATTAACTAAATCGCTAGCTGATTGACCGTTTTTTACAATATAAACGTCGATATATGTTTCGTTAGTCGTATCATCAATCGGTGCTGTTTGATCTGGGCTTAATACATTACAAAATATCATTGTGGTTATAGCACTCTGAGTGTTTAGATCTCCAGGAGTTCCTGGTGCTGTAAATATCGTTGCTACGCTGGTTGTTAAAAGTGCATTATCAATCATTTCTGTTCCTTAGAATAACATACTCATTACAAGTGCTTTATTCTTACTTATTAATTCATTTTTAGCAGGATATGCTGCTAGATTCGATGCATCATAATTTGAATTGCTGATAACCCATTGGTTCCATCTAGTTTCTTGCTGTGAGTTATTATAAAAAACTCCGCTTTCACCTACATTAGGCGTATCACCAAATACAATACTAGATCCAGATACTGCGGTTAAAGCAAAATTAGCATTGTTTAATTGAAGACCGTAATTAATTTCTACCTTACCAGTACCGTTAGGATCTAAAACGATATTATCATTTGATCTACCAGCTTTAGTGACAATAGCATTGTCTATGATTTCTAAACTGCCTATCTCAACTCTATTTTGATAAAAAATTGCTGATGTAGAATTTTCAACTGTTACAGTAACTTGACTTTCTGTAAATGCTGTAGGCGACCCTGCTGAAAAAGTAACAGTAGGCATCGCAAAATATTCGCCGCCTGCGGTAACTGTGATTCCTGTAATCTGTCTAAAAGTGTCAGACAATGGATTAGTGTCAATAATCGCAGTAGCAGTAGCTTGTGATTCTAAAGCTAAAGGGTTAAAACTGATAAACACCGCTGCAGATTCGTAGTCATTTCCGCCACTTAAAATTTCAACAGCTTTTACTTCCCACTCTAAATCTAGTGTTGCACCGGCACCGTTAGTGCTGTTAGTTGTTGTAGGTGCGCTAGTGTTTGTCACAGACAATTCTGTGTAATTACCTTGATCGATAGGTATTATAGTTTCAACAGCACCTGTAGATACATTTACTCCAGTTACTTCCCATACTGCGGGAGAACTATATGTACCTGAAGTTAGATATAATAGATCACCTACTTCGTAGTTAGTACCGCCTTGATTAATAACTCCTTCAAGAACACCTAATACTGCTCGACCGCTAGCACCGCCATTAACATCTTGTACAATAACAAAAGTATTATCACGCTGTATCTTATTAGCTGGTTCTCTGTTTCTTACTGTTAGATCAACATATCTTTTGTTAGGAATATCATCATCATTGGTTACTTGATTTTCATAATTAGTAGTACCGAGAACTTTAACTACTCCAGTACCACTACCTATCAAAGTCAAATCACCTTCGTCTGTAGTGGGATTGGTTGTGATTCTTTTTAATTTTAATGTGCTATTATCAAACTTAACAACCGGTGACGGACCTCCGGATTGTTCGGCAATTTCCCAAGAATCTGTGCTTTCGTTATACCAAAATGTAGCAAAAAGATTTCTAGAACTATCTGGCATGAACCCTCTGTCAATTTCAATGCCAGAATATACCTCGGTTACTCCATCCCCTGTTTCACCGATGTTTAATCTAATAATGTTATCTTCAACAAACAAGTCCGAGGTATTAATAGTTAATTGCTCACCTTCGACTAATAAGTTTCCTGTAATTCTCACAGTACCATTATTACCGGCAGCAGGTGTTGTATCGAGCGTGATAGTTCCGCCTGCTTGGGTTTTGATTTTATAATCGCAACTAGTTTGTAATACCTGACTCATTTGTTAATCTCAAATTAGACTGCTGTTAATACAAGAACATCAGTAGATGAATCGTCATCTAGATACCATGTATAACGATTGCCGCTGAAATCAGTAGCAATACGTTTAGTAATTTTAGCGACAGCAACAGCTGAGCCATCTACACCTGGATCGGTATAACCTAACATACGGATTTCTCCGTTAGCTGCTGGTTGGCCAGATACTAACTTACCTACTCTTAGGTTCGTTGCTGTAATACTTCCTGGAATGCTTTCTGAATCGGTAAAATTGTCTGTGGCTTGGCGCATAACTACAAAAGTACTTTTGCCTCGCTGTTTAACAATTTGATAATCTGTTTGAAGACCGCTGTCTGCGGTAAAGAAACCTTGAAGTTTAATACCTGCTTGCGTACTTGCAAATGATCGAATAACGTTTGTACCAAGTACATCTTTCTTTAATGGACGTCCCATTGTTTTCTCCTTTATTATGAGCGTTCTAGGCCTACGCGGCGGGTACCGCATAAATCATTCTAGATACTTTATTTAGCTTCTACTGAGCATAGCCATCAGTTCTAACTTTTCTACAGTTGCGACGACTCTGTTAATTTCGTCTAATTCTTTTTGTGCTTTTTCTAAACAGGAACGACTTTTAGTTTGACGATAATGGACTAGTGCTATGCTGTATTGTTGTATGTGATTTTCTATGATATTTTCGATCTGATTAACATCATGCCGAAACATAGGAAAGCGTTTTCGCCAAATATGAAATTGATTTCTTAACTCTAAAAAATCTTTATCGGATTGTACTTTCATAGTCTGGTATTTAAGTCAAACAAAAAGGCTCCGAAGAGCCTTTTTGAAACGTAAAAACGTTTGACCTTTGATTAGGTAAATGAAGCGTTACTGATTGTAACAGTACCTAGGTAGTCTGCTGCGTTACCAAGAGATGAAGCAGTATTTGTTAGTTCAACATAACCATATCTGGTCATGAAGCTAACTACTGGCTCAAATGTGCTTGGATCTAGAACAACACCGCTGCTCATCAATGGAATGTATGGGCAATAGAATGCTGCTGCATCAGATTCGCTAGAACCTTTGTAACCAACTAGAACAGTATCGTTCTCAGCGTAGGTATTAACATAGATCTTCATTGCGTTGTTCAATGTACCAACAAACTTGGTGTTTGTAGGTGCTTCGAATGTGCCTTCTGTAGTTCTTGCGAATGCAGAAGTTGTAGCACTTTGAAGAATTGTTAATGCTGTTGGGCTAACAACTGCCCAGTTACCAGCACCACGACGTGTGCGCTGAGCGATTACGTTAGCAACACGATTGATAGCAACTGCTAGAGCTGCATGCTCGTCACCAACGAATGTGGCTGTACCAGAAACAGTTGCTTGGTTATAAGCAACTTGGTTCTGAGATCCTGCTAGTGTAGCTAGGCTACGTAGAACTTCTTGATCGATCTCAGCTGTGATCTCTTGTGCAAGAGCAGCCATGATTTCTGCTTCGATGTCAATGCCTTGTTGAGCTTGTGCATCTTGAGCAGCCTCAAATGTCCAGCGAGCTGACAACTTACGTGTCTTAGCTTCGACTGTTTGCTTGAGGATCTGAATGCTCATCTTGTTACCTGCAGCACCTTCTAAAGCGGCTGTAGCAGCAGCTTTACCTGGCGATGCACCAGAATAGCCTTCAGCGATCTTGAATGGGCTTAGTGCCTCTTCACCAGCTGTTGTAGAACCGCCAGTGCTGCCGCTGAATGTATCAGCATAGCGAACACGTAGGGTATGGATCTGACCAACTGGACCAGTCATTGGCTGTACGCCAACTAGTTCATTAGCGATGACCGTGGGCATCACACGTCTGATCACTGGAAGGATCACACGATTTAGGGTTGCAACGTTACCGGCAGAAGTAGCACCAGCAGTGGCAGACTCAGACAAATACTTGCGGGTATTTTCAAGAGTAGTGGCCATTACTGAACGACGAGTTCCTTGAAGGCCTTCTAATAGTGCCTCTTTGGTTTCCTGCCAGCGTGACTCGAGTAGTTCTGACATATTAGTTCTCCTTAAACTTTAAGTCCCGCGAGCTTGCGGATTGTGAAAATTTCGGCGCCCTTTTCCTCAGTGCTGCCGATATGAGTTGCCTCTTTATTGCCTGTGACTTCTTTGCCTTCTACCAATGCCTTCTTCTTTGGAGCCTCGCCGGCCATTACAGCTGGCAAATACTTGTCGTATGCTCCTCGTAATTTGTCTGTTGCTACAGATTCTAGCAACTCTGACATTACTGCTTTTTTATCTCCAGCTAACGGATTAAGTAATTCGCTCATGACTTCTTTACGAGCTGCCATATCTTGTGCGATACGGATTTCTTTTTCCTTGCTTTCAACTAATGATGCTTTTTCAGCTACGGCAGTCTTAGCCTCTGCGAGTTGAGCTTCTTTATCAGCAATAACTTTTAAAAGTTTAGCTGTTTCACTCTTCTCGTTTAAGTGGCTAGATGCGTATTCGCTTGCGAAGCTTTCAAAAATTCTACGACCAAAATCATTCTTACGAGCAGCTTCAATATCTTCTTTCAACTGAGACATTTCAGTACGTAGAGTTTTAGAAACTACGCCTTCTACAATCTTAGATGACTTAACGATAAAGTCCTTACGAACTTGTTCAAATTTTGCTTTGCTTTCGCGTACAAGTTTGACTTTTGTTTCAGCTAGGTCTTTCTTGTCTGCGTGGAATTCTGCGATTTCTTTGGCTAGAGCACCTACGATGAAGCTCTCTAGTTTAGCAAAATTGTCTGCTACAGATTTGCGGTCTTCGTGTAATTCTGATAGTTCTGTTGCTAATTTACGTAGAACGAATTCTTCCATTTTCTTAGCATCAGCTTTCATTTTCTTAGCATACTTGGCCTTAGCTTCGATAAGCTGATTACGATCTTCTGCTAGCTCAGATAGCTCTGCGCTTAGACGATCTTGGATCATTTTATCAACGGCTTCAACCATAGCAGTCTTGTCATGCTCATATTTCTGAGCAAATTCTTCACGAAGTTCTGCAGTAACTTGGTCACGGTTTTCTTGAATTCTGCTTTGCCAAGCGGATTCAATTTCCGATTTCATTTCTTCGGAAATCACATTATTTTCAAATAATTGTTTTACAAAATCTAGCATGTGATTCTCCTACTGTTATTTGAGCCCCAAGATGATTTTCTTGAGACTTTCTGCTATGTATTTTTGTGCCTTTGGATCGCCTTGAACTTCCCTTGCTATATTAAATGCCTGGTATCCACCTGTTTGATTCATCAAGTGTTCATAAACTGGGGTTGGGTAAGCACCTGGAGCTGATGGTTGAGCAACTATATCAACAGTAATGATTTCAAAGTCACTGACTTTGCCACTACCGTCTTCAGCTACATTGCCCGAACCTCTGCTCGATACGCCTAGTTTGACTCCACTCTCCAACATGGTTTGAATTAGCATTCCCATAGGAGTTGGTAGAATCTTCATCTTTCCATAACCATTAGGACCGTCCATCCACATTTTTGTCATCATGTGACTGACACGGTCTAGGTTTATACGTAAGTCCGCAGGGTGATCAACTTCACCAAGAACTGAGTAACCGCCTGCAATCTGTTCATTGACAGTTTTGACAGCCCTACTAATTTCAGAGGACGGATAGACTCTCTGATTAGCATTTCTGATATCTCCTTGGATGCAAATACCATTTAAATGCAGAGTCTTTTTACCCCCATCGTCTTCGGTACTTTCAAGGACCAGACCAGCTTGGTCGAAACTCAGATTTTCTCTTAGATAGTTTTTCACCTAGTTCGCTCCAATCACTTGCGGAAAAGACTTTGTTTGTTGTCAGCTTGTTCGGCTGCGCCTTTCTTTTCTGCGCCGTGACCCGGCTCTTTCTTACTAAATGCAGAACCAGCTTTTCCACCAGGAACATTAATGTTACCTGCATTGTCTTCTTTAGGACTTGGATTTGCTAGACCACCTTTAGTTCCACCGCTATTGCTTTCACCGCCTTTAGCGATGTTAGCAGTAGTGCCACCCATATCGTTCTTGCCAGCAACTACGCTCTTAGCGTTAGCGCCGTTGTCGCCCATTTTTGCTGGTGCAACTTTTTCAACATATTCACGAACGGTTTCTAGATCTTCAATTTGATCCATACCACCTAATTCAAATTCGTCTTTCATTTCTTCATCGCCGCCATGGAATGGCTCGCCTTCTTCTTCGCTTTGAAGTTTAGCAAATTCTGCTTCTAGTTCTGCCATGTGATCTTCTAGATCCATAACACGATCTTCTAAAGATTCGTCTTCTTCGGCACCTTCTTCGTCGCCTTCTTCATCTTCTTCACCTTCTTCGTCGTCGGCTTCTACGTCAGCAACTAGATCGTCTGTTTCGTCATCGGCTTCGATAACTTCTAGATCTTCAAAATTTTCATCTAGATCTTCGTCTTCGTTATCTTCGTCTTTTTCAGCAGCTTCATCAACTTCTTCATCTTCAGAAGTTTCTTCTTCGATTTCTGCTTCAATTAATTCTTCGTAAATTTCACGTGATTTTTCTACGATGTACTCGTGGAAAAGTTCTTCTGCTTTGTCTTGTTGGTCATTGACAAGATGCTCTAGCATCTCGGCAATCTTGTTTTGATCTGCCATGGTTTTATCCTCCAAAATGGTTATGAGCTGTCTTTTTTATTTACTGCGTAGATTAAAAAAGGGGGTTAAATGACGCTTTTTTGATTGTTTTTGATCATTTAAATATCGTTCCTGGAAATCTCTCAGCAAAATCCTCATAAGTCATATGACTAAAGTTGCTGGTTATTTGAGTCAATGCTGGGGGTTTAAAGTTCATCATTTCAATAACTCTATAAAATTTTATATTTTTATTATCCCTAATTACTTTTTCTGTTTGATTTAACCAGTTACCATAGTATGTAGCCACATCTGTGCTTTTTTTATAATTTGGTGTATCGGCATAGATATTATTCACCCGCCGGTCGATTCCTTCATAGTCAAATCCAAAGATATAAATTTCGTTGGGTTGATGCGAAGCTGCTAGCCACAAAGCTGTAGGCCCGCTACTCCAGCCTTTGTGGGGTTTAAAAAAATTAAGTGAGGGGATTTTTAACACACCTTTGTTTGGATTAGTCCAAACTGTGTTTTTATATTGATATTTTGCTTGATCAATTTCTTTGACCATCTTTTCATCTACTGCGATTAGATAGTCAGGCTCGTACTCTCGATATATGGCATTACAGCCATACACTGTAGCATAGTGTCTTAATTGATCTAATTTTAGACGTAATCTGCTACGTCCATTACCTAGTACAAAGGCTCTGTTATGCTGCGGCTTGTTCTGCAGGTGGTTGTCCATACATTTGTCTTACAAATTCTAGTTCGGACTCCTGCTCAAATTGATGTGCTTCTGTTTGTTTGCGAAGCATATTGATGTCTTTTAGTGTTAGTCTAACTTTTCTTGTATCTTCTTTTTCTACGATATTAGAATCGCGACTGCTGTCATACCGTTTATCATCGGTATAATCGTTGTTTTGATCGTTAAAATAGAAGAATTCTAAAAGTTTCATCTTGTATTTATCTTATATTGCAGGAGTAGTAGGTGTTGCACCGGCTTCGGCTTCACCGCCCGGAGCAGGTTCTGCTTGAGCAGCGAGATCAGGTGATGCTTCTGCAGATTGTGCTTCCATATCAGCTGAAATTCCAGCGGGACTCACACCAACTGATCGCATTTCTGCGGCTGCATCTAGGTTGGCTGCAAGTTTAGCACCGTTTTCTTCTTTCCAAAGTTTTTCGTTTTCTGTGATTTCTTCTTGTGTTAATCCTAAGAAACGTTTAAGAGCAAAACGCTTGCTCATGTAAGGAACTTCTTGTAGTGCTGCGAATGTCTGTACTCTAGCATTATCTAATTCACTTTGACGATAAGCAGCAAAGTTTTGCGGTGGATTTAATTTTAATTCAAATAGACTGTTATCGATTGTGATGCCAGTGTTGATCAACCACAATTTAAATTCTGTATCAAACTCACCTACAATACTATTTTGTAAGCGTTTGCAATATTCGTTGAATCTTAACTCTTGAATGTATGCTGTTCCTACTTTTCCATCAGTAAATGCCATCTGGCTGTCATCCGGACCAGTTGGCAGGTAGCTGCTAGGAATACGCAAAGCTCTAAACAATTTATTTGTAAAGAATTTTAAATCGTCAATCTCGCCTAGATTAGTACCTCCTGGTAATGTATCAACTTTGGATCCACGACCTTCTGCGGTTTGTGGGAAGAAATAGTCTTCCGATATACTGAGTGGGTTATAACTAGCATCAACTACAGATTGTCCGCCGCCGGTTTGGCTTGGAATACGTCTTTGATGTATTTCATTTTTTACACGTTCGACGAATTGCATGGCCATGTGTGCTGGCATGTTTCCTACATCAACGTAAAATACTCTACGTTCTGGAGCACGTTGTACGCGATAGATAATGATAGCATCTTCGAGCAGTTCTTTCTGCTTATAGACTTTAAAAACTGATTCTAATAAGCTGTTACCAAAAGGATAATTGTTGTCTAATCCTTCACTAAGACTTAGATGTATGACATGCTTGGCGTCAATAGGAAATTCGTTCGTACCTGTTGAAAATCTAGTTCCGGTTTGTTGAGGTGCTGCACCTACCATACCACGACCAAATGCTCCTCCCGAAACATACGATGCTGTGCCTGCAGGTGTATTATTAGTGTTAGGTGCTATAGATGTAGCAACTAGATCTCTAAAATTAATATTGATATCACGGATAACATATTGCTCAGGTTTTTTACCTTCGCTTTCATTTACAATGATCTTAACTACTTTTGCAGGATCTACATAGAACCACTTTTGCGTTTCAGGATCACGTATAAAAAACATGTCTCCGTATTTGAATGTGTTACGCATGATCCTAAAGATGCGAGTTTCAAACTGCTGCATCTTAGTCCATTTTTGTAGTCCTTCTTTTAGAATTTTAACTTCTGTCGAAGTTGGCTGTCCTTTAAAAAAGATCTGGAAGGGTGTGTTATTTTCTCTGTTTTGTTGCGAACAAAATTCTGCTAAAATATCTAGAGCAGCATTAACTTCGCTGTCCATGTCCATGGTATCGTACTGCATATAACGTTCAACACGATTTGGCGTTCCTGCATAGACATCTGGTAAAAAGCTAGAATAATTTGAACGTGCTGGACCTGGCTTTCCTGAAGAACTGCCTACTGGGCTTAAACTACCTGATTGTTTTCCTGTTGGTACAGGAGTAAAATATTTTTTCCAGCTCATTTTTTATCCTAGTTATCTCGAAACCATTATGTTTTGATTAGCTTCTAATTTAGACCTTTCAATGCGTAATTCTTGTTTTGTTAAATTGATAAGAACAGACATATTAGTATTTAAAGAATTTATGAAATCTGTCATTAAGAGTTGGTTTCTAGTTTTGACTACATCGCCTAGCTGTTTTGGTGTTACTACAGCTTCTTTTCCGTGTAACTTTACCGAAGTTGATTTTCCAAAATCTGCAAATAAAGATCCTAGCATGCCCAAAGTTCCAGTACGGAATCCTAGTTCCTGTCTAGTTCTTTCTCTATAGCTTAAGATAGATTCGATTGTTTTACGCTGATCTTTCATATGATAAGCTTGACCGGATAAACTTTTGTTCAGATATCCTAGATAATCTCCTTCGCTGATTCTTGACGGTTTAACAAAATATGTTTTTCCTGCAACAGGTATCTCAAGTGGGCTTTCATATAGTTGTTTAAGTATTTCTTTATCTTTGTCAGAAACGTTGGACATATCTACGCCAAGATTCTGGGCTTTTATTCTTTCTTCTATTTCATTGATTAAATCAAAATCATAGGCTTGGCTTCTCTGCCCGGTCATATCGGCTTTTGTATTTCCGATATACTTTCCATCAACTTTTTCAGGTAATATCCACCAATCTTGCCCCTTCCAGTTGATTTTTATAGGTTGTCCTTTGATATTATTTTTATCAAGCAAGCCACCTTCTTTTAATGCCTTGTCTCTTTTTATTCTTTCTCGCATTTCTTCGATTGCTTGATCTTTTTCACTACCAAAAAGACCTAGACTAATGAATCTCTTAAACGCATATCTAATTTTTATTCCTAATTGATTCATTAATGCATTCATTAATGATTTTACAATTTCCTGACCTTCATCAGAACTTAGCAAACCAAAAAATGTCATAGTTTTCTTCAAGGCATCTCCGGCCCACTGCCCCATTAACGAACCAAATTCTCTTATTCGATCACCAAATTGATGTTTCTTAAATGCGTCACTAAGCATTTCTAAAGCAGGGATAATAGATGTGCTAAAGGCAGCAGAAAATCTTTGTACGGCTAGTTCAAATTCTCTCATAAATTGTGTGAAACCATCTGTTGCTTGAACTTCAGTCTCAGCTTTATTAAAAGCTGCTTCTAATGCTTCTCTAGTTAGTTTTGTAGTGTCACCGTACTTAGAAATTTCTAATAATATAGGTTTCATAGCGTCGTAGAGACCATCCATGCCATCTGCACCAGACGAAGCAGCATCAACAAACGCTGTGATCGAATTATATCGACTTGCAGCTGATAGCATACTGTCAATCATTATTCTTCTATTAACAACTGCCATGTCTTTAACAGAAGTTTTAGAATCTCGAGCCGAGCTTTGTAAATTATCAATATTTTTTGTAAGATGAGGAAATATTGTTGATAATGCTATTGCGGCATCAGATTGCGGACTAGATCCTAGAAATGAGGCTTTAAATAATTCTGCTCCTGCGGGTCCGTATCTTGCTGCTATTTCATCAAGAGCCATCTTCATCTTAGTCTTTTCATCTGTTCCTAGTTGATTCATCTTTAATTGATATGCAGCATCCTGAGCCGCTACGGCTGCTGCTTTTTCAATTTCTTCTTGTCCTTTGCCTGTTAATTTTATTAATCTATCGTAATTTTTTGTATAGTGCAGGAAACTTTCTTGAGTAGCAGCATTACTCATCATCTGCCTGTTACCAGTTCTTAAAACTGAAGTCATATAAAACATCGCAGCTTCAGATACTGATTCCGTAGTGAATCCCATATTCACCAGTTCAACTGAAGGATTTCCGTTTTTTATTCCTTCGTTAAAATCAGTAAATGCTTCTGCTCCTTCGGTAACTGTTCCACCGAATGCTCGCAACTTATCAGTATTTTCGCCAATTAGTTGAACATAAAAAGGTAAGTCTAGCTGTGCTCTCACTGCGGCTTTCTTGAGAGCTATAACACTATTATTAAAAGATGCTCCTGATTGAGAAACATTCTGTAACTGTGAATTCCAACTTTCTAAGATTTTTATACTGGTGGTTATAATATCGCCGATCGAACCTAAGCTTTCTCCAACAAACGGTAATTTTTTAATTAAAGAATTGTTTAAGGCTTCGCCGTAGGCGCTAGCAGAAGTCTTACCATCAGCAACCATTTCTACGAAATTCCATCCCGCACCAGCTACAGTACCTAGTGATTTAAAAAGAAATCCGAATGCTTTTTTGGTACTGTCTAATGTATCTTTACCTGCTTTAATATTTCTATTTGTTCTATTTCTAGTTGCTGGTGTTCCGGTACCGGTACCGGACTCTATGCCTTCGATAGCATCAATTATTTCTCTTAGTGTTGATTCAGAAGCAGCATTACTAATCCTAGAATTACCGTATGCATTGCTTATTAGATTAACTGTACTAGATGCCATTTACATATACCTTAAGCAAATAAATTACCACTGAGTCTTTCGACTGTGGTTAATTGACGTTCGTTCAGCATCATTCTTTGTTTTGTTAAAGATACCAACTGCTGAATATTTGCATTTAGCATCGACACAGCATCTGAAAAATCTGCTCCTGGTTGTGACGATGTCATCATTGTATTCATTTGTTCCGGAGTCATTACAGCTTCAACATTGTGTAACTCTGCCGGTGTTCCTTTACCAAAATCCTGGAACAAGTTGCCACTCGACATAGTTCCGCCAAAATATTTTCCAGTATTAGTTACACCATGAAAATCCGAAGGATTAAGAACTTTATTACCGTATCTTAATTCGTAATGCAAGTGCGGACCTGTACCGATACCAGTATTCCCTGTGTAACCAATTTGAGCTCCTGCTTCGACTTTTTTACCCTGAAGACTGTTGGCTATTTCTGCTGTTCTAGGATCAAGATGCATGAATCTAGATACTAATCCTGTTTCAGGATTATGTATTTCTATGTATAATCCTGCGCTCCTTCCATTTTTAGCTGCTTTCTGATGTCTAAAATACAGTGTTCCTGATTGATCAGCATATAGTGGAGTTCCTATTGGAGTGGCAATATCCTCTCCAAAGTGTGTTTCTGTTTTGCCATTTCGTGTTCGTTGGCCTACTCTTGATGTTATTCCATATTTTCCTGCACTGTCTTTCCCTACCGGATTTAAAAGTTTAACACCTTTCTTTTTTAGATCTTCTGCTATCTGTTTTCTTTGATCAGTAACTTTTCCTCCCGCTGTCGAAGGCGGTGTTACTTCTTCTTTTGGTAATCCGGTAGTTTTGTCAGTGGAAGGTAGTATGTATGTCGATAACGGTTTTACACCTAATTCATCTTGTAAGCGTCGATGTTCTTCAGTTAATCTTTTTAATTCTTCATCTCTTGCTGTATCGTCTAAACCTAATACTCCTTCTAAAAACTTAGGAGTAAAGATTTGTTTAAAACCGTAATCGAGATAGACTCCCATTGTTTTGAAAAAATATTTTAGTTCATTGAAAAGATATGTTCTACCGTTTTCGGATCCCATATATTCAAAAAACTTAATAGCTGCTGGCATGTGTCGTGTTATTAAACTTCCTAGATCTTCACCAAGTTGTCTAAATTTTTCTCCTAGGTTCTGACCTTTTAACGAATCGCTAAGAGATTGTAGTCCGGGTAATAAAGCATCTAAGAAATTCTTTTTCATTTCTTTAAATGCTAGATTAACATCATTGATAGTTTTTGTAACTCCGTCTCGAGCACCTTGCTCGGTCTTAGCATTCTTATACATCTGTAATAACTGTTCTCTCGACAGTTTAGATACATCGCCATAATTAGTTAATTGCGATAATATAGGTGTGATTGAAGAATAAAGATCACTAAGTCCCGGTGATGCTGACATAGCATTAATAAAACTTTCTGATGATTTATATTCTCTAGCAGCATTTAAGATACTATCAATCATAGTATTATCAAGGGCTTCAGCAAAAGAATTAACATTCATCGCGGTATTTTTAGCACTAGATATAGTTTTTTGCATTTCGCTTATTAGATGAGGCATCTGCACTGCTAGGTTTTGTCCAGCTTCGGTCTGAGGAGCTAATCCAAAGAATAACGATTGAAATAGTTGTCGTCCAGCATCTCCATACCTAGCGGTAAATTCTTTCAAGGCTAGGTCCATCTTGGCTCTTTCATCTTCACCAAGCATGTTCATCTTAAGTTGAAATGCAGCATCCTGTTTAGTCGCTGCTACTTCTTGCTCTATCTGCTCAGCATTTTTTCCAGTTAATTTTGTTAGTTTATCGACATGTAATTGATAGGCTATAAATGAACTAGCTACTTCATTTGCTGATTTCATCTGTTTCATACCAGATTTCATTGTAGTGCTCATATATGTTGCTAGGGCTTCATTAACATCTTTAGTAGTATAGCCCATTTGTAACAGAGTATCTCTAGCCAGACCTCCTTCTTTGATTAAATTTTCACTATACGACGATAATATCTTTATTCCAGAAGTAACTGTTCCGCCAAATGCTGGTAAATCTTTGTTGTGTTTTCTAATAAGAGAAACCATTTCGTCAAGATCTAAATAAGCACTGTTAGCTGCTTGACGCATCTCGATGATACTGTTGTTAAATGAAGCTCCTGTTTTACTGCTTTCTCTTAAAAAATCATTCCATTCTTCAAAAACGCCAACAGCATAGGTAATTCCGTCACCAAAGAATCCTAGATATTTTCCAACTAATGGTAATTCTTTTACGATCTGATTGTTTATAACCTGAGTATATTTGCTCAGTTTAGTTTCGCCTGCGATTAACATACCGGCGAACGACCCAGCTACTCCTACAACATTGCCAATTTGGTTGGCAACGCCGTCCATAGCTTTGCCTAATATTCCACCAGAAGCTAATGCTGCTCCTGCGGCTCCGGCGCCTGATTGCCCACCGCCACCGCCACCGCCACCCCCGGCTCCGCCACCTCTAGCAGATGAACCGACAGATTTATCTAGTTTTTTAACTGCGGCTAGCAGCTCACGTAAAGTGGCTTCTGAAGCAGCATTTTCAAGCACCGCCCCGTCAAGTTGTCCGCCAAATATTTCGACTTTTGAAATTGCCATTATTGAGTATCCAGATTAAAAACCATAGAAATCTGCGTATATAAATAGAAACACATACATTTATTTATAGGTAGAAAAAAATGGCAGAATTTGATCCAACTAGTAATCAGCAGTTAAAAGGTAATCCCTTAGCTTCGTTTTTTAGACAACCAAAGATTTTCGTGTCTTTGCCCAGCAAAGGAGAATTCTATCCTCCGGGCAGTTTAGAAAAAAATGAAACTAACGAATATCCGGTATTCGCTATGACTGCTAGAGACGAATTGTTATTTAAAACTCCAGATGCTTTAATGAATGGTGCTGCTACTGTAGAAGTCATCAGAAGCTGTATTCCTGCTATCAAAGATCCATGGAGCATGCCTAGCATAGATGTCGATGCCCTGTTATGTGCGATTAGGATAGCTACATACGGTGAAGAAATGGATGTTACTGCTACCTGTCCTAAATGCTCAACAGCCAACGATGCCATGGTAGATCTAAGAACTGTGCTTGATAAGTTAAACAAAATACAATTTAACACTTCGGTAGAGATTGGCGGTCAGATGTTAGTGCATCTAAAACCTATGAATTATGATCAGATCACCAAGACTGCGCTCAAAGCTCTAGAACATCAACGTATCTTTATGATCGTCAATGACGAAAAATTATCCGAAGAACAGAAATTAAAACTATTCCAGGAAAGTTTTATCAAGCTAACAGATCTAACCATAGATACTGCGGCTAATTGTATTGAAAAAATTGAAAGCAGTGCCGGATCTACAGATAATCCTTTACACATCAAAGAATTCTTAGTCAAAGCTGACAAGAGTGTGTTCCAAACTATCAATGACACTGTCAATAAGAGCCAAGAAAGCGGAACAATGAGTACCTTCCATGCGACCTGCGAAAATTGCAAGTATGAATGGGATGTTAGCCTAACCTTAGATCAATCAGATTTTTTCGGGCAAGGCTTTCGACGCTAACTCTCCCTGAAGCCATAGCAGAGTCGAAAGCCTTAGATGAGCAAGCTAGGCAGATCAAATTAGAAGCAATGAGATCTGTTTGGTATATGCGTGGAGGATTAAGTTTCGCTGAAGCTATGAATCTCAGCTGGGATGAACGAGAATTAGTTGTAGCTATCGTCAAAGAAAACATGGACATCACTAAGACGTCCGGACTACCTTTCTTTTAAGCAGAAACTCTCTTAAGGATGTTCATAACTTTAACAGTTTGCTGAGCATCCATCTTAACAAGTTCGCCCATTACCTGTCCAAGAACACCAAGTTGTTGTTGATTCAGTTTTTGTCCAGATAACACTAGATTCATTGCCTGTTTTAGCTTGTTAGGATCAACTTCTGGAAACATCTGTAGAATCTGACTCATGTTTAATGATCCAGTTTTCTTTGCTTCGGGATCAGCTGTTCCAGGTTTTTCTCTGCCTGCAGTTCCTTGCATACCCTGTTTAAATCCTTGGGCAAATTTTCCAAACACCCCAGGTTGATCGTTTCCTGTGTCTGCAGAACCGCCACTGCTACCGCTGGTATTTACATCCCCGCCCGCGACTGCTGCCAATTGTTGTCCCATGCCTTGCATCTTAGCCTGTTGGATTGTAGCTAAAAGGATTTTATCTACTGTAGATGATTTTAAATCTACTTCCATAACAGGATTACCGTTATTGTCTAAACTCATATTTAGACCTTTGGCTTTGCCTGCCTTGACCGCAGCACCAAAGCCGCCACCTGTGGTCTTAGCAAGACCTTTGCCGCCTTTGAGTTTTGATTTTAAAACTTGCTGCGGCGTCATAAATTTTGGTTCAGGCACACCTTTGCGTTGATAAGCAGGGGTATCATAATCAACGGGCTCTGCGCCCATCTTAGGTTCAGTTCTATTTTGTGCAGCATCGGATTTAGGCGCGACATTAGGATCGATTTTGCCAGTTGGCTCAGTTGGTGCTTTAGGATTTGGAGTAGCCATTGGACCGGAAGCTTTTTTCCCAATACCTAAAGTTGTTTTCATATCTTTAGCCGGAGCAAAAGCTACACCAGATGCTATACCAGCCTGCTGTATGGCCTTTTCGGCAGCATCAGTAGGTAAGCCATTTGATTGCAAGAATGCTACGATTGAATCAGAATTAGGTTTTTGTCCTGTTTGTCCTAGATAATAATTATAAGCTTTTTTAAGACCATTAGCCATTCCAGCTGTGTCTAAAGCACCTTTAGCTTTATCACTGCCAAGCTTAGAAGCAATACCTAGTCCAGCACGTTTTAACATACCTACAGGTGCTTCATCAATTTTTCTTTCTATTAAAATATCAGTGATTTTCATAAAGGACAATTCCTAAGTCGAGTATTATATTTATTTGTTTAAGAGCGAGACAAGCTCGCTCGTGTTTTTCGCTTTCGCTCAAACACATATTTTTTATTTAACTGATTAAACAGTTATGCGAAGCATTTAAGTATTATGCAGATTGTTCAGCCACACTTTGCCCAAGCAAGGGCAAAGAAGCATTATGCGAGTTGCACAAGACCACTTAGCGTTATGGCATTACAGAGGCGGTCATCCGGTACCTCGAGCCACGTCTTTGTTATGACGGCGGTTAATACATCAACGCTAACTGATATATCAACTTGGGGTTTTTCTCCCCTCTTTTTACCTTTGCTTATCCTTTTCAAACAACTAAATCGCAGGTTTTAAGCGATCTTCATCCATAAATGGGTAGTAGTTGAGTACCACTGCGGCGTGG